AAGAAATTAGAAAAAGAATTTAAAAACAAATAATAGTTATGGTTACAATAGAGAAAAAAACTAAAACAAATTGGTACGTAGTTAGAACAGCTACAAATAAAGAAAAATCAGTTGCTGAGAAAATTCAAAAGCAATCTGAGACAGGTGATCTTATGAATAAGGTTAGTCAAGTTATTGTTCCAACCGAAACATCATTTTATCTTAAAAATGGTAAAAAGGTTAAACGTGAGAAGGTTAAATTCCCAGGTTATATCTTTGTTCAAACAAACGCAATTGGTGAGTTAAAATACTTCTTAAAAGGTACAAATGGTGCTGGTGGGTTCTTAACCAACAGAGCGGGTGATGTAGTTCCTCTTTCAAATGCTGAAGTTAGTAGAATGATTGGTGAGTATGAAGAATCTAAAATTGAGAAACCAGAAGAAATGAGTAAATATTTACCAGGAGAAGAAGTTACTATTTTAGATGGTCCTTTTTCTAACTTTAATGGTAAAGTTGAGTCAGTTAAAGGTGATAAAGTTAAGGTTGAAGTTTCTATCTTTGGAAGAGTTAATCTAATTGAATTGGGTACACTTCAAATTGATAAAAAGAGAGATTAATTATAAAGAAATTTTTCATATTTTTCTTCATCTTTTAAATTAATTTCCATTACAGTTTCTTTTAATGGTGTTGTGAAAGTTACTATAACATAAGTTAGGTAATCTGTTTCAACACCATTTAATAATTCATCTAATAAAATATCTCTTTCGGAATCTTTATCTAATCTTTCACCAGTATCAATCCTTAAATTAATTTTCCAAGGTAATCTTTTATTAACATAACTAATAACAGATGTTTTGTAAACATTTGGCTGTCTCATTTGTCTTTTAAATAAGAATAAAGAAAATATTACTATTCTAGTTATGTATTGGTGATAAACTTGATTAACATCTAATTTCATAGCTTATTTATTAAACTATTTACCTTCTGTTTTATCAATTTTGATCAATTTGAAAAGTCTTGGATAGTAAATATTTTGTTTTTAGTTTCATAATCAATAGTTTATATATTATCTAATAATAATAATTATTTCGGGAAGCTTTGATTTTACTAAAAAAATGGTTATTATTGTAAAAATTTTTTTTATGGCAAGAAGTTCGGAAAAATGGGAACACCAATTTATAATAGCAAAGACCCTATTAGAGTCAATGGAGCCTTATAAGGATAATGATGATTTGATTAGATCTTTTTGTGTTGGGTTGAGAAATCCAATTGTTTTTGATAATCAAGTTACTGAAGCTTATCACTTTCTACCTTATAAATTAGAAGAATATGAAAATGTTAAAGGTCCTCTTACAGAAGATCATTTAATCGGTATTAGTAATATAGTTCTTTATATCTTTAAAAATGAAATCTATAAAAGATGGAATACAGTTGAAGATTTTAAAAGAACTTTAAAAGCATTCCAAGTTTTACTTACAGTACCAAAGGCATTAAACGATAAAGGTTCTTATAAACATGGTTGGCAATTTAATGTTGATAATATTAACGAATGTATAAGTTGGGATGTTAAACTTAAAAATGAGAATATTAACTACCTAATTGATGAATCTGGTAATCAAGTCTCTGTTGATGATGTTTGGAATGAATGGTATCAACAATACTCTGACTTTTTGTAAACAAAACTAGTTTTTAGTTATAAAATAGACATGTATAAAGAAATAGATGTTGATTTCATAGAATTCTATGTTAAGAAAAAATATAATCAAAATTTAGACAAATATTTTGAAGTTTCTAGACCCGCTCTATCCGTTTGGAGAAAAAATGGAATTCCACAAATTCGCGTAGATGAATTTATGAGAAGAGAAAAATCTTTTGATATTATTGAATTATTTTCAAGAATTTATAAAAGGGAGAGTTAACAATTTTATATATAATTATAAAATTGTTAATCTTATGAAAGTATGTAGTAAATGTGGATTAGAAAAAGATTTTAGTGAGTATCATAAATTTAAACATTCAAAAGATGGTTTAAAGTCACAATGTAAAGTTTGTATTCTTTTAAAAGAGAAAGAAAGAAGATCAACAGATGAATATAAATTAAATCAAAAAGAATATAATCAATCAATTCCAAAAGAAATTAAAAAATCAAATAGAAGAAAACACTATTTAAAAAACATAGAAAAAATATCCGAACAAAATAAAAAATATAGAGAAGATAACAAGGAATATTTTATTGAATATAATAAAAAATATAGAGAGGATAACAAAGAAAAAATATCTGATAAAAGTAAAAAATATAGAGAGAATAACAAAGAATCTATTAAAGTATGGAGGGAAAATAATCCTGATAAAATTAAAGGATATAGAGAAAAATATTCAAAATCGGAATCTTGTAAAGAGCACCGAAAAAATTGGTATAGATCTATAAAAAAAAGAAGTCCACATGTTCTGGCTTGGCGTACAATATTAAATAATACATTAAAAAGATTTGGTAAACAAAAAGAAGATGAAACTATTAAACTTCTTGGATATTCTGCTATACAATTAAAGGAATATATCGAAAGTTTATTTACAGAAGGTATGAGTTGGGACAATTATGGTGAGTGGCATATAGATCATATAAAACCAGTTTCATCATATGACTCAGATACACCAGTTGATGTTGTAAATTCTCTTGAAAATTTACAACCCTTATGGGCTTTTGATAATCTAAGTAAAGGAAATAAAATATAAAAAATAATTCAAATAAAAATGATTTCATACATGGGAGCCAAAGGCGGCGCAATGGGTAAGTGGATTGAAGAATTTATACCAAAAGATATAAAAATATTTTCAGAACCATTTAGTGGTATGTTTAACGTATATTTAACAATGGATTTAGATAAATATACAAACTTAGAAAAAGTAATTTATAATGATTTTAATGTATTAAATGCCAATATATTTGCATGTGCTAGAAATTATAAAAAATTTTATTCATATTTAGAAAAACAAGAATGTCAACAAAAAAGAATTGATAACTCTCCAACAGATTCAAAATTTAAGGAATGGTTTAATCAGTATCAAAAAGAGATATTTACTAATCAACCAAAATTAGATATGGATAATCCAGATTATGAGAGTGCTGTTAAATACTCGTATGTATTATCCCAAGTTTTTTCGGGTTCTAAACCAGAAACTAGTTCATTTATAGATTTAAAAGGTAAGTATAATTGTAAGTTTGAATCATTCAGAAAAAAAATGAATGGTACTAACCACGGAAAAAGTATATTAAAACATCTTGATGGTATTACAAATGTTGAAAGTATGGACTTTGAAGATTTGATGTTAAAATATGATAGTCCAGAAACTTATTTTTATTTAGATCCTCCGTATTATAACTGTGAAACATATTATAGCAATCATGAATTTGGGTTGCAAACACATAAGAGGTTAGCTGATTGTATTAAAAAGTTAAAGGCTAAATGGTCTCTATCTTATTACTACTTCCCAGAATTAGAAGAGTGGTTTCCAAAAGATAAGTACCGCTGGGAAGAAAAAGAATTTAATAAAATATCAGGTGCTAAAAAAGGTCAAGAAACCAAAAAGGGTACTGAACTTTTAATTATGAATTACTAATGAGTTATCAAATTGATAGTGATGGATTTGTAATATACAAAGGTGTTAAGTTGAGTTTAACGGTTGAACAGTTAAGTGATACTCGAATAATAACTGGTATATCAAGTGAAAAGTTGATTGAATATCAATACAAAAGAGAGATTGTTGAGATAAGAGATAAGAAGATAGATGAAATAATAAAACCACTCGATTGAGTGGTTTTATTTTAAGTTTAAAATTAAATCCTCCTAATTCCAGGCACAAACCCATATTTAAAGTTTTTCTTTGCCCATTCATAATCATCTTTATTCAATGGATTATCATCGTTGCAACTTCCAGCCCAATAATAACCTTTTACTTCTTTAGGACCTTCTTTTAATGATTTTATCCTATTTCTATCACAATTAAAATTACCTCCTATTGATCTTGGTGATCCTTCTAAAGAAGTTAATATATTAAATGAACAATCAAAACTACCACTAACTTTTCCAAATTTAAGAGGAATTTTTTTCAAACCATTATTACTAATATTTACCGTTCCATCAACATCAACTGTTCCATCTGAGTTAATTTTATAATTCTTAATACCGAGTTCTGAACAAATTCCATCAATACCAAGATCTTTTTCATCTAAATCAACAACATATTTATCTTCCTGATCATTATAAACTCTATTATTTAGACAGAAAGTTCCAATTGACTTATTAAAATATTCATTTAATATATTATCAACCGTTTTTTTAAATTCACTTCTATTAACACCATACATATGTTTACTCGTATATAAATTAGTTATATCACGATCTAAACCATCCTCGATGTATAATCCCTCTTCTTCATATTTTCTCTCCATTTCAGGACTTATTTCTTTATGAGTAGCTACAACTTTACCTGATCTATCTTTAACAGTATAAAGAGTAGGATGGTATGGTTTTATATTCAAAACACCCAATGGGTTATTAATGTTTTTATCATTTTTATTTATCAAATAAGATATTAGTGATCCTTCTTGAACTTCTTTAATTAAATACTTGACATTAACACCATCACTTTTATATTTCATTATCTTATCGTTAATTTCTCTTATTTTCTTATCATCATTAGATTTCTTAGCACTTTCTAATTCATCCATTAATTTAGTTAAACGATTAGATTTATCTGTTCCAATTGTCATACAATTTGTCCAATTTCTATCTGTATCGGATCCAGTAATATCATATGGGTGTCTTGATATAACAACTAAAAGATCTTCTTTTGAAGTAGATGTTAAGGCTTTTCTTTTCTCATCCTCGACAAACTTTTTATTTAAATCTTCATTTTTAAATCTAGTTAACAACTTACCAATTGTGGTTTCGTTTTTAGAATTATTAAACTTAGCACTTCCTTTAACATAATCAACAATCTGACAATCATTTTCTTTTAGAAATTTATCAATCTCTTCATGAATTTTTGAGACATATCCTTTTATTTCCTCTTTAACTAAAGGTATATAAATACGATAGTAATTTTTATCATGCTCATACTTATCACCAAGTTTCTTAAAAATATCTAAATATCTTTCCCTATCAAATTCTTTAACATATTCCCTAAATTGACTAGGTTTTAAAGCTTCGTTAAAATTTTTAAAACTATTTAAATGTTTCATATTTTTATTTTTTTTTTATATTTTTATTTTTTTATATTATAAACTAATTATAACTTTTTCACCTTCAGCTACTATATTTTCACTTGGTATATAATCTAAATGATCTCTTAAAAGATCAACAAATCTATCTAAGAATTCTTTAGATGCATCTTTTATATTTATTGAAATTCCAGATGTGTAAAGTTTATTATCTAATTCCAAACTTCCAAATAATTTAACTGAATTAAATAAAAGAAATGTATTATAACTAAAAGAATATCCTTCATCTTCAATAAGATATGATATTGTGTTAATATCTTTTAATAAATCTTTAATTTCTTCATTATTTTTTTTGATATCCTCTTCACTTTTACCATCATTTATGTATTCTGATAATGAGAATAATTTATTTAAAAATTTACATTCTTTTTCATAATCATCTTTATCGATAACTTTCCATATATCCGAATTAGTTTCTACATATCCATTTGATTTCAAAAATCCATGTATAAAAGTCTTAATTTCATTATCATAACCTTTGAATTTATTACAATTAACATCTCGACCCATCTGTATGTCACTTCTAGTTGTGATTTTTCTCCTAATTTTACTTCTAAGTGTGTTTCTATCAAGTCCTCTGTTATTTATCTCATTCAAAAGTTGATCCATAAGTTCACTCAACTGATTGAATGATGCTAATATTATTTTTGTGTATTGTTCATTAGTAAGATTTCTTCCTATATACTTACACTCATGTGTTATATCACTTACTCTAGGATCCCCAATGGTCCAGTATTTATTGCTCTCACCTGCGTAATTAGCGCTAGTCAATTGAACTAAGAACTTATCGCTTATTACTGTTAAATCAGTTGCCTCATTAAAATTTTTTAAATATTTCATATTTTACTCTTTATTTCTTATAAAATTCTTCTATTTTATCAACTCTTATTAATAATACATTAGAGTCAGTCCAAATTTCATGTCCTGGAGTTGGTTCTTTTAAATCATAAATTTTTTCATCATCATTATATGTATTCCCTCTATATTCATATGATGGTAAATTTCCAAATGATTTTTTATATTCTAAATAACTCATTTTCTTAATACCCATAGATTCTGGTGAGAATAAAGTATTTAGAACATCAATAGTTAAAGGTTTTTTTGGATTTTCCGAGAAAACCCAACTATCACCGGATGTATCAACTTTACTACAAAATTCTAAAACATCTTCCCAATCTTCAATGGAATCAGCAGCTCGATTGGTCGATGACCTCATCCATGATTCGAAATCAATAGGATCATCCGGATACATTAATTCATCTTTTGATTTTGGAATCCTTATAATATTCAGTTTTGATATATTATTAATATCAATATTTTGATTTATTTTATTACCTATCAAAACATTTAATAATTTTGAAAACTCATGAGTCAACTCGACATTGTGCATATCAAAATTAGGAACTATTCCCCAATTAGATCCATTAAAAGGGATAACCCTATATAAGTTATTTCTATATTCCATAAAAGTTCTCATTGAAGTTGAGCATATTAATTGTCTTTTTGGATAAGAACTCCAAGAGTTTAAATGATTTATAAGAGGAGTGTGTAGATAATTTTTACCAGAAACTCCTTGCATACTTTTTCTATAAGTAACACCATCATGTTTATATGAATTCCTAGGACTCCAATATGATGAATTTACATAAAGATATGAATCATTAGATGAAATTGATCTGTATATGGGTCTATCTTCCCATTTAAAATCAGAACATTTTTCTTTTAAAATTCTTTCGAATTCTTCTTTAGTTAAACTTTTATTTTCATTTAAATTGAAATTTTCATAAAGTTTCAAATATTTTAAATATCTCATATTAAAATTTTATTTTTATATATATTTTTTTTCATTTATAAAATGAATAACTTGCTGAAGTTATTTTTTCTTCACCTTCATCCGTATCAGTACCAATCTCAAAATATGATAATTGGTATCCGTTAGATTTCATATGACCAATTACTGATTTCATATGATAGTAAACCTTCTCTAAGTCTTTAAAATCATTAATAGGTATAATGATTTGAAAATCATTTTTATCAAAATCGTCTATCTCATTATTATCAATAATATCTTGCATTGTTATTTCATCACCATCACCATGTAAATATATATCATAATGATCCATTAGATCTTGTAAATAATCAACTAAATCAATTAGCTGAAACTCTTCTGAACTTTCGTTAAATTTTTTTAAATGTTTCATAATTTATTTAATTTTATATTTATTTCCAAACTCGGTGATTTTGTTAATGTCTTTTTTATTTCATATTCTGGGTATTCATCTAATAATCTATTAATACTACTATCAACTCTTTGTGATATTTTTAACCAATTTTCAAAAAACTCAGTTATCTCAGTATCATTACTATTATATTGACTTGGGTTATAATACCATTGATTAAATGGTTTGTCTATATCAAAACCAATTGAACTTTTCAACCAAGTTGATATAACTAATCGATAATTAACACTCTTTTTATATGAATATTCACATCTGAAATTATCATCTTCTATTACTTCTCTGAAACAACTTTCGATATACTCAATATCCAATTCGTTTTCACTACTTTCATTAAATTTCTTTAAATATTTCATAATTCTATATATTAATTCTCACTATTCAAAATTAATTTCCTATATTTGTAAAAAGTATTTTATGTTAAGAGAAGATAATTCAGGATTTGTAATATTTCCAACAAGAACCTCCACGAGGTTTAAAAGATTAGAAGCAGGTAAAACACTTGTTTATTTCGTTGCATTTGATATTGAAGATATTAATAGAGGTAAATACTGCCTTTCAAATCTTAACTTAGAATTACCTGGTGAATTCGTCGCAGACGATATTTCAAAAAATAATATTTATTTTGATAAAGACGGTTTGTCAATTCAATTAACTACTTCTATTTGTGTTGGGTGGTCAAATTATTCTTATGAAGATAATGATGGATCTGATTGGGTTGCTACTTTTGATAAGTTAAGTAATGAGGGTAAGAAACTTTATTACTCTTTAAGAAAGTTACACAATAACAAAGAAATAAGAATTTTAACATTTAATAATTACTAAAAATTTGGTGATTTAGAATAAACTTATTATATTTGTTAAACAAATAAAAAATAGAAACAATGGGAGACGCAATTTTAAACACTATAACATATATGATATTAATTATCTTTATGATTGGTTTTGGAGTTATTATAACTATTGGTCTTTATAAGTTTATTAATGAAGATTTATTGGGTAACAAACCAAAGAAAGATTTTAAAGTTACTAAACCTAACAGAAGTATAAGAAAATAAAAATTTAAATTTATATAAATTATGTCACAAAAAATTTACATTTCTCCTGAGTTAAAAGAAGTTTTACTTGAAATTCAAGATTCAGTTGTTGCTAAACTTTTATTACAAGATGATCACTCTGATGAAGAATTGGCTACTGATTATGTAAACTTTATTTCTATTTCAAAGAAAGATGTAACTAAGATCTCTTATTTACCAAAAGAAAGATCTGAGGGTTTAACATTAGATGAATGTTGGGCTACAACAAAACGAGTTATGGCTAAACCAGGTGGTTTTGTTTCTAAAGTGTTTGTTGGTATTTCTGAAAAAGAAGTTGAGAAATTCTCAACACTTTTTAGAAGTGAGGTAACTAAACCTAAATTGAACTTTAAAGTTGTTAGTGGTGATGATATCAAAAAATACTACCATTATTCAACTTACTGTGAGAAAAATGGTGGATCATTACACGCTTCTTGTATGAAGTATGATGGTTGTCAAAGATATTTAGATATCTATTCAAGAAATCCAGAGATTTGTAAAATGGTTGTTCTTTATGACAACGATGATACAAGACGAATTGTTGGTAGAGCACTTCTTTGGGAGTTAGATGGTTATAAAATCATGGATCGTATTTATACAATTAGTGATGAAACTTACCAATTCTATTTTAAACAATGGGCTACTAAAAATGATTACTTGTTTAAATCAGAACAAAACTGGTTTAATACCAAAAAGTTCGAGAATTTAAATGGTGTTAAGGTTAACTTAGACTTAACTGTTAAGTTACCAGGAGTTAATAACTTAGATTATACTCCATATATGGATACCTTTAAGTTTTTAGATTATGATGGTAACCTACATAACGCTCAACCTAAAGGTAGAGACTACTATACTTTAACTACAACAGATGGTAGAAAACACGGTTATGATTACCTTGTAACTGATGTCTTAGATGATGTTTTGAGATATAGACACGACGCTTGTTACCTAAGATATTTAGAGGCTTGGACTTCACCAAACAACTGTAAATATTCTAACATTTTAGATACTTATATCTTGGATAGAGATTGTGTTTATAATGATGAATTAAGAGACTATATCTTTAATGATGAGCACAAATCTCATAACAATGATGAAAGAATTAACTCTCAGTTAGAATATATCAGAGAAGAAAAAAGACAACGTGAAGAACGTGATGCTCGAAGAAGAGAAGAAAGACGATTGAGAGATGAACGCGAGGCTCAAGAAAGAGCTGAACGTGAAGCCAGAAGACAACAAATGATGAGTGAAGCTCAAGGTGACCAAGTTGAAGATATTCGATTATCCGATATTTATCCAAATGATTACCTTGGATTTGGTTTCGGTGGTGGTGATAGACTTGGTATGTTCGACGCTTATCGTGTTGTTATGGAAAGTATTGAGAGACTACCAGGTGACATAAACAGAGCTGAGTTTGCTCATACTGTTTTAGATAATTTCAATATGTTATCAAGAGATACTAGAACATTAGACGCATTAGAACACATTATGAACCGTTACATCAGAGGTGGTTATACTATCGAAAACAACCGAGACCGTTACGGTTATTACTACGATAGACCAAGATACTAAGATAGACCATACTAAACATTTAGATCTCTCATTTATATAAATTAAATGAGAGATTTTTTTTTACAGAAATTAGAGTGCTTTAAAGATCCGGATTTTATATTTGACCCAGGTCTACACAAATATACCTATCATGGTGATGTATTTCAATCTGTTACACAATTCTTAGGTGAGTTTCACCTTCCATTTGACACCGAAGAGAAATCAAAAAAGAAAGCAGATGATACTGGTTTTGATCAAGAATGGATTAAAGCTGAGTGGAAAGAAACAAATAGGTATGCTAACGAAGTAGGAACTGCTACTCACGAATGGATTGAGAATTATTACAATAAGATTTGGCAACCACTTCCAGAAAATCCAGACATTATACATCGTATAAATAAATTCAATAAGATTTTTTGTAAACAACTCCACAAACTTGATGAAGTTAAGTTTGAGATAAAAGTCTTTTCTAAAAAATGGAAAAAGGCTGGTACGATAGATGCTCTTTTCATGAAAGATGGTAAGTTATACATACTTGATTGGAAGACGAATAAGAAATTTACGGATGATGATCATAAGGATGGTAAGTGGCAGAAGTTATTATGGCCCTTCCAGGACTTCTATAAAAATCATCATAATGAATATTCTATTCAGTTATCTATGTATGCTTGTATTTTGGAAGAGTGGGGTTTTGAGGTTGCTGGAGCTTACTTAGTTTATATCAGTCCTGGTGAGGAAGAAGCGAGGTTGATTAAATGTAAAGACATGAGAAAATATATTAAACAATATTTTGATAGTGTTAATAAATATTAAAAGATGGTCATCCAAATAATATTAGATTAATTAATGAAATTTTATTATCTTTATGAAAATAAAAAATAATATGCAATCAGAAAAAACCATACAATTCTTAAAAAAATTAAAAGAGAGTGGTAATTGGAATGATAATTATGATTACTCTGAAGTTAATTATATTTCAAACAGAGATAAAATAATTATAATTGATCAATATAATATAAAACATCTAATAACACCTTCAAATATACTTAAAGGTACTAATCTAAATATAACAAATTCATTAGATAAAAATCTATATCTGAAAAATAAATTTCAAGAAATACATAAGAATAAATATGATTACTCCAAAATTAATTACGTTAACAACGAGACTCTTGTTGAAATAATATGTCCTGAACATGGTGTTTTTGAGCAAACACCCAATACACACACTAGTGGAAGCGGTTGTCCAAAGTGTGGAATTATTAGAAATGGAGATAGTAAAAGAAAAAATATTAATGATTTCATAAAAGAGTCAAATGTTTCTCATAACAATAAATATGATTACTCACTAGTGAAATATAAAAACTCAACAACTAAAGTTAAAATAATATGTCCGGAACATGGAGAATTTGAGCAAACTCCAAGTAAACATATAAATGGACAAGGTTGTGTTAGATGTTCTAAGATAAACAATATTGAAGATTTTATAAAAAAATCAAATGATATACACCGTGGTAAATATAATTATTCACTTGTAGAATATAAAAACTCAACAACTAAAGTTAAAATAATATGTCCTGAACATGGTGAGTTTGAGCAGTCACCAAATACACATCATAATGGAGGTGGTTGTATTAAATGTTATGGTAATCAAAATACCACAATTGAAGAATTCATTTCAAGGTCCAATAAAATACATCAAAGTAAATATAATTATTCTAAATCAGAATATAAAAATTCACACACAAAATTAACAATAATATGTCCAGAACATGGTGAGTTTGATTTGCTAGGAAATTGCCCCTCAATCACCAGCAAATCATTTAAGTGGGAAAGGATGTTATATATGCAATAAGGGATATACTAATAAATTAAAATTAAATTTATTAAATACGTTAAGTGAGTCAGATCTATTATCAATGGAACCATTTGAATTATTTATTATTATTGGTCAAGGTAAACTACCAGATGATTTTAAATCAATTGCAAATACCGATGCTAACTCGGAAGAAAGACTTCTATCCATAAAAGAATTGAAAATGGAACTTGAAAGAGAAATTGAATTAGAAGATAATAACCTAGTGGAAGTTGTAAATGAAAAATCTACAAATGATAATAATTCTCTTTTAACAAATGAAATCAATCAAATCGATGATATTGATGATGATATAATGAATTCTAAAAATGAAGATAAAAAATTACCATCAATGGTTGGTATGAATGATTTTCACACACTAGATAATGATTACTATGCAAGAATGGATGAAGAAGCATTCAACTCATTAATTAATTTTAAAACTCAAAGAATGTGGAATGGAGTTTTGAATAAAATTTTAAATGTTGATGATATTAAAAATGAGAGTGGTGGGAAATATTTTACTATAATAAAAAATAACTTTATAAATGAGTATAATGATGTTATTAAAATTAAAGTACCCAATGATTATAAAAATCACACACCCAATTTAATGCAAAAATTAACAATTCATAGACTATTAACATCAGATTCAAAATCTTTACTAAATCTATCCGGTACAGGAGCTGGTAAAACAATAGCTATGATTTTAGCTAGTAGAATTATAAATTCTAAAATAAGTATTATAATTGCATTAAACTCAACAGTTGAACAAATATCAAATGAGATAGTAAAATCTTTTCCTAATAGTTTAGTATTTACTGAACATGAGATCGGACGAGTTTATGATGTTAATGAACATAATTATTTAGTTTTAAATTATGAAAAATTTCAACAATCATATTCAGAAGAAGTTTATCAAGATTTGACAAATAAAAATATTATAGACTTTGTTGGTATTGATGAATTACAGAATGTTAAACAAAGAGGTGAAGATGAATCAGTAAGAAGAGGCGTTTTGAAGAAATTAATTGGTCGTGTTAGAGATAAAAATAAAAACTCATACATTTTAGGTATGTCAGCAACACCAGTTATAAATAATTTGAGTGAAGCTAAGTCTCTATTGGAGATTGTTACTTTAAAAGATTATAGTGACTTAAATACACATAAAAGTATATCAAATGCACTTAGAGTATATCAACAATTTTTATTAAATGGAATTAGATATCTACCACAGTATGAGATTGAATTAGATAAAAAGTATATCGAAATTGATGGTTCTGACTTAATCGATGATATATTAAAACTACCAAAGAATGATTTTATCTCGTTAGAAAAATTACTCTTACCAAAGAAATTAGAATCCGTTAGAGAATTTCTAAAAAAAGGAGTATGTATTTATACATACTATGTTGACGGATTTAAGAACGAAATATATGATTTTGTGACAAAAAATGGATTTACTTGTGTTTGTTGCACTGGTGAAGAAAATGGAATTATAAATATAGATGGTGTTGAAATGTCTATAAGAGAGTATAACTTAAAAAAGTTTATAAAAGGTGAAGTTGATATTATTATTGGTTCAAAACCAATAACAACCGGTGTTGATGGATTGCAAAATGTTTGCAATACCTTGATAGAAATCACACAACCTTGGACAAACTCAGATGAAAAACAGTTACATGGTAGATTTATTAGACAAGGATCATCTTTTGATAAGGTAACTGTTATAATACCACAAGTTAAAATTGATATAGATGATAAAGTTTGGTCATGGGATAAACAGAGAACAAATTTAATAGAAAATAAAAGAACTTTAGCTGATTTAGCAGTTGATGGTAAAATACCTTCAAAAATATTACCAAGTAGAGAAACTATGTTCAATAAGTCTATTGAATCATTACAATCATGGAAAGACAGAGTTAACAAAGGTGATATAATTAATGGTGATAGAAGAAACATAAATATTAATTTATATCCAGAATTGGATGAAGAGAAAAGATTAATAAAAATTGAATCAGAATTATCTGAATTTAATAGAAGAGGGAAAATAACTCGTTCATCTACAATGAATAAAGAATTCAACAACAATCCAGATTCTTGGTTTAGATATCATTCTCTTAGAAGAGAAAGTATGAAAGATTGGACTGAGATACCATATGAGTATATTGCTACTAAAATTAAAAACAAAAATCATCGTGTTGTTGATTTTGGATGTGGTGAAAATTTATTCAAAAATTTTATACCAAATAATGAGGTAATATCATTTGATCATATAGCAATAGATGATAATGTTATTGCATGTGATATGAGTGATGTTAGTGAATATTTGAGTGATGAAAGTGTTGATGTTTGTGTTTTTAGTTTATCACTATGGGGTACAAATTATAAAGATTATATTAAAGAAGCTTATCGTGTTTTAAACTGGAATGGTAATATTTATATAGCAGAACCATCTAAAAATTATGAAACACAAGAGGATGAAAAGGAATTAATAGACTTAATAAAAGAATTTGGATTTGAAATTGTTGGTGGTATCGAAAAGAGAAGTAAGTTTATTTACATAAGAGGTATAAAATAAAAAATTATGAAAAAACAATATGTTTACATTGGTCAGTTCTACCATATAAAAAATAAAGAACTACCACTTGATTATAAGTTTGGAGTTACTGATGATCTAGAACAAAGAGAATATTCGTTAGGTCGTACAAAATCACCTATAAAGTATATGATTTTAAAAGCTTGGGAATTACCATTAAACGTCAAAAGAGAAAAGGTTGAAAAGATGATTGCCTTAATTTTTGATGAAAATAAGTATGATGGTTGTGAGTGGTATGATGTTGATGGTGAAACTTTTCAAGGTAAAATAAAGGAGTTATTTGAAATAATATCAGATATGATTGATGACCTCAATTTCACTTTTGTTGAAGTAGATTTAGATAAAAATAGTGACGGTGATATTGTTGAAAAAGAAATTGAAAAAGAAATAAGAACTGGTAAAAAAGCACCTTGGACAAATTTGGAGGTTAATATAGAAGGTAACCTAATAAAACTTGATAGTGCTAAATCAACATATGGTAAATCAATTGAAGAAATTTTAAAAACTATTGATCCTGTACAGTTCTCTATTGATTTCCCAAGAATATTTAAATTGAATAAAAGTGATTATCCTGAGTATAAATGGTCTTCTCTTCTCAAAATTGGAGATTTTTATTTAGATACATATACAAACACGGCTCAAAAGAAAAGAGATATTTGTAACGCTCTTACTAAATATAATATTAAAGGTGAAGTTCAAATTTATTAAAATAAAAAAAGAGAGACTAAGTCTCTCTTTTTTAACTTCTTAAAATTCAGCAAATCTCCCCCAACCTATACTATAAGAAATATTTTTATCTAAAGTTCCATAAGTAGTTGTTAAATAAGCTATATTAATGCTGGATTTAGCTTATCAACATTAGGAACAATTTTATATGTTTCTCCGGTTATAACTAATTCTGAAATTGGTGGTAGCTCTGGTTCCATTGCTAATATATTTAGTTTTGGTTTAATTTTAGTTGGTTCGTTCTATATGGTGGAAAGTCATGTTCATGTTTATAGAGCTGGTATAATTCTAGATGAGAGAGGTGTTGGTTTATCTATACCAATAAATAAAAAATAAAAAAGAGAGTTAAAAACTCTCTTTTTTTATGCTTCTGTTGTTGTTTCTACTTTTACTGTTTCTGTTTCAACTTCAAAATAAAGTTCTTTTTCTTTAAGAACTGAAACAATATTTTCAGTGATTTCGAATTTGTCAACTAAATAAACAACTTCCATTTTACCAATCACTAAGTCAATTCCGTTTGATTTAGAATATTCCTCAATGATTTCTGATAATTCATCAAAAGTCTTTTTATTTAAATCTTCGTGCATTTTTTTCATCTCTACTTTAAATCTGTTATCAATTCCCATTGCTTGATCTTGTAGAGATCTAAATCTTTCTTCTTTTTCTTTTTGAGTTTTCTCGTCAATGATTAATCCAGAACTCATTTGAGAAATAATACTCTCCATTTCTTTTTTAACTGGATCTAAACTTTTAATAAATGAGTTTTTTTCCTCTTCAATTTTCTTAATACCTTCTTGATAATTCTTGTAATGTTTAGTTAGAATTTCAAAATCAACTACTCTAAATTCCATATATAATAAATTTTTTATTATTATATATCAAAATACTTGTTTGTTTAGCTTATTAAATAGTTAACTGCGTTTCTATAACGATAGTATAAATTCATTTCTTCTGAAACATTAAAGTCAATACTCATAAACAAACTACTAACAGTAGATCCTCTTTTAGTTGCTTTTAAGAATGTTCTTTTTTTACCAAGTTTACGTGCTAAATCTGAGTTTCTGTAATAGATATTTATATCCTCTTCGAGTTGTTTTATATCACCTAAGTAAAAATCTATTTTATATGTTTGAGTTTGTGCTGATGTTTCATCCACATTTACTGATTTAGCAGTTACTATGTAACTTGTTCCAAACTCCGAGAAAGGATTTATAACAAGTGGTATTTTATACCCACCACCCATAAAATAACTATAAGTACCTGAATCTATTTGAGTGTAATATTCTAAATTAACAGGATTGCCATTGACATATTTAACCATTTGAAACTTTATGTCATATAAATATGGACCGGTTGCTCCAGTCACCAACGGATTATTAGTAAATTTCATAGCAACAACATTATTATAATAACTAAATGATAAGTAAGATTGGGTAGCAGATTCTACTGGACCTGAGTAAGTCATTGAAATATATTGATAATAATCAGTTTCTCTATCTGTTAATACATCAATCTCTTCAATTTTACCAATAAAATTATCTTTACTTAAATTGAATGAGTATGTTTCTTTAACATAAGGATCTCTTGCGTAAGTTGTTATTAAATAATCTGATCCATGATCAATTGGTATAGTTGTTTTGTATGATGATTGTGTTAAATAACTCCAAGTACCAGATGATATTGAATGGTAATCAAAGAGGTCTATTGGACTTCTAGTTCCATTTTGAGATTGCCACTCAACTCTTTTAAGATCTATATTATATGTATTTGGGTTATCTATATTTATATAAAGGTCATTGCTATAAGTAAATGAAATCTGAGATTGTGATCCAGATAATGAATAAGTTGATGTCAATGGACCTGAAAAAGTTAATGATAAATATTTAGGATCATCTGAGTAAACATCAAATCCATTCTGATAGACATTTTTTTGTTTATAAAATATTTTTAACTTTTGTTGTAAGGGTGTTATTGTTTGAAAGCAAATTGACTCCCAAGTAGCATTTTTCATTTCATTAACAGTTCTATAATTAGATACTTCAATATGATATCTAAGTAGTAGAGTTATTTTGAAATAATTATAATCACCTTTAGCTACTATTTCATCTACCAATTTTTTATATTCCATAAAATTATCTCTACCTCCAATTGCTAAGGCATTGATAGTTCTATATATCTTGAATATTTTATTTTTTTCGTTTTTAGTCATTATAAACTATTATTGTTCTGGTGTAATTATTTTATCAATTTCAGCTACTTTATCTTTGTTTTCTTCTTTACTTATGAAATCAACATAACTAGCAACTTTCTTAATATCATCTGGTTTTTTAGCTTTCAACTCACCTAATTTTTTAACTAAGTCTTCTTGTCCTTGAGCTTTAGCCTCTTCAAATTTATAAGAGTCAACTTCTTCACCTTTTTCGTTAACAATTCTTTCTAAGGCTCCAGTTTCGTATTCTTTCATCGGATCTGGTTGACCTTTTCTTAAAATCTCGGTTAATTTAACTTTGTCTCCTTTTTTAACTTCACCAGCAATTTTTGCTAAAACTTCTTCTCCTTCATCGACTACTAATTTTTTACTACCAGATTTAACAACTTGTATATATCCTGGATGTTTAGTTAATAAATCACCTGTTAATTTCTTAATTTCAATTTCAACATCACCCCAATCTAAAACAATGTTACCACCTTCAGATTCTTCACCACCTTCAATTTTCTTTTCTTCTTTATATTTTTTGATTTGTTCATCAATATACTTGTCATCAGTAACTTTCTTTTTGAAGTCATCAACAATTGCTTTAATCTCAGCTACACGAGCAGCTTTCTTACCAGCTAAATCTTTAGCCGCTGCCACTTTTTTATCAAACTCCATTTTAAGTTCTGCCGCTTTTTGTTTAACCATACCTAACATTACACGACCAGCAATCATACCATCTTTGATAGCACCTTCGAGAATTAAATTAACATTAGACTCTTTAACAGCTTGAATTTCTTTATCAATCTCAACACATTTTTCGTCAAATTCTTTATGAAATTGATCTATTATTTGATTAAGTATTCCTTCGTCTTCAGCTTTGTTTATATTGTCTGTTGTGGTTTTTAAAAGACTATCCAACATAGTAGTTAGTTTTTTCTTTAACTCTTCTCTTTTTAATCCTTTTTTGAAATCATCTTTTAGTGATTTAAAAGGAGCTGCTATACCACTTAAAAAGTTTTTAAATGCTCCTTTAGCAGCCGCTAATAAAGAACCTAAAAACTCCTCATTTATTTGACTATCTTTAAATTGTTGATAATTGTTAATTCTCTTCATAATAAATTTTTTGTTTTATAAACTATATATAAAATTCCACATATAAAAAATAAAATTTTTATCATGAGTAATTATTTAAAAGATGTATCAGAGTTTCATAAAACATTTGGAGCACCAATCTTAGATACACCACAAATACCATCTAAAGAAAGATGTGAGTTAAGAGTATCTTTATTACAAGAAGAACTAAATGAATTAAAAGAAGCAATTGAGAAAGGAGATGTAGTTGAGGTTGCTGACGCACTTGCTGATATTCAGTATGTTCTTTCTGGAGCTGTTTTAGAGTTTGGGTTAGGTGAAAAATTTGATACTTTATTTGATGAAGTACAAAGAAGTAATATGAGTAAGGCTTGTACATCTCAACAAGAAGCAATTGAAACATTACTACATTATAAACAAAAGGATGGTACTGAAGGTTTCTATAAAGAAGTTGATGGAAAATGGTTAGTTTATAGAACTGTTGATAACAAAGTTCTTAAATCTATTAACTACTCACCAGCAAACCTTTCTGATATAATTAATGGATAAAATTAATGGATATGTTATTCAAAAACTTAGAAATAAGTTAGAAATAATTAAAGAACACGGTCAAGAATTGGATAATATAGATGAATTGATACAAAAAATAATTTATAATGAAGACTCAACTTATGGATTTAATGGATGGGGAACTTATGAGGTTATTTGGACCACGGACTATAAAAATCCAATTGCAATAAATAAAATGAGTGATGATTGTGTTATAGAAGAAACTAATTCTGGTTATATAGTAAAAGACCATCTTAAATTCACAAAAATGTTATTTTGGTCACAGATAATTAGATTTGATATAGAAGAATGGAGAGAAGAAAGACTCAATTTAATATTAAATGAGAAAGTTTGATTATAAAAATCTTTTGGAGAGAGAGGCATTTGAATTAGGTGATTATTATGTTACTGGTTTAGATAGATTTAATGAGGGTGATATAGTTAAGATATATCAACATACTTATGTTAGATTATTAACATTTGATAAAAATGATGAACTATATGTAGTTCATCAAAATCAAATACATAAAAACTTTATAACAAAAAAACATTGGAGGGATGAGCAAATTAATAGAATTATTGAAAAAGATGACAACAAAGAAACCGGTAATTAATAAGTCTAAAATTGAAAAAGAATTCAAGTCTTTTAAAAATAAGTTTCATGGTCAAAATAAGATATGGTTTGATGCTCTCCCGGAAAAAAAACAATTAGATCTTCTTTATGATTGGAAAGAGTATAAATGGGCTAATAAGAATAACATAAGACGCACCAAAATTATTTCTAATGGATATTCAACAGTTAAAATCAAATCTTATCCTCCAAGTTTTAAGTATTTTATAATTGGTTGTAAGTCAACTTGGAAGTATAGAGTTAAAAAAGAAGATATGAGAGATAAAACAATTGATTTCTTACTCGGTAGATAATTCAAAATTTATAAAATATTATTATTACATGTAGTAGGAGGTTATGATATAAATAATATATAATTGATGATATGTAAATTATGTAACAACTCTTTCGGTAGACAAGGAGGATCTTTTAACAAACATTTATTAAAAGATCATAATATTGATAATTATAAAGATTATATCTTATTGGTTGATTATAACAACATACACCCATTATGTGATTGTGGTTGTAATGAAGAAACAACATACTTTAATAATGAGTTTAAAAAGTTCAAACATGGACATAATAATTTTGTTAAAAGTATAGAAATTGAAAAAAATAGACCAATAGATGAAATTATTGGTTTGTACAATAGTGGTAAAACTGGTCAAGAAATATCGAATTTGTTAAATATAGAAAAGTCTTATATATTTAAAATCATTAAAAAGTATTCAAATACTAGGGATAATAGTAAGTGTAAATTAAAATATAAAATAGACGATAGTGTTTTTGAAAAAATCGATAGTGAAGAAAGTGCATATTGGTTAGGATTTTTATATGCTGATGGATATTTAAATAAAGATAAAAATTCAATAACACTTTCTTTATCGGATAAAGATATAAATATTTTAGAGAAATTTAAGATTTTTTTGAAAAGTGATAAAAATATTAGAAGAAATAAAAATAAGTCAAGTAAATTTGTAATAGAAAATAAAAAGATAACTAATGACTTGATAGATAAAGGTTTATTTCAAGCAAAAACGCATATTATAAAATTTCCAAATTTAGAAGACCATTTAAAAAGACATTTCATAAGAGGATATTTTGATGGAGATGGTTGTATAACATATGGTAAAGAAATTAATAAAAATGCAATAGTTAGCATTGTTTCAAACATAAACTTTTTAAATGAAATTGACAATAATATAGATGTTAAATTTTATTATACAAAGAGACATAAGTATAAAGATGATAAAATATTAACAATTTCATCTGGTGGTATATGTAATATAATGAAAATATATAGTTATTTATATAAAGAATCAAGTATTTATATGGATAGAAAAAAAAATAAATTTGATAAATGGTTTGAATACTACTTCGATAATACCAATCTTAGTAATAAAACCTTAAAAATAAAAAATAGTTTAGGATTATGGGGAAAATAATTTTATGTGATATTGACGGAACTATATGCTTTCCGGATATTAAAAATGAAGATTCACATCTTTATCCAACCGCTGAGGTTATAAAAGGTTCTAGAGAACAGTTAAACAAATGGTATGATGAAGGTCATCACATTACATTTTTTACTGCTAGAGAAGTTAAAGATAGAGATGTTACCATAAAATGGTTAGATGATAATGGTTTTAAATACCACGGTTTGATAACTGATAAACCAAGATGTATAAATCAAGATGATGAATACTTCTGGATTGATAATAGAAAGGTAAGAGGAATTACTTATGTCGGAAATTGGGGACCTCTTGTAGAAACAGTTGCGACAATAAAAACAATGTAAAATAATGAAAGAATTAGTAGTCATATTATCACACGCTGACACAACAGATAAAGTTGATGTTCTTAAAGAATGCTTAGTCGAAATAAAAAAACAAAACTATCCGGTTTTGATTTCATCTCATATTGAAATTCCAAATGAAGTTAAAAATGAGATTGATTATTTTGTTTATGATAAAGAAAATCCGTTAATCTATCATTGGGAATATCCTAACTTATCACATGTTTATATATGGCAGACTTATCCTGGTTATAGTCAAACTTATGCTGTTGAATATAATCACTCGTATGCTGTATTAAGATTGATAAAAAATGCTTTAGGTGTGGCATTGGTTAATGGATATGAAAAGGTTCATTTTGTTAATTATGATTATGTTTTATATGATTCTTATATTTTACAAAATCATTCAAATAAATTAAACGACTATGATCTATTTTCATATTACTATGATAAGTTTGAACAAAATAGAGAACATATAAATACCGGTTTATTTTCAGCCAGAACTGAGCCTTTGTTTAACATTTTTAAGAATGTGAATTCGAAAGAGGATTTTTTAAGATCTAACCAAGGTGTGTTTGAAAAGTATATGTATTATGAAACTATTAATAATGGTTTAACTATGGATAGAGAAGATCAAGAAATTTTATTAGCAACTCATAATCACATGAATAGTAAGTCAACATTGAAAAATGTTATTGATGATAAAATTCATGTTTATTTAACAAAAGAGAATAATACTGATAACTATTATCTTTACATTAATTCAACTAAAGGTGATGTAATCAATGCCGAACTCACATTTAATGGTGAATTAAGAAATTGGAAACCTATTCCATACAAAGTTAATCTTCTTAGGCTAGCAAATGATAAACTATCATCTGGTATTAAGTTATATATTCCAGAATATGATTTCACTGATTATTATAACTTAGAATCACACCCAGCTAAGTGTGATATATCAGATCCATCATTAATACAAGAATTTGAAGATTGTGAATCAATTAATAGAAATGAAGATTTGAATGAAAAAAGTGTTTTATTAAATACAACAGAATTAGAAATAAAATCATTTAAAGAGTTAAGTGAATTATATGGAACAGATAAAGTAACATATCATGGATATCATTTCTTTTATCCTAAATTTTTAGAATCATTAAGAAATGATGAATTTAATATGTTGGAAATTGGATGGGGTTCTGGTTCGTCTGTTAAGGTTTGGAATGATTATTTCCCAAAATCTAATATATTTGTTATGGATATAGACATTGAGTACGTAGATGGTCGTCAAAAAGTTATAAAAGGTGATCAATCAAAACAAGAAGACTTAATTAGAATAAAAGAAGAAATAAAATCTGCTAAATTCATAATAGATGATGGTAGTCATAATCCAATACATCAATTTAATACATTTACATATCTATTTAAAAATTTATTAGAACCGGGTGGAATTTATATAATTGAAGATATTGAACTTAGCTATTGGAACCCCGAATCATCATTATATGGTTATGAATCTGGATATTTTAATCTAGTTAATGGTTTTAAAAGTTTTCAAGAGATGATTAACTCTGAGTTTACAGGAGTTTCAAACTTTTTAGACATCTCTACCATAAATTATGGTCAAAACTGTATTATAATAACTAAAAGAACAGATGAGGAAAAATCTTACTTTGAAAGATCTTATAGATTTTCAAATTGTATATCTAATATAAATCACCATGGATAAATTATACAAAATACTAGACGGTAGAAAAGTATCTGATATAATGTTATCAGATGTAAAAGAAAAAATAAATTGTTTGTGTGAAAACAACGCAATCTCAAGACCGAGTATAGCAATTGTTATTGTTGGTAATAATCCAGCTTCTGAAACTTACGTTAAGGCTAAAATGAAAGCTTGTGAAAAAGCTGGAATAACCTCTAAACTAATAAGATTTGATGATACAATAACAAACTTTGATCTTTATAATGAGATTATTAGACTTAATAAATCGAGTTTAGATGGTTTTATTGTACAACTACCACTACCAGATCATATAGATAAAGATGCTATTATACACGCTATTTCTCCTGATAAAGATATAGATGGTTTTCATCCACTTAACTTTGGTAAAATGGCTATTGGTCAACCATCTATGAGACCAGCAACACCATATGGAATACTTAAATTAATTCAATACTACAATATTGAAACTAAAGGTAAACACGTTGTTGTCATAGGTCGTTCTAACTTAGTTGGTAAACCAATTTCAATTATGTTAGGTAATGACTTTGGTATAGGACGATCTACCGTTACATCTTGTGATATAAACACACCAAAAGAATTATTAAAAACACAAACAAGAATGGCTGATATAATTATTGTTGCTGTTGGTAAACCAAATCTACTTACAGCTGATATGGTTAAAGAAGGATCGGTTATTATTGATGTTGGTATCAATAGAACAGAAGATGGTAAACTAGTCGGAGATGTTGACTTTGAAAATGTTAGTAAAGTTGCCGGTTATATATCACCGGTTCCTGGTGGGGTTGGTCCAATGACCGTAGCCGGTCTTATTTTAAATACATTTGAATCTTGGAAGAAAAGAAACCTGATAAATTAGTATGAACAATCACTTAACTAAAGAGGAATTGGAAAGATATAGAGAAATACTTAAATAAATTAAAATGAATATAAACGATTATATTAAAGACTTATCAATTAAAGATAAGAAAACATTATCACAGAAAACATTAAAACTTGTAGAAGAAGTTGGTGAATTAGCAAGAGTTATTTTACCATACGATTCCGCTCATGGAACTAATCACAGATTCACTGATAGAGATGCTATCTTAGAAGAGTTGGTTGATGTTTACTTAACAAACATATCTATCTCACACTCACTAGGTTTTACGGATGAAGAGTTTAATGATATGTTGATTAAGAAAAGTGAGAAATGGGGCTCTCTTCAAGCGAAAGAAGAACAAGCGACCTTCCCTCTGCCATTTGAGATACACGTTACTATTGGTATTGATGAATCTGATAACCTTGATAAAGTAATTGAGATAGAAAACTTCAAAAGTAATTGTAAAGAAATAGGTGTCAAACCAATTGTAATAGATTTAGAAATAAACGATGGTTCTATACTTAAAGATGTTATGACTAGTTCTAAACACTTTGGTGATAATAGAACGGCTTATGAAGAATCTGAAAGAATTTGTCAAGAATTAAGAAATAAAGGATATAAAGTTGTAAGAAACAAGATCGAAACTGTGCCTTGGCATCCAGCAGCTCCAGTAATTTCAACAGGGAAAGAAATTGAAAATGGTTGTTACTTTGAAGCTCATATCGGAGTTATTATAAATAATGATGAGAAGAGATCTCTTAACCATTTTGTAAATGATTTTCTTATGAATGATGAGAATGTTGAATTGAGTGGAACTGCTAAACTATCACAAAACTTTTTCAAGAAATGTGATAATGGCAAGTTCGTGAATATGTTAACATACAGAAGTAACAATTGTGGTAAAATAAAATTCTTAACCGAAATTGAAACAATAAAATATTTACTTGATGAGTATTGTTATGAATATGAAAAAGTAGAAACAGAGTATGCAGTTTATGATACAAATGTTACTCACGATTCAAAATGGATATCAGGCAAATAAAACTTTATATTTATTTTAAATATAAAATAAAAAATAATATTATTTAATGGGAAAATTAGCATTAAACTTCATCTGTAAAGATGAATCACACGTAATCGAAACAATGCTTGAAAGTGCCAAAACAATAGTTGATTTAATTGTAGTTAATGATACAGGTTCAACTGATGGTACTCAACAAATTATAAAAAACTTTGGTGAAAAATACGGAATTCCAACATACGTCTTTGAAAGACCATTTGATGACTTTGAGAAGAGTAGAACTTTTGCTATGGAAAAACTTAGAGAGGTTGTTAATGAGTTAGGGTGGGATCCTACAAAAGTACACGGATTTTGGTTTGACTGTGATGAAACATTAGTTATTGATTCTAAATTTGATAAAAATCAATTTAAACATGACCTTTATATGATAAACACATATATTGGTAATATGAAATACACAAGAAATACTTTCTTTAGAGTTTCTTTACCATTTAGATGGTATGGTCCAGTTCACGAGTTCATCGTGTGTGACCAACAAAATATCACATCTGGTTTAGCTGAAAATATCCATGTTGATGTTAAAATGACGGGTTCTTCTTGGCAAGGTGATATTTCACAAAAATATTTAAGTCATGCTCATAAACTTGAAGCTTATATTTCAGCAAATCGTCAAGATCCGAGATGGATTTTCTATACAGCTCAGTCTTATCACGATTCAGCTTCAATGAAAGATAATAGAGAAGAGAATGATGAGAGATTGAGAAGAGCTTTAAAATATTATAAAGAGAGAACTCAAAGAAATGATGGTTATGCTGAGGAAATTTATTACTCTCAATATAGAGTTGGTGCTATTATGCGAATTCTAGAAGAACCTTGGGCTTTAACACATCAAGAACTTTTAAAAGCTTATGCTATGGATCCACTAAGAGGTGAATCAATTAAAGTTATTATTGATTATTACTTACAGATGGGTGATTGGCATATGGGTTATCTTTATACTAAGTTTGCTAAAACAACATTCCATGGTAAAAATCCTTATCCAACAAGATTATTATTTGTTGATGAGGCAACCTATAATTGGAAATTTTTAGAAGCACATGCAGCAGCTTGTTTCTATACTAATAGATTAGATGAGGCGAAGTCTTGTTATCAAGAAATAGTAAAACTAACAAAAAGTCATCCTCAATATTTTACAGCAGAAGATCTTCAGAAAATTCAAATGAATGGACAATTCTTCAATAAATAAAAAAAACCAGTCAATGACTGGTTTTTTTTATTTATAATCTAATTTATTTTTTTTTATATTTCTATTTATATACCCACATAAAGGTTGTAAATTTGTATAGTGATTTAGCTTTATAATCTGTTCTTCGTTTTCACCACTAGATATTGGTGTAATATGATCTATATCCCAACCGTAATTTAATTCACCATTATATAAACCATAATTATCCCAAGTCATCCAATTTTCGAATTTGGATTCTATATAAAGTCTAAACTCACTTATCGAGCATCCTAAAATTTCATTCGTCTTTGAAGTTTTTTTATATCCTTTGTATTTAATTGAATTTTTTATTAAACATTTTATATTACATTGAAATTTGTAGATATTATCATTTTTAATTCTATTAAGATGATAATTAGATGAATATTTTATTAATTTTTCTCTATTTGTATTATAATAGTTCTTTTTATATTCTTTATATTTATCTTTATTACTATCTCTATATTCTTTACTTCTTTTTAGAACATCTTCTCTATTATCAACATAATACTTTCTTTTTCGATTCTTCTCATTTATTATATCATCTTCTGTATATACTCTATTTTTATATAAATCACTTTCTCTCCACTTTTTTGTAGATTTATTTCTACACTCTTTACAAACACCATGGTATCCGTCTTTTGAATCTTTTCTTTTTCCAAAATCCGTTATCAATTTATTTGATTTACATCTGCTACAAAACTTTTCCATGTTATATATATTATTTAATAAAAATGGAAATTTGACGGAAGCTCAACTTATTTATAATTATTTCATATAATTGATATGAATGAGGATGATTTAAAATATAAAACACCTGAAAAGATAGAAGAATATCATAAAGTTATTCAGAAATTAAAAGAAGCTCATGATATTTTTAGTAAGTGTCTTGATGGTAAAAATCGTAGAGGTATCTTAACTGATATCTCAAATACGATTTATAGAATAAAAAGAGAATATCTAAATGATTAAGATTATTGTAGCAATGTCAAGAAATAGGGTTATTGGTAATGCCAATACCCTAATCTGGCATTTACCAGAAGATTTAAAAAGATTTAAAGAATTAACTACCGGTAACACAATAGTAATGGGTAGAAAAACTTACGAATCAATTGGAAGACCTTTGCCTAATAGAAGAAGTATTATCATAACAAGAGATACTAACTATCAAGTAGAAGGTTGTGAAGTTGTAAACTCTTTAGAAGAAGCTTTACTTTTATCAAATAATGATTGCTTTATTATAGGTGGTGGTGAGATTTATAGACAAGCTTTAGATAAAGCTGATAGAATATACTTAACACTTATAGAAAAAAACTTTGAAGGTGATACAACATTTCCTGAAATAAAAGATTGGTACGAATCAAACTGTGAGAATTTCAGTAATGAGCAGTTTAACTATTCATTTATACAATATGAGAGATTCGCATTTTAATGAGTTTATACTTTTTATACAATCTATTGGATTTGTCTATGATAAGTATTCTTTCAATAAAGAATATTATTTATTAGATCAGTATGAAATATATGTAACTATTAGTGGAATCTACTGTTTAACTGAGAAAGTACAACAAGGAGTTACTAGAACACTAACTACTGGTGCTGTTCAACATTTCAAAAATGATTTAAACTCATTTCGAAGTATAGTTAGAAATAAGAAACTAAAAGATTTGGGAATATGAAAAAAAAACCTACTTTGATTAAAGAGTAGGTTTTTTTTATTATATTTGTATAAATAATTTTAAAAATAGTATAAATGAAAGCAGTAAATGATTTTTTGAAAGCTTACAAAGGATTGATTTTCCTTGTAGTATTAGCATTAGTTGGTCTTAATGGTTGTTCGTCTTACAACACAATGGCTAAAATGAATGTAGATGTTGACGCTAAGTGGTCACAAGTTGAAAACGTTTATCAACGAAGATCTGACTTAATTCCAGCATTAGTTGAAACTGTTAAAGGTTACGCTAAACATGAGAAAGGAACATTAACAGATGTTATCTCAGCAAGAGCGAAAGCAACATCAATCAACATTGACGCATCTAAATTAGACGCAAATACTTTACAAAAGTTTGAACAAGCACAAGGTGGTTTAACACAAGCACTATCTAAATTGATGGTTGTATCAGAAAAATATCCTGAATTAAAATCAGATAAACACTTTACTGAATTAATGACTGAGTTATCTGGAACTGAAAACCGAATTACTATTGAACGTATGAGGTTTAATGAATCGGTACAGTCTTATAATGAGAAAATTGTGGTGATGCCACGTAAACTATGGGCTAACGCATTCGGTTTCAACACAAGAGCGTTCTTCAAGGCTGATAAAGGAGCCAACAAAGCACCAAAATTTAAGTTCTAATATAGGGGGTTTATCCCCCTTTTTTCCTTATATTAGCATATATAAATCAAATTAAATTATGAGAGTATTATTTTTATTACTGTTGTTAGTACCAACAATTTTGTTTGGTGGTATAACACCAACTGGATTTGTAAATGATTACGCAAATCTTTTAACTACTGAACAAGTTTCTCAATTAGAAAGTAAAGTTTCTGATTTTGAAAAGAAAACTGACATCGAAATCGCTGTTGCTATTGTTACTTCATTAGATGGTAATGATATAGACACGTATAAAAACTCACTTTTCAGACAATGGGGAGTTGGTAAAGCCGGTAGAAACAATGGTTTATTAGTTGTTATCTCACCTAATGATAGAAAATGGGGTATTGAGATTGGTTATGGTTTAGAACCATATTTAACTGACTATACTTCATATGATATGGCTGAAACTCACTTAGTTCCTAATTTCAAAGCAGGTAACTATTACCAAGGTTTAGACGAGTTAATTTCAGTAATGACTAAACACTTAGGTACTTCTACTTGGAAAGATAGAGTTGCTTATACTAAAGCTCAAAAAGAAAAAGAACAAAGAGAACACGAAGAAAGTGTTAGAACTTTCTTTCAAGTCCTTTTATGGATTGTTGCTATAATTGGTTTAACCATTGCGTTTTTCTTTTTCAAAAGAAAACAAGAACGTGAGAAAGCGTTTAAGAAAAATCGTGAAGATAAAGCAAATAACTATAAAACAAAAGTATCCGAAGTTTCATCAGAACTTTATAAGTTAAGAGGTGAAAGTATTGAACTTGATAAGAATATGGTTAATTTAATCAAATCTTCAACAGTTGAAAATCTTAATACAAATTATAATGTAGCTCTTGACTCTATTAGACCACAAGTTACATTAATTAATACTATTAATAATATTAATGATAGTGTGTTCACTGCTATATCATTATTGAATGATATTACTAAACTTGAGAAAAAACATAATATTGAAAGTGGTAATAAATTAGATTTTGATTTCAATCCTAAATCTGATATTCAAGAATTGGAAAACAGATTATATATTATAGATGGTATTAAATCTACATTTGAAACTAGAAAAAATAAGTTAGAAAGATTTGACAACTTAGTATCATTACATCCACAAAGTTTGGTGAATGATATCGAAAGTTATAAATCAGAGTTTACTAATAAGTTTTATAAACCAAGTAACAATGATTTGATCTCATTAGTTGAAAGATTGAATGACTCTATTAATGTTTTCAACCGTGTGGATGTTAGTTTTGGTAATCTATATAATTTAGAAAAATCACACAATGATATTAAAAAGTGTAAACAAGATATATCTAATCACTTAGATATCATTAGAAGTAGAAATACTGAACACGAGAAAATGGTTAGTGTGTTAAATGGATCAACTCAAAACTTATCATCAGTATCTTCTAAATTGAATAGTTATTTGAACAATAGCGATGTAAATAGTAGTACAAAAACAGCTATCAGAAGTATCTTACCTACTTTATTAGCATTCTCTGTTACATCAAACATACTTGACTCATTCAATAATTATAACTCACTTGTTTCAAAAGCAAACTCTTTACTTAAAAAGGCTAAGAGTGAAGTAGAAGAAGCTGAAGAAGATAGAGCAAGAGAAAGACGTAGATTAGCAGCAGCCGCGGCAGCCGCAGCTTCAAGTTACTCAAGCTCAAGTTCGAGTTCATCTTGGGGTTCATCTGATAGTGATTCATCTTGGGGTGGATTTGGAGGTGGTGACTCTGGTGGTGGTGGTTCATCAGGTGATTGGTAAAATAAAAAGTCACGATTTCTCGTGACTTTTTTTATTTCTATAAAAAAGAAACCCAGAAATTTCTTTCTGGGTCAGTCTAAGAATACTCTTCTTAGAGTGGTAAATTTATTTAGATAATAATTTAATTAAATCTTCTGTAATTTTAGTTATAAGTTTTTTACCATCAACTTCAACTGGAGTAATTCCTTTAATCATTGAGTATTTGTCATTACCATCTACATTTAATTTAGAGATAGCTTCACAAATTGTATTATTTCCTTTATATTTTGCTAAATAATAAGTTTTTAAGTCTCCTACAAATTTAGATAAATCAACACCTTCATTATAGTTATACTTAACCATTTGTAATTCGTTCTCATCTTTTTCGATCATTAAATACCAAATAGATTTTTTAGAAATCTTAACATTTTCTAAAAAATTATAAGCTCTAGATGCTTTAACATTTTTAGGGAATTTAGCAACCTTACCAATAGTTTCAACCTTTTCGTTTTTATTATCTTCAAAATCAATATCATTTACAAATTCATCATTGTCTGTATTAACATCAATATTTTGATCTTTTGGTATAACATTCTTTCTTGAAGCAACTCTTTCACCTTTTTTAGTATCTTTTGGTAAATTAGGGTTCATTGGTAAAGATGAATCTGTATCAGGCATAATGTTTTCAGAAGGATTTACTTCTTCTAATTTATCACTCTTACTTTCATTTTTAAAGTCTGAAAACTTTTTAAATAATCTTTTTGAATTATCCGCCATTTTAATTTCTTTATGTTTTCTATTATATATTATTATTTTATAATGGTTTTTTAATTTTAGGTAATTATTTACTATATTTATAGTAATATTTATCAACTACTATATTTCTAAAGTTTCTTGCTATATTCATTTGATCGAATAATGAAGCAATAAGTGGTTGTAATCTTTTTAAAAATCCATTCATAATATCATTTTGATACATATATGGTGATAATGTTTTATCTAATATTTGCTTTTCATAATCAACAAAATCTTTATCATCATCATGTCGATGTTTCATGAAATAAATTTCTGGTAGTTCTTTATCTTCTATTAACATATTACATAGGTTTATTTTTTACGTCAACTGTTCCTCTTTTTATTATATTGACCGATTTCAATCCGCTTGATTTTATATCACTACTATAAAGAACGTCGTTTCTATTTGACCATCCACCTCTTATAATTGGTAATTCTGATGCGTCGTATATTATATCTCCAAGAATTGGATCTAATCCTAAAACAACACTAGAGTCATAATTTATAGGCGGCTTTGGTAAAGATGAACCGCCATTTACTATTGTAGGTGTCATTTGATTTTGTAAATTAATAATAGCTTCTTTATGATAATCTTCATTCTTCTTTGAAATGAATTGCAAATCAACTGAGTGTATATCACTTATATTTGAAAGAGCTTTTATCAAATCTAATTTTGGTATTCTATCTATTCTATTTAGATTTAGAAAGTAATCGGATATAACCTCATATATTTGATTGTTTAAAGAATCATCTGTAACATCAGAATATGGAATTACAAATATATTCATCACATAATATGATAAAGTTGGATTAACAATTGAAAAGTTTTTAGTTAATTGTATATTACCACCTGTTCTCAAATACTTTCCTATTTTATCGATTTCATAATCATCAAGTGAGAAAGCTGCTATATCTATATCAAAATAATTATTATTTTGATTTTTAAATAAATTTATATTAGGAGTTACAGCAACAAAAACAGTTCCGTTTCTTTCATACGCATTTACATGTGAGAAAACACCTAACTTTTTAATCTCATATGCGTATTGTTGGGGTAAAGCAAGTACATAGTTATTACTTACCATTGGTAATAAACTTCTTGTGAATAGTGAGGATTCTGCGTTTGCTCCAAAATTGATGTCGGTGTGAATATCAATATCAAATAGTTTACCCATATCTAAAGTTCCTCCAAATCCATCAAATACATCATCTACGAAGTTCCAATCATTTGGGGTTCTTCTGAATATATTACCATCAGCACCATCAGTCTTTAGATAGTTTACGGTTATTATAGATCCTAATTCTGGAATTGCTCCAAATCCACCGTTACCAAATATAATATCCAAACCTTCATCAAATCCACTTTTAGTAACAACAGCTTTTTCATCGGGTAGTAAATCATAAATATGTTTTTTAATACTCCAAATCTCACCATTGACCAAAATCTCAACTCTAAAATTTTCAACATCTTTATTTCCACTTACATTAACATAAAGTGTTTGTAAAGGATCTCCGCTACCTGTATAAGTTTTAGTTTCCCATTTACCTTGAATAACAGGTATGAAAAAGTTATAGTTTTTTGATAGAATATGTGATACTCTATCTGTGCCTAAATCTAAACTATAATCAAGTGAGTTAGTTTTGTTACTCAGTGTTGTTTTATTTAAAAAAATAACTTTTCCACCAGGTATTTCTTTTTCAATATCAACAGCGGTTTTTAATGTGAATTTCAATGTTCCAGTAGCACTTATTGATCTAGTTGGATTATGTCCTGCAAATATAGCTGCATTTCTTATAATTCTCTTATTTGTTGAAGAAGCATTACTTAGATCAAATTGATTAAGTGTACTTTTTAAGTATAGTAATGAGAGTTGTTGTAAATTTTCAATAACACCTAAAATTTGACCATATGGTGAGGCATTACTAAAAAGAATACTAGCTTTATTGTACTCGGTTTTCAAGAAATCTTCAATTTCTTGTTTTATTCTATCAAAACTAATTTGTATAAATTTCATATTTAGTCAACTATTTTTAAATATTCTTCATCAAATCTATTTTTTTCAAAAATGTCTTTAATATCATTTGAAATATTTTCAATTGATGATTTTCTTTCAATTAAAAGAGATTTTTCATCTAATGGATTTGAAAAATATTTCCATTCAAATACTTGATTCTCAATTTCTTTTTTAGTTAAAATAATTCTAACTTCTTTCCCTTCGTTAATACTTATTTCAAAGTAGTTACCGAATTCCATGCTTGATTTTTCGACAATTTTAACATCTGTAAAATCATTTAAAATTAAACCGTGTAATTTATTAATGTTATATTTCATTTCTGAGCTCATAAAATTTAATATTTTTTTATTATATATTAAAATATAATCACCACATCACATATTTTGTAAATATTAAAATTTCAAATTAATATATACATTATGGAAGAAATTAAATATTTAGTTGAGATTTTTAAACAATATGGACTTATGGGTGTTATACTAGTTTCTATATTACTTTTAATAGTTAATTCTATTAAAAAAGATTGGTTAAAAAAGTTATATTCAAAAACTCAGGAGTTTTTCATTTTTGTATTTCTTAAATCAAAGACTAAGGAAGTAACATCTAGTGATATATCCATAACAGAATCGGATGTTATTAATCATGATATTTTCAACTATATTGATCTTTGGAGTTATTCAAAAGTTCCAACAATTCAGTTTTCAACTGAGTATCGAACTGTTGTTTTTAGAAGATACTTAATTATATTTTTAAAAAGTTATAAAACAAATATTAAAGAATTTATTCAAAATGAAGAATATAAGAAAATGGATAGTGCTCAACTTTGGCGTTCATTTCTTACATTAATAACTGATATTGTTTATGATTATGAGAAAAGTATGGAAGAGCAAGGTATCCCTAAAATTATTATAGATAAAATGAAGGCTAAGAATAATGATACAATTAATCTTATTATTGATTTAATTGAAGGTATATGTAACTCTTCTTTTTACAACTCCGAAGGAAACTTCTTAAAAGTTTATTCAATTTTAAACATAATACTTTCTGTTTTAGAAAACACAATTTCTCATTCAGAAGCAACTTGTAATTCAATAAATGGTCAATTAAAAGGTCTTTCGTTTAATGATAATGGTAAAATCGTAACAGAACCATCAGTCCATTAGTGAATAAACATCATCAGCAGTAAAGTCTGGATCAGTAACTCTTAAATCATAATCATTAAATGATTTGAAGTCTTCTTCATCAGCGTCTAATCTTCGTTCTACTGAATCATTTTTATCACCACGACCTTGTATTCGTTTTTTACGAGTTTCTCTGTCTATGTCTAAATAAACAACAAAACAACCTTTCCTAACTTCAGGTGTTATATTTTCAAATTCAGCTGGAGTCATTATCATTACTTGTGAATTTTGGAAGTCTTCGTTTGTTATTCCATAATACCAAGTTTCAGGATCTCTTCCCTCTGGAGTAACATTAAAAGTTTGATATGCTAAAAATTCTTGATTATTTATTGATTCAGTAAATATATTATCATCAACGAAATTATATGTGATACCTTGTTTCTCGAACTTTCTCATTGGACGAGTTGTCCATTTAACACAAGGCTTTAAACCGATTTCTACTAACTTTCTAACTAAGAAGTCTTTACCAGAACCGGACTTTCCCAACACTATTAGTTTTTCTTTTTTATCTGAAGCAGACATAACTAAAGTTTTTCTTTTTATATCATAGTGATAAATAAAAGTTTAATGTATTTTCTCAACAATAAATTGAATTTTATTTACTTTTATTTCAGATACACTGTTCATTGAGTATACCTTATTAAATACTAAATCTTTATTATCAATCAACTTATTCATAAATTCCGTTGTCTTTTTAAATTCATAATCAGCCATATTAAGTCTATTAATGGAATAAAAAGAAGCTTCTTCTGAACCACATTTACCATAAGAAACTAATGATGTATTTTTATGAGGACTTTTATCTATCTTATTTAAAAGATCGGTACCTAAAATAGTAAATAATCTTCTCGTTAATTCATAATTAATATTTCCAAGGTTTTTAAAATTCCTCAATAAATAGTACTCATTTTTATTATCAAATAGAAAATTAACTTTAGTTGTAAATTCGCCAAATCCTTCATCACTTAGATAACCAGATATTCTTTGAGCAACTCTATTAACTTTCTCTCCTAAATCTTTAGTATAATTTTCATCAATTGTGATTGTTACATAGAATTTATCTGATTGTTTATTTGATGTTATTTGTCTATCTGGGAAAAGATATTCCTCCCACTCATCAATTAAAATATCTTCGATATAAACTTTAATATCTTCAGATTTCTCAACATTACTAAATTTAGCACAAACTATAATTGCTGGATTTTTAAGTAAAAAATCTTCTAAACTCTTTTTATCATCTTTAAAACTAGATAAATCATAAACATCATTATCATTTAATCTATCACCAGTAATATAATCACCAACATTAATTTCATCTTTAGTGATGTAAATAAAATCTCTTTTTGTTGGAGTTACTCTACTTGGATCATTACCACCTTCCTTTATATAAAAGTTCCATTTGTCTAACATTAAACCAAAACCTAGTTTACTTTTTGGAAAATCTTCTTTAGTTATTTTTCTCCAAGGTTCTTTAACAATAGATCCATCTGATCCTGATGAAGATACAATAGATATAAATTTAGAATCATTAGTTTTCTTTTTAATTTCTTTATATCTATAATTAAGTAAAGGAAATAATTTGAATATCTTTTTAAGTAAAAATCCACCAATTAAAACCGGTGCGTGTAAAATCATTCTTTTCTCTTCAGGTCTTAACTCCTCATTTATGTAATTATCATATTTCTTTATGTGTTTCATATTAAAAGTTTATTTTAGCTCCGATTGTATTAACACCGGTTATTCTAGTGAAATTGAATTGAACATCATGTCCATATAAAGAAACTGTTTTGCTGTATGATAGATTAAGAATAGGCATTAAAATCGGTTGGTTATCAGTATCTAATCCTCTAACAAAAAAATAGTTTATATGTAATGGAAATTGTGGCTTAGATAATAAATCCAAGTCACTTAAAGATAATTCAGGTAAGTTTTTATTCTCTTTAAACGCTAAGAATTCATTCTCCAACAAAGAAACCGATAGAGTACTTTTACCAACTTCATCATTTGTGACAATATTTGGATATTTCTCTATAATAGTATCAGCAAACTCTTTTATAGAACCATCATTTGTTTGTTCCACTAATGTTGTTGTATCTTTTACAGGATCCTTAGTAATTACCTCTTTCGGCATTGTAGGCTTTAATAAAGAAGAAGCTGCTAAACCAATTGCACCAACAGTTGTTGCTATACCCTCATCTTTTTTAACAGTCATCATATCATCTTTAGCGAAGTTATCATAGCTCATAACTTTAGGTTGTTTAGTTTCACCTTCACCTTTTGTAAAATCTTGTCTTCTTCTAAAAAGAATATCTTTAAATGATTTTACTTTTTTATCTCTATTTGATCCGTGACTTCTGGATTTTCTCATCGGGACCTTTTGAAACACTCTATTAACACCACTTGGATTATAAGGAATTGCTATTTCATCTGGCTCAGAGCTTTTGGAACTTGCCCAATTTGTTCCAATAGTTTGACCAGCTAAACCAGAAGCAGCTGATCCATAACCCATACCACCACCGATAAAAGGTCCACCAGTTGCTGATGTTTCATTGATATCATCGTTGTCAAACGATTCGAATGTTTCATAAGAGTTTAAATATTTCATATTTTATATATTAAAAATTCTTGTCAACTATTTTATAGTCGTATTTATTTTTTTCCGCCCATTGTATAACCTTTTCAATATTATCACCAATCTCGAAATTGATATCTAAATCTTTTATTTTAAGGTTATAAATCTTACAAAAAATCACTCTTTTCTTTGGTGTGTAATAAACATAAAACTCAAACTTTTTCTTCCAAAAAAGAAAACGTCTTTTTTCGCCACTAATTAAAATTAAGTTTAAATATTTTCTAATATTAGTGTTCATTTTGTAAAACCAAAGAGTATTTTACTTATATATAAATAACCGGAAATAAAATTATGAATAACCTAGAAAAACTTGAAATTAAAAGGCTTCTAAAGGAGTTATATTTTATAGAGTCAGATTATGAATATAAAAACGAGTTGATAAATCAACTTGAACTTGAATTTATTGACTCGGTTAATAACTATTTAGATAATCATCCGACACTAAAAGAGGCTTTTGATGATAAAATTAATCAAAGATTTCAAGAAACTATAAATAAAAAAATAGAAGAATCAAAAAAAGAAGTTGCTATTGTTGAAAAAGAAATAATAGAAGTTGATCCTAAGGTTAAGAAGCTTTATAGAGAAATAGTTAAGAAGACACACCCAGATAAAGTAAAAGATAGTGACTTAAATGATCTTTATATAGAATCGACTAAATATTATGAGAAAGGTGATATTTTATCAATCTATAAGATATGTGACGAATTAAACTTAGAATATGAGTTTGGTTTAGAAGAAAATGAGTTGATTAAAAATAAAATAACATCATATAAAGAAAAGATAGAACTTTTACAATCAACGTTTACTTGGAAATGGAGTTCTACTGAAGATAGTTCTAAAAATCAAATAATTGAGGATTATATAAAAATACAATTATTTAGATAATATTTAGTTTAACTTTTCTATCATCTAATAAAGTTTGTAGCTCTTCCTTTCTGAAATTTTTTTTATAAATATCATTTAACTTTAGAGGATTTTGAAGTTCCCAATCACTTCCGTTACTTGTTGTGTAAATATAATTCTCATCACCATCAACTATTTCAATTGTTTTTGATGAAAGTTTATCATAGAATCTTTTTACATCATTGTTAACTTTATATAACTTAGAATCACCCCATCTATTCAATGATTCATTCCAAATTTGGAATATTATGTAAAGTGGATTCTCTAACTCATTTTGTTCTTGGCTAAAGATAAACATAAACTTACATGGTTTGTTTAAAAATGTTTGATAAGTTTCTGTATCTTCTAATTGAGATTTTTTAAGAGCTAAACTTGATAAAGAATTTATAAACTCAACATTATTAAAAAGAAAATCTAAATCTAGATTATCTTTAAGTTCTGTTGGTAATTTTAAAGTATCAAATATATCAACCTCTTCAGCGTTGATTGAATTTAAAAGAATATCATGCCATATATTCAGCGATTCCATTAAGTCAACTGATTGAAAAGTAAGGTCAATAACTAATGACTCTTTATATTTTTTGTATGATTTTATCCACTTCATTAAAATTGAATAAATATTTTTAATATATATATTAAAATTTTAATCTCAATAAATGAAGGTTTGTTCTAAATGTAAGATATCAAAAGACTTTAGTAATTTTCATAATTGTTCTAAATCTAAAGATGGTTTAAAATCAGCTTGTAAAGAGTGTCGTAACTTAGATAGTAAGATTCGAAGAAAAAGTGAGAACTGTAAAATAAAAGAAGAAGAATATAAAAAAAATAATATTGATAAAATAAAAAAATATAAAAAGGAATATTATTTAAAAAATAAGGAGGAAATTATAAAAAATAGTAAAAAATACTATACAGATAACAGAGATTATGTGAATAGTAGGAATAGTATTTATTATTCAAAAAATAAAGAAAATATTTCCAAATATCAAAAAGAGTATTATGTTAATAACAAAGAAATATTAAACGAATATAAAAAAAATTGGTTCAATGAGAAATATAAATCTGATGAGATTTTTAAATTAAAGAATAGTATTAGAACTCTAATAAGAACATCTCTTAAAAAAAGTGGATTTGAAAAAAAATCAAAAAGTGTAGATATATTAGGATGTGATATAGAAGAATTTAAAATTTACTTAGAGAGTAAATTTGAAGATTGGATGTCTTGGGATAATTATGGTAAATATAAGGGATATCCAAAATCAGGATGGGAGATAGATCATAAAATACCACTAGCTTCCGCTAAAACAGAAGAAGATATTATTAATTTAAATCACTTCACCAATTTACAACCACTTTGTGGATATATAAATAGAAATATTAAAAAAGATAAAATATACTATGAAATGGATTAGAAATTATAAATTATTTAAGGAATCTAAAGATAATTCAAAATACAACCCGAAAAATATAGTACAAGAGATTTGTATTAGTATGATTTTATTAAATAATGAATTTCTCGATCCTATACTGGATAGAGGTTTAAAAGCAAGATATTCAGAAGACTCAAGTGTCTTCTTAACAGATTTAAAAAACTTATTATTAGCAAAAAATAGACTTACTCTTGGTAGATTTGTTGATTCTAAAACTTGTGTAGAGGATGATGAGATTTCTAAAATAAATGGATTCTTTAATGAAGTTGACTTCAGTATAGATAAAGACTGGAATAAACTATCAGATAGTAGAACAACCGCTAGAAACTTAATGGATAAACTATTAGGTGATGAGAAATTAACTTCTGATAGAATTAGAAAAATTTATTGGATAGGACCTAATAAATCTAAAGATTTTAATGAAGATATTGTTATAGAAACAACTGAGGGTAAACAATTTTCTATTTTCTTAAATAAAAATCTATCATCACAAAAAACATCATCTTTTAATACATTTGGTGATGATTTAATCGGATCTAATATGGAGAAATTGTATTCAGAAGAATACATGGAGAAATGGAATAAGTTAGTTCAAACTTGGGTTACTATAATTTATGAAAATGCTGACAAACCAATTCAAAGACATATTGAAAAGTTTATAGATCCACGAAGAGTTGAAACTATGGGTTACTTTGAGTATTTTGATATCAAACATCAAGATCCAAGATATAAACACTTAGGCGAATTCTTTAGAGAGTTTGATAAGAATATTTTAAAGTTTTCTGAATTATGTGATGAGATATGGAAGAATAAAGAAAACTGTTTTATGGATGTTGAAAGAGTTAAAAAAGAATGGTATGAAGCTAAGATTGTAATTCTTAATTCTAAAATTCTTGAAAACTTATTAACAAATTCATTAAAAAGTGAATTCTCTGATGATATACAAAAGTTAGATAATGGAATGAAACGAGCTGAAGGTACAGTTAAAATGAAATTATTTAAAACTATTGTTGAAAAAATGGGTTGTTTGGAAAGAACACTTTATTATGTTTCAAATGGTGGTAATCAATTTAGTGTAATTCCAGCAAGAGATTTCTTTAGAAAGTATTACAATGATATTGATTTAAGCTTTGATTACCACGTTAAGTTTAATTATAATGAAGAAGATGAAGAATTAAATGATTTCAAAATCAGTTTGAATTTACAACTTGATGGTGAAAATTTAATTGATATGATCATATTCGTTAAATTTACTGGTGGTGAACTTTCTTCTAAATTAAGTGCTAAATACAAATTTGAATTAGTTGATGACTTCAATTATCGAATTGCTAAGAAAAGACTTTCTGAATTTGAACCTAAAGAGGATCAAGGTGATGAAGAAGATTTTGAAGAATCGGAAGAAGATCAACTAAATTAATCTTACATTTTAACGGCATGGAAAGTTGTATGTGTAATATATACAATTATAAAAAAACTTAAAAAGTTTTATGCCATTAAGTGATTTCGTAGGTTTTCCATTATATAGAGACAATTTATTAACAGGTCCATCAAATGTTTCATTAGCAATACCGGGACTTGATAGTGTTATTTCAAAGTCAATTGGAATGACTAGTTCGGCCATGTTATTGGTTCCTAATCTTGATTTTTTATTAGAATTTGCTAAGGGTAACCTTGGTATAAGTGATAACCTTTGGAAGTCTGTTATTTCAGCAAATATGAATTCTCCAATATCGGCTAACAGCGAAGGTGTATTTAAAAGTTTTGCTAAAGCAAATGACTTACCATTAGATGATATTAACAAATATAAAAAGAATGGTAAATTTAAAATGCCAGTATCCGCAGTTGAACTAAGTTCAGCATTTGATGGTTCTGGATTAAAAGCATTTGAGAAAACAACAATACTATCAATCTTTGAAAGTCAAAAACCTTATATGGAAATAGCAAGAACTGTTGCCAGTTTATTTGTTGATATTGAAGATGTAGTTGCTAGAATAATGCCGTTGGTATCTCTTAATCCATTAACACATAAGTCTGCTATACCAAAGATGAATGGTGGTGGTGGAAAAAGACCAAAAGCTGTTGGTTTTAAAAATGGTGAAGAAATAAATGAAGCTTTGAAAAAACTTAAAGGAGCTTCAAGTAAAGGAGGTAAGATTAAAGTTGATAAAAATGGTGGTGTTACGAAAGAATCGACTGATATACAATCAACAGATTTAGGTGAGTATTTAGATCAAACTGTTAATCAGTTAAAAACTAAATATAAAATAATTAAAGTTCAATATTCAACTGGACAATTTGATCCAAATGAAGACTATATTTATACATTTATTGATTTACCGCCAGATTCAGGTGCTGAACCGGATAATTCCCCACCAGAAGATGATGAAGATCCATATGATAAATATAAACCAGAAAAAATAATATTAGGAATTTATAATTCAAAAGGTGTTCCTATTAATCCCAATGAATTTCTTAGAACAATAGGATATACTGGTAATCAAAAAACTGAATTAGATACAACATATAAAAGAGCTGAGTGGATAACTAAGTCTGAAAAATGGAAATTTAGAAATGGTGATTTCACATGGCCAACTTTAGGAACTCCTAATTATGTTTTTGAAAGAGGACTTTTAACACAGGTAGCTAAAACTGCTCCTGAAAAATACACTCTTAAAAAATATAAAAAAGATGATAAAAACATTTTAACTAATGAAACCGCTATAGAAGGTGATCCAGTTATTGATAGCTTTGATTTAACGGATTCCGATGTTTATACTAGATTCTTTACGGAATACACCAATATACAAATAAACTTGGCTAAAGATTTAGAACCTGAAGATAAAGAAGAAGCTAGAAAAGAAGTTCTTAGTAGAATAAATGTTCCTTCTCATTTAGAAAACTTATCAAATTATAGTCAAAATAAGAAAACATATTATAAACCTATAAATGGTCAACCTGCTTTTCCGGAAACTTTAAAAACTATATTTAAACCATATCAGATATATTCAGCATCAGCTTCAGCAGACCCAAAACTTGCTGGATTAAATGGTTTAATTTGGATTGATCCAGAAGCTGATTATGAAACTAAAGTTATAAGAGTTGATCCAGTTTTTAAAATAAAAACAGATAAAGTAAAAGATGAATCTAAATTAGAAACAACAATAAAATCATTTGTTAAGAATTTATATGAAATAAAGAAATCTGATAATTCGAGTTTTGGAATAGAAATTAAGAAAAATGGAACTCTATTGGAAAGTATAGAAAGTACAAAAGTTTATAATTTAGATAACTGGAATTATCAAAATGGTCAAATAATTAATACCAATACTTTTACATTTAAAATGTGGTCTGATGAACCAATATATGAGTATAAAACAGCAACTGTAAAAAATTGGGGTACAAAAACTCTTAAAAAAGAAACCAATGGATGGACATATACCGAAGGTTCTAGTAAAATAACAGGTGATAGATTATTAGGTGATAATAAAACATATATTTATGTAGAAGAAGGTATAGTAAAAAGATGGTATTATAAATATAATCAAGTACTATCTTCTGTACAAAATACAACAAATACCACACAAACAATAACTATAACTGATAGTACATTTACATTACCTACCGATTTTGGTTCAAAGAAGTCAGTTACTTTAAATGTTTCGACTGGGAGTTGGACTACATCACAGAGTAAAGTTCCTTTCTATTCTATAAAAGTAACAGACCTTAGTAATCCAGGAGGAACTATAATTGATCCATCAAAAGTAGATAATTTATTCTTATCTGGTAATGAACTATTTTCAAAAGGTAGATATGGTGTTGGTGATCCAAATGAAAGTCCTCAAGAGATTGATATTATAGAAAGATATCAAATGACTGATTTAGATACTGAAAGTTATTATATAATAGAAGGTGTTAGATCGACTGCTAATAAAACTGGTCCTGTTGATGGTGAAACAAGTGCTGGTAAGAAATGGTATAAGTTACCACAAGCAATCGGTGCTATAATGGTATTCATAAAAGTTCTTATAAAGATATTTACAAAATTAGTTCCAGCTATAACAAAATTAATAAAACTTTTGAAGAATCCAATTGAATTTATAACTGATATAATATCAGAGAAATTGGGTGAATCATTTGATTGGTTATCAAAAGATGCCTTTAAGGCTTTTTCGAGTTTAGTTGAGACAGTTAAAAAGAGAGAGGAGATATTAAAACAAGGTGGTTCTGCTTATGTTGATAAAGTAAAACAAATAGTTAAAAATTCTCCTTTAAAAGATTATGTATTTGTTAATGGATTTGGTCAAAAGATTTCAAAACTTTCGTCAGCAGTTAATGATCTTACAAAGTCAGCAACACAGAATGCTACACAAGTTGGAAATACAATAACTAAAAATCTTGGTGGAGCGGCTGCTAATATAACAACATTTGGTAGTGGAGTTGATAATAATTTACAAAGTCAAACAAGTGCCATTGCTAATAATTTACAAACACAAGGACAAAATTTATTAAATCAGGGTCAGAATGTTGTTAGTAACTTACAAAATCAAGCTGGTAATATTGCTAACAATTTACAAGCACAAGGACAAAATTTATTAAATCAAGGACAAGGTGTTGTTAGTAATTTACAAACACAAGGACAAAATTTATTAAATCAAGGACAAGGTGTTGCTAATAACTTACAAGGACAAGCTGGTAATATAATTAATAATATATCAACAACTGGATTATCATTTTTTGATAGTACTACTGGTCAAGTTAGTACAATAGTTGGTAATTTTTCACAAGCGGTCTCAAATAATTTAAGTGGTAAGACACAAGAAATTGCGTCTTTAGTCGAAAAAGCTGGTAAAGATACTAAATTCACAAAGGGTGTATTATCAATTGCTGATCGAGCTATGAACGATTCATCTTTATTTGGTAATAAGAACATCGCTCCAATAATAAAACAATCACAAGGCTTAGGAGATTTTAAATTTCTTTTAGATGGTGTTGGTTTTATACCATTCTCTATATTTAATTTTGACTTATCTTTTGGAATGGAGTTAAATTTCTCAAACTTAATTTACAAAAAAGCTCCTATAAAATTGCTATTTGATAAATCAAAAAGAAATAGTAGTGATAAAAAAGATCCTTGTGCTAGTGATGAGAGTGATACTAATAGTGTTAGTAATGATAAGGCAGCTGGTAATAATTCAGATGCTAAAAATCCACAAGATGGATATCAAATAGTTTCAACTTGGTATTCAACTGGTCAATTTGTTGAAGGTGTTGATTATAATTATTTTTATGTTACTCAACAAAACGAGGAGTTGCTAAATGAAGTAGATACATTAGAAAGTACTGGTAATCCAGATGATATGTATTTAGCGAAGGAGAAATTACAAGAGGCTATTAAGAAAAATCCATTTGATGAAACATTGAAAGAGAAGTTAAAAAGTTTGAAATTAAAACTTGTTGATTCTGCGACAGCAACTCAACCTATATTAAAACTTATTATAAGTTTGGTTTCGTTACCATTAAAAATAATTGCTGATATTATTGAGTGGTTACTTTGTTTTTTTAAAGGATTAATAAATCCACTTACTCTTCCAGCTAAATTAGCTGAGTTTTTTAGTTTTGAATGGTTACTTAAATTTGTAACTCCAGTTGGTATATTACAAACTCTTGGTATAAAGTTTAATCCACAATTATTATTAGGATGGATTGGTAAAGCAATTATGACTAATCCACCAATTGATGAGTTAGCCAATAAATTTTCGGATATTTCAAGTACACTTGGTGATAAAACACAAAAAACATTTGACAAGGCAACTAGCACTGCTAATAATACAATTAATAATGTACAAGGTCAGGCTGATAATTTAAAGAATAACTTAGTAGGTGGTGCTACTGAACAAGTTAAGAAAGTTAAGGGTTATTTATATTCAGATGACTTTGAACTAGCAAATTTAAGTGAATTCTTTAGTGCTCCATTTTTAGCACCGTTGCCAACTTTTACAGCTGGCAATTTAAGAGGTTTATTAAAAAATATTTCTAGTAAATATATAAGTGCTCTTCTTAAAAATGATTCATTTGAACAAATTGATCAAAAAATCAACAAACTAAAAAGTGTTGTAACTGAAAATCAAAATGTATTGAGTACTTTAGTTGGTAAAAACTCACAAGTAACACAAAACTTTAACAGTCAAGTTTTATTATCTATAACTAAACAAATAGAATCCGCTAATAATTCTTTTAATTTATTATCAGAAACTGGATCAACTCTTTTTAGTGGATCTAATATAGCAAATAATCTAAGTGGTGGAAATAATTTAACAAATAATGTTGTTAATCAGATAACTGGTAATCTACAAAGTCAAACAGGTAATATTGTTAATAATTTACAGGGTCAGGCTGGGAATATTATAGTAAATGTTCAAGGACAAGCTAGTAATGTAGTTAATAATCTTCAAGGACAAACAAGTAATATTGCTAATCAAATTGCTAATAACTTACAAGGTCAAACCATAAATGTGACAAATAATTTAAACAATATTGGTGGTAGTATTGTTAATAATTTAGTAAACGTAAACTCAGCTATTCTAAACAATTTGACACAGAAGTCAGCTTTTATTGCCAATCAAATAAAACAGACAGCTAATCTTCTTTTAAAACAATTTTTTAAAATACCTTTCTTTAAAATAATATTTCCATCTCTTTGTTTTATTGAAAAGGTGGTAAACGGTTTTATTAACTTTATATGGTCTTTGTTAGGTATTGAAGTTATTATACCACCACCACAAATAAAACTTTGTAAATCAGATAATCCACTTGATTTATTGAAGGTTTTAAAGAATGAGAAAGTTACCGAAGTTAATAGTACAATACCATATGAAGAACAGAAAGCTTCAGATTCTTTTATTTATGAAGTTAAATTATCTGATGGTGCGGTTAAATCATTTTTAGACAGAGAATCACTAGATGATTTTATTGCTGAGAATGCGGATATAAACTTTGATCTACAATTTTAATATAATCTAAAAAAATAGATTTATTATGCCAAAGTCAAAACACAGAAAAAATCACAAGCAAAAAGTACAAGCTAGAAGAAATAGATTGGCTAGTGAGAAAGCACACGCTCAAAAATTACAAAGAGAATTCATTATGAATTTAATTAAACAAGAGCAAGATAAAGGAATGTTTGAAAACATGCCTACACTTGATACACAAGGACCAATTTTAGATGGACCAATCGTAGAAGGACCTTCTATCTAAATTTTTCTATTTAATGATTTTGAAAAGTTCTTAGACTATGTTTAAGAACTTTTTTATTTTGTGATTGAGAAATCTTTTTAAAATTTCAGTTTTATTACAAGAAGGCTGTTTCTTTTTACAAACTGTAAAGTACCAATTTATCATTAATATTTTATCTACGTCTTCTTTACACATATAATAAAAACTTTTCTACATCATATATATAAAAAATAAAAATCATTTTTTTAAATTATGAAAAATAATAAAATAACAAGTGCTTTAATTTCTGTTTATGATAAAACTGGATTAGAGACAATTATAGAAAAACTAATCAATAGTGGTGTTATAATCTACTCTACTGGTGGTACTTATGACTTCATTAAAAGTTTAGGTTTTCAAGTAGTTTCAGTCGAATCTATAACAGAATATCCTGAGATACTTGGCGGTAGAGTTAAAACTTTACATCCTAAAATCTTTGGTGGGATTTTAAATCAAAGAGATCTTAAAAAAGATCAAAAAGATGTAAAAAAACATTCAATACCACAAATTGACTTAGTTATTGTTGATCTTTATCCATTTGAAGAAACTGTAGCAAATGAAGAATCAACACATGAAGAAATCATCGAAAAGATTGATATTGGTGGTGTTTCATTAATAAGAGCGGCTGCTAAAAACCACAAAGATGTTGTTGTTATCTCTTCTAAAGAACAATATGATATTTTAGATAAAATAATTGATGATGGATTAGAACCAACTTTAGAACAAAAGGAATACTTAGCTGTTGACGCATTTAACAAAACATCTAACTATGATGCTGAAATATTCAAATATCTATTAGATAGAGAAGAAGGTGTTGAAAGTGGTAATGAGTTTGATATAAGTTCTTTAATGGGAGAAGATTCTAAAAACAATTTAAACTTAAATATCACTAAAGACGACTTTGATCTAAATGACTTCTTACTTTGTTGGAAAGAGTTTGGAGAAAGACCTAACCGTGTTTTAATTCATAACACTTACTCAACTAAGTTAGTAAACTCAGCAATCGAAGAATTTATAAAAGAGAAGAATGTATTCACGGAAGTTACTCCAGATGAAGAAGGATTACTCATTAATGATAAAATGTTTGTTAAGTTAGATGATGGTTGTTATATGTCTTATATTGTAGCAGATAGACTATCAGAGGCTTCATTTATTGATACTATTACTTTTATCTATAAAAGAGGATATGAACAGATACAAGACTTTCTTGATTTATTGAATGAATGTGTGATGGATTTTGCTCATGAAGATTCTCACAAACTTAATACAGTAACTTTATCTCAAACTGGATTAGAAATAGAACCAATTAGTTTACATGATATTGATTTAGATAATATTGACTTATATTATAACTCAACAACATTTAAAAGAGTTGATAAAGCTATTAAACAAATAAAAAAGTCTGATAAAGGTTTGAGTATATTTTATGGTGAAAGAGGAACCGGGAAAACTTCAATAATTAATTACATCTCTTCTAAATTAGATAGAATTGTTATTTTTATTCCGAATAATATGATTGAACATACAATCAATAATCCTGAATTTAGAAAGTATCTTAAAAAATATGATAAACCAGTTTTAGTAATTGATGATTGTGAAGTAGCATTTAGCGAAATCTATGGTAGAACTAATATGTTTAGTTCAAACTTATTACAAATGGTTGATGGTTTCTTAGCAGAATCAATGAATTGTAATATTGTTGCAATTTTTAACTTAGATAATGAGGATGAAATTGATCATTCTTTATTAGAATGTAATAACTTAATTGATTGTATTGAGTTTGAATATTTAGATGCTGAAGATAGTGTTAATTTATCTAAACACGTAAGTAACAATAAAAAGTATAAAAACAAAACCAAAATGATTGATATAATTAAGAAACGTTCGAATAAAGAAGTATTTGACATAGGTTTTTAAAAATAATATATAGAATATGAAGATTAAAGAATTAAGTGATGAAGAGATTCTAAACTTTTTAATGACATCTGAATTTGAAGATAATTATTCACCAGAAGAATTAAAATATCTCCTTTTAAAGTGGAGATATTTTTATCGTGTTTTTAATGGTAAACTTGAAAGACTAAAAGATGATAGTTTAAGTGATATAAACATGTTAAATGGTGAAATACAATCATTGAAAAATAATATTGTCGTTCTACAAACAAATGTTGCTAATAAAGAGAATTTAATTGATTCTATGAAAAATAGAAAACTTACCTGGAAAGAAAGATTCACAGGAAAAATTATAACAAATGAAGATGAAGATAAATGAATTTGAGAAATTAGAAAACAAAATTAATAACCAAAACTTTCATGAAAGTTACCGAACATTAAATCATGTTATGGTTGCTCTTTCTTATTTTGGTCATATTGCTTCTATATTTTTAGCATTCTTTATGTTATCAAACATATTACTTGGTGTTATGGAGAATAAACCAGTTGTTTATGTTGTAACTGTTATCATATTAAGTGCTATTGAATTGCTCAAGAGAGATATATTTCACAAATTTAGTATTTTATATTTAAAGTTAAAAGCATTTACAAAAGATGTTTTACCTCTTTTCTTTTTAAGTGTTGCTATTATTGGTATTTCATTTTATTCATCTATTAAAGGTGCGAGTGAGTATTCTTCTAAAAGTGATAAAATTGAACAAGATTATCAAAAAGTAAATAAACAATTTGAGGATAGTCTCACTAAAGTTTATCAAGTTAAGATTGATCAAATTGAGAAACAAAGTGGTAGTAAAGAAGGAGCTTTAAATACTCTTTATAATCAACAAAATGAACTTAATAACTTAGCATTGAGTGGTGAGTTAACACCAGTTCAAAAGAAATTATTAAGAGCATTACCTTCTCAAATTAAGGCTTTAGAAGCTGAAAATAAACCTTTTATTGAGTCTAAGAAAGCTGAGATTGCTTCTATCGAAAAAGAACGTGATGATAAAATAAAGAAACATCATACTGATACTGAAAAAGAATCTAAGAAGAAGAAAGATGATAATTCTACAAATTCAGTAGCTTTTATTATATTTTCAACTCTTATTGAGATTTCAATTTTAGCTGGTGTTTACTTTAAAGATTATTATGATGTTCGTTCTTATAGAGAAAAGAAAGATCAAATTGAGAAAGATCCTAATTTCCAAAAATGGAGATTATATAAACAAATTTTGGAAATTATTTATACAGAAGATACAAAAATAAATCAAAAACTACCTTCAAATAAAGGTATAATTGAAGCTTGTAAAGTAAATGATATAATTATTTTACCTAAAGATGTTACTAACTTTTTAAAAACAATGTCTAGTTTAGGAATTATAAAAGTATCGGGAAGTAGTAGATACGTGAGTAAAGCGAGAGATATTTCATTTGAAAATCTTAACAAACATTTTAATATTGAGTAATATGTGTTATAAAGTTGGTGATGTATTGGTTTTTATTGGAAATAACACCAGTGATAACCATTACAATAATTTTGAGGTTGGTAAAAAATATACTGTAAAAAGTGTCGGTTTTTTATATGATTCGGATCAATACTCGGTAGATAGCTCTTATGTTACTTTTGAAGAAAATACTCACGGATCTTTAGTTTATAAAATAAAAAGACATTTTGTATCTCTAGATGATTATAGAAATATAAAAATTAATCAAGTATTATGATTGAAACACCATTTAATTACACAGGTTCTAAATATAAATTACTTGAACAGATACTTCCGGAGTTTGACTATACGAAATCGACTTTTATTGATCTTTTTTGTGGAGGTGGTTCTGTTTATACAAATGTATTGGATAAATATGATACTGTTATAGCAAATGATATTATAAAAGATCTGATGGGTATTCACTCAGGTATTTTATATAGTGATGATATAATAGAAGAAACTAAAAAACTTTGTCCTGGTAAAGACAACCCAGAAGGTTATGGTAAACTAAGAGATAGTTTTAATGATTATAAAACTCCAGATAAACTTTGGGCTCTTATGTTGAGTTGTACCAATAATATGATGAGGTTTAATAAACAGTTTAAGTTTAATCAAACTTATGGAAATAGAGGTTGGAACTCAAATACAGAAAAAAAAGTAGAAGCTTATAAAAATCATATAAGAAAATATTCTGATAAAATTAGATTTATGTCATCACAGTTTGAAGATGTTTCTGTTTTTGGTGATAACACAATGGTTTATATTGATCCACCTTATGGTAGAATAAAAACAGAAGATGGTTCACTGGGTAAGAAACAAATATCAGAAGCTGGTTACAATTGTTATTGGACAGAGAATGATGATTTTTTATTATACACTTATATTAAAGGTATAAACAATAGAAAATCTTCTTTTATGGTTTCTGGTGTTTTAGAACATGATGGTAAAGTTTGTTGGATGTTAGATAAATTAATATCTGATGGTTTTAACTACAAGGTGTTAGATTGTGATTATAATAAAGTTTCTAGAAAGGGTGATAAGAAAACAACTGAGGTTATCATAACAAACTATTAGAGGATAATTTAGTTTTTATATATAACAAAAAAATTAAATTATTAAATATGGATTATTTAGATAAGTATGACGCTTTAGTTAAATTATTAACTGAAGAAGTTGAGATCGAAGGTAAGAAGTATGACTTAAAAGAAGATTTTGATAAATTCTTTGTTCGTTCAAATAAAACAGCGGGAACTAGAATCCGAAAAGTTATGCAAGAACTTAAAAAGTTAGCTCAAGAAGTCAGAGATGATGTTCAAGACTACAAAGGAAAAATTTAATAAAAATCCCATCTAAAAGATGGGATTTTTATTTTAATATATAATAAAAAATAAAAACTTCTAATGAAAAAATTTAGTACATCAATTGGTCAGAAAGTAAACGAAGAACCAAAAGTTGAAGTTAAGAAAATAAATGAAGAAGAAATCTTCAAATCAAAAGTTATGAATTTAATGGATCAATTTTTATCAATCCAAACTTACGGTCCAGTAGATAGATATTTAAGAGCAGGTAATATCAAAATATCTGGTAAAGAAACATTCTTAGAAGCTTTAATGACTTTGATGAGTGATAAGTCACAAAAAGATACAAAAGCTGTTTTAGAGGGTTTAAAGGGTCAAATAAAAGATTGGGAAGCTTTAGATAATAAAATTGAAGAAATTTCTGTATCTGAGAATAAAATTGATGAGATAAAACACAAGAATAAAGTTCTTTCAATTTATAATAAATATGGATATGATAAAAAACTTTGTTTACAGATGTTTGAAAATCATATTTCTAAAATAGAAGATGGTGAAAATGCTTATATGAAGTATGTTGTTACTGAGAAACTTTCAAATACACATGATAATGGAGAGTTATTTAAACAAGTATCTGAAAAATATTTAGATAAATCTAAACAATTAGGTTTTAATAGATAAAATTAATATGGAAAAAATATTAGGTGAAATGTTTGAAGAAGGTTTTTTTTCAAACATTTTTTTTGTAAATACAAATCCGGCTACTGTAAGTATAGAGAAGATAGGAAAACAAAATGGTGAAATAAAAAAAACCGTCATATCAAATACATATGAATTGACATCATTAACAGTTAGTGATGAAGATGATATAAAGTATTCACTTCTACATAATTTTTTTGTTACTCTAAATTATAATTCAAATAGAAAAGAATTAAAATATTTTGATAGAGGTTTGTTAAAAAACATATTCACTAAAAAAGATCCTAACATTATTTTAGATGAGATTTTAGAATATGATTGGATAATAACATCTCCAAATATTATAAATGAAATTACATCTTCATCATTCATAACTACACAAGAGAGTGATGCTTTAGTTAAACTAAAAGGTTATTTCACATCTCAATTTAAAAATACTTTAGTATTTGAATTACCACCTGATAATATTAACTCTAATTTATATAAACAATTTTCTAAAAATATAATTTATTGTGGTAAAAATAATTCAATAACACCAGTAATCAATAGAAATAAAAAAGATGATAAGGATGGAATAAGAGTTGAATATATATTCAATACAAGTAATGATTTGAAAAAAATAATTATCATGTAATGAGTGATATTGAATTAACAGATGAGCAAATTAGTATTCTTTATGAAATGACTGAAATACATTTTGAATGTTTTGAGAAATATTATAAAGAATACCAAATTACTTATCAAAGTGTTTTAGAACTAAATCATAAAAAGATGGTTGATATTTTAAAAGTTTGTCATGACGAAAGAGCTTCTAAAATATTATTTAATGGCATGATTAAAGAATACTCAGATATGTTAAATAGAAAGAAAATAAATTAATCCAACAAGTCTTTTAAAATATTATCTCTTCTTCTTGATATATCATCAAAATTCGAATAAGAAACTTTTCTACTATTCCCATTATCATCTATAATAACCACATCAATCTCACCACTTGTTGTGATAACACTATCAACACACTCATATAATTTACCAGCTGTCAATAACCTACTACCTGTTATTCTACTATTTATATCATTCTTAGATCTTAGCATGGTTCCTTTCTTTACAAGAATTAAATCTTTTAACTTTTTAAAAAGCATATCATTTAACTCATTAATATTGACACTTCTATAATCAATATCTTCTTGAGAATCGATAAATTGTGATATACGACTAAATAATTCATTTGTTTTATTACTAGACTCTGTTAAATGTTCATAGTTAGAAATCGTTAATTCATTAGTAAACCATTTTATAACATTATTAAATTCTCCGTGATATTTATTTACTTCACTTAGATTAATATCTATACCATTTATAATTACATAATTGATAATTGGTATAACACATTTTGTAAAACCTTCGCATCTTTCTGAGTTTCGAGTGCCATAAGACATTCTGCCTCTCATATTCATTTTAGGTTTTGTCTTCCAACTACCATTTAATAATCGATCAAGAACAATTGGATCTCCAAATATCTTATCAAACTTTGGTTTTGTTTTATTACTAATTAGTTTTTTGAGCCTTTCACTTTTAGTGTTATTAACAATCAACTCTTTTAAATCTCTAAATGACCAATATTTGATAGTTTCATAATCGGAATTAACCACATACATAACAAAAGAACAAAATTCAGAAAGACCGGACTGAACCATCATATTCATAGATGATATACCTTTCACATAATTAGAAACTAGTGGTATTTGTTCAACCGATTTATTATAAGTTTCTAAATTCCTTTTAATTATATCGTAACTTAAAATCATAGTATTTCTCTTATCACAATTGGTAAATTCTTTTCTAATTCTTTTACTTTATTACAAATTGTTTCTGGTGTGTCGTGATATTCTACTTTACAAGAGTATTGTTTTATAATTGAACCTTTATCATACTCTTCATTAACCCAATGAATTGTTATACCGGTTTCAACTTCCTTTTCTTCAAAAACTTTTTTATGAACATTCATACCCCACATTCCCTTACCACCAAACTTTGGTAGAAGTGATGGGTGTATGTTAATAATCTTAAACTTATCAGTTAAAACTTTAGGTATCTTTAAAAGAAAACCAGCAAGAACAATTAAATCTGGTCTTAATTGTTCTAACTGGTTTATAAAATTATCATTATCTAAATCATCTTTAGATATGATACTAAAATCAATATTCTCATTTTTTGCAATGTCTAATACCTTTGCCTCAGAGTAGTTGCAAATTATCTTGGAAATATAAATATCACTATTTCGAAAATAGTTTATTATATTCTGTGCATTAGTTCCATTACCAGATGCGAAAATGATAATATTTTTCATTACTTACCTAAAACTTCTTTTTGGTAGTATTCATCAAATCCTGATAGTAAATTACTAATGTTGTAAGTTTTATCATTAGTGATAACTTCATCAATGAAACCAAATTCTAAAGCTTCGTAAGCGTTTAACCATTTATCTCTACGAGCTGCTTCTAATACGTAATTGAAATCACGACCAGAATTTTCAGCTAACATCTTAAATAAGATGTAATTGTATTTTTCAGACTCCATTTGAGAGATACGGTTATCTTCGATATGACCTTGAGCACCAGAACTAACTTGGTGGATCATAACTTTTGAAAAGTTCAAAGAAGAACGTTTTCCTTTTGTACCAGATGAAAGTAAGATTGAACCCATTGAAGCAGCCATACCAGTGTTGATTGTTTCAATATCAGAATTGATATATCTCATAACATCAACCATACTCAAACCAGATTTAACAGAACCTCCTGGTGAATCAATGTGCATTTTAATATCTCTCTTCTCAATCGAGTCTAAATACATTAACTGTGCTTGAACAACAGTTGACATATTATCATTCACCACACCAGCAACCCAAAGAATACGATCTCTCATTAAACGTGAGAAGATATCCATTTGTGTTACTCTCATTTCTCTTTCTTCTAAGATGTAAGGAGTTAATGAGTTCTCAGGAGAAATTCCATTCTCTAAATTTTTCTCGAAATAGTGAAGGTTCATAGATGAAATACCTTTACCAAGTGCGTACTTTTTGAAATCTTTACCGAAATCCATATATTTAATTTTAAAGTTTACTTATTAAAAAACGATTTATCCAATTCTGGATATTTTTCTAAAATTTTAATTCCATCTTCTTGGAATTTTTTTGAGTTCATAACCCAATCTTTATCAGTGGGTATACCACCCCATAATAACTGACAAATAAAGTTATATTGTTTTGTTGTTAATTTTTCCATATTCTTAGTTTAAGAAGTTGCCTGCTAAATCATTAAAAAGTGGAGATCTTTTTAAGATCTCATTAATCACATCAAAACCAATATCTTGAAGAGCTAATTTGAAAATTATATCACCATTCCAATCGGTGTGAATTTTTTCTACAATTTCACCTTTACATAAATTACTTATATCAGATTTGTATAGAGATACTTCGATACCATCATATATAATGAAACCTTTCTTGACAAGAGAAGTGAAACTTGATTCGTTTAATAAAATTCTATTTTCTTTCATATCATGTTTTATTTTCTTTATTTATTAAGTTTAGAACCTTTACAAATATTTTTATTTGTTAAATTATTTTCATAATTCCAAACATCATTTGAAACCATATGACATTTATGATTTTCTATTTTACCAAGACTTTTCATCTTTTCAAAATAACTTCTAAACTTAATACTATGTTGATTAGTATTGGTCCATGGACACTCTTTACACGGCTTACTACAACTCATCTTCTAAAATCATTCTTAATTTCATTTCTCTAACCATTGAGATATCACCATCACAAATATCTTCTAAGGCAGCTTCTAAACAATCATTCTGAGAATACCAAACTTTATCCCAAGAAGATATTTCAACATCACCTGGATAAATTATCGTATATGAAAAAGCATCACCAGCAATTTCACCACTCATGCGATCTCTATAAGGTTCTTGTAGAACTAAGACATCACAGTTGTAAAACTTATATTTCTTTACAATTTTATCCATTTCTTTATTCTATCCATAAAACTTTTCTTTGGTATAGAAGCTTCGATACGAGACCAATTCTTTTTAACATATTCTATTTTATCCAAATGTTGATTACACAATCTTCTTATCTCGTCATTCGGAAGACCTGTTGTAGCAGTCGTGTATTGCCAAAGGTTCTTACGAGATTGTTCCATTGATTCCCAAACATCTGGATAGGAATAACCATTTCGAATCGAATAGTCAATATAAAGATCCCACTCCTTCTCTAAGAATTCTCTTTCTGAAATTTTCATATAATATAAAAAGTTTTCATATCTAAACTATCAACACGAACTATACCATGTTTTGGGAAATCTCTCCATTTACAAGCATCTGTATATCTTTCTTCACTAACCGCAATTAACTCTTGATCCTTTACCCAGTTCATTAACTCTGTTAGCTTATTAGAAAGACGAATAACATCTATATTAAGTGCTATATTAGAACTCTCTTGAAATATCGATTCATGATATATGTTGTTCATATTATTTCTTTTTTATAAAAGTAGTAAATATAATTTTAAATACCTAATTGTTCTAATCTTTTTCTTCTTGTATTTCTTGTTATAAGTATGTTTTTGAAAGCTTCTGAATTATAAACATTAAATAATTTATTTACATCTACTTTAGAAGTAATTGGATTAGTTTTAGTAGTACCATCACCAAATGTCATTACTCTAATATATTCTATAATAACTGTTTTTTTATTTTTCTTAATTATCTTAATTGTTTCACCTTCTCTTAAAAAATGTATCTCTTTAGAAAGACTAAAATGATTTTTATCAGTTGTAAATTGATCACCTACTTTTAGATAGTCTAAAAACTCTTCCATTAACGCAGTGTTATATAAAGAATTAAAATTACTTAATTGTTTATTTAACTCTTTTTCTTTATCATATAAATCGTTTAATTCTCTTCTAAACTCAGATTGTTTCTGAATGATCTCTAATATATCCATATATTAATTTTCAACAAAAGTAATAATTTTTTTTATACTACTAAACTTTTTTAAAACATTATTAAATCTATAAAATATAACATTCATACGAGTTCAATTAAGAAATCGTAATAAAAAAATATAAAGTAAAATGAATAAAGCAGAATTAGTAGAAGCAATTGCTAACGAAACTGGATTGAGTAAATCTAAATCTGGTGAAGTTGTTAACACTATCGTGAAAACAATTTCTGAGTCTTTAGCAAAAGGTGAGAAAGTTTCTTTAACTGGTTTCGGTACTTGGTCAACAAACACAAGACCTGAAAGAAAAGGAAGAAATCCTAAAACTGGTGAAGAAATTACTATCGCTAGTAAAACAGTTGCTAAGTTTAAACCAGGTAATGAGTTAACTAAAAGTGTTAACTAATTATCAGTTCAAATTTTTCTTAAAAACCACCAATTTAATTGGTGGTTTTTTTATATATACAAATATGAAATGGATTAAAAGATTTGAGAGCTTTGATATGCCTTACTACAATAGTGAATGGGAAAAGTATTTACCAAATGAAATAACTATTATAAAAGGTCAAGATGATTTTACACAAAGAAAAGTATATAAAACGGGAAACATAATGATTCATTCAGATATGGTTCAAATAACTTATACACATGAAGAATATCCAATGGATACGAAAGATGTTGTTCCTGAAGTAGTTGATTTTGATATACACTTTGTTAAAAATGGAAGCATATCTTTAGATGTTGATATTACTTATGGTGACTCAATGGCTAGTGAGTTTAAGATAAAGGGTGATAAAGTTCATGTTATACAATATACTTCTTATGGTTCTAAATTTGATCCATCAAATACAGTTTTTGCTTTAGATGAAAATAGTTTAATGAGTTTTATTAAATTCTTTAATATGTTTGAGGGAATCGATGTTGATAGAAATGAATTTAATTTTTTAGACGATAATCCCAATAATTATACACCAGATTAATTTTTATTTGTATATTTACATAAATAAAAATTCACTATGGGAACTTTAGCACTTATAATAATCTTCATTTTATTATTTAGAATTTTGAGACCTGTTTTCTCATTAGCTCTTTCCATTTTAATGCCTTTCATTAAAATAGTATTAATAGCAATTTTAATATTTGTTGCTTTTATTTATCTTTTTTAAAGGGACAGTGGCGACAACCAGTGTTACAACAAACTGGTCTTATTATCTTTAAGTATTCCTCGGTGAATACTCTCATTTTTATTCCATCTATTTCTTCCCAATAGAAGTCAACATCTTCTATAAGTTCGTCTGCTCTTAATCTTTTATTCTGACACATAATTTATATATTTTTTAATAAAAATTAGTTTTTAGAAAAATATTTTTAATATATACTAAAAAATAGATTAAAAAATACATTATAATTATGAAGTGGATAAAATCAAGAAAAAATTTCCTAAACGAAGCTAAGATTGGTGATGTTATCTTACCATCTCAAAAGAAAGAAGTTATCAGAACTTTTGGTGAGAAGTGGTTAGACATGGAAGAAATTACAGCTACTGAGAAAATTATTCAAGGTGATTGGGAATTATCTAAAGAAGATAAATTTAAAGTTCTAAACGTTCTTTTTGGATGTGACGTTGAAGAAGCTCAAAAACAATATGCTGATTTACCAGATGAGTTTATAGCTGCGGTTAATGAGTCTTTATCATTCTTAGAAACTGCTGATGATACAAGAGATGTTAATATCAAAAGAGCTAAAGAATCTTTGTCTGAATTAGATCTTAAAGATATTGGTATTGATGAGATGATTGCTCTTAACTACCCAGTTTTAAGAAAGTTATCTAACGAAACTAACAAAGCTGAAATCATTCAAAGAGATGAAACAGGACGTCCTGTTATGGGTGCCGATGGAAGACCAGTTAAAATTCAAGTTGAACCAGGTCCTGTATTTGAAAAAAACTTAATCAACTTAGAATCTTTCAGACAAGATTATAACAAATATTATGATAAAAAAGTTGAAGCTAACTTTAATGATAGAAATATTCAAGCTATTATAAACGTTGTTAAACAGGACCATAATAGTGAGTACAAAACATCATATAAAGTATTTAATAGACCAGTTCATTTAAAAATATCACACAACCCAAAAGATATTTTAAATATGTCTATTTCAAAATTCTACGCATCTTGTCAACATTTATACTCAGGAGGTTATAGAAGTCAACTTATTGGAAACGTTTTTGATCCACATTCAATTCCAGCTTTCTTAATTGTTAAAACTCCTATTTATAATGGTGATGATTTACTTTCTGAGCAATTACCAATTGCTAGAAGTATGGTTAGATGGTTAGATGGATATGATAAGAATGAGAAAGGTGCTATCTTCTTTGATAGAACTTACCCTGATAGATTAAGAGAAGTTATGTATGAAATGCTAACTAAATATACTGGAATGGAACCTATCGGAACTCAAGCTAAATCAAATGGATTGAAATATACTTTCTCTCCTGATATACCTGCTCAAGCACAAGGTGATATTAGAGATCCTTATATGGATTCATTAGGATTAAACAGAAAGAAATATGTTGGTATCAACACAACAAGATTAACTACATCAATGAGTGGATTTGATAAAATGATCATTTCTCCACAAGCTAAAGTTAAAGAGTTAATCGTTGATTCACCATCTGTACCTGAAGCATTATTCTCATTACCATTGAAATTAGATTGGATTAAATTTAAGTTTATCAATATCAAAGAAATGCCAGATACAAGTAAGTTTGATTGTAAATCATTTGCTTTTGATAAATGTAAATTTTCTAGTGAAGATATTCAAAAAGTTATTGCTGATCACAAAGATATGAATAAATTACAATTAACATCTTGTGAAGTTGATGACTTAAAATTAAGTGGTTTAAATGTTGAAGAATTACAATTAGTTTATACTACAACTGATTCATTAGCTAGTGTTTTAGACGGAGCTACTTTCAAAAAATTAGTTGTTTCTGGTGATTTAATGTCAGATAAAGCAAATAAAGAATACATCAATAACTTAAAAAGAGGTGGTGTTAAAATTGAAACTGTTGGTTTAGTACTATGAGAAATTTAAAACATATAAAATTATTTGAAAGTTTTTCTTTATTAGAAGCATTTGCTTCAACTAGTCTTAATAAAGTTTTTAACTATATTAAAACAAAAGAGAGTAAAGAAAAGTTTTCTAACTATGTTAGAGCAATTGCGGGACAGATTGATGTCCCGTCAACTGCTATTACAGATGAATACTTTGAATACCTACCGTATAAAGATGCTATTAGAAAGAATGTTTCTATGGATCTTGTTGATTGTAAAGCAACTTCTATTCAAGCTTTTGGAGATCCAACAAAAAGAGGTGGTAAAGGTGTACCAGGTGATGTTTGTACCAAGGGTAAATTAAAAAAGGCTTATGGTGCTTCAGGTAGAACAAGAGAGTATGATTGTCCTATTTGTAATGGTACTGGTAAAGTAAGTCCTAGTGGTCAATTAAAATATCTTAAATTCTGGTTAAACTCAAAAGGTGATTTTATTGGTGTTACAGCTGTTGATGGTTTATACCATGCTAATAAGAGAGATGTAAATCAATTTAAACAAATTGATATAACTGAAGAAGTTAAAGCTGTTTTAAATAGAGAAGGTAGAAATGATGCAACTGTTAAAGCGGATTTAGAAGCTATCGAATCTAAATATGGTTTAGAATCGGGTAAAACTAGATTAGCTACAGAAGGTTTAACAAATTATAGATGGAGAGATCCAAGTGGAATAACAATAGGAACTTATTGGAAAGACAGAGATGGTAAGGTTTATATAGCTTCTGGTAATAGTCGTTTAGATGATAAAAGACAAAGACCGGTTGGTGTTAAGTGGAAAGAGTTTGGAAGTTATTTAGCTCAATTACCTTATATTTTTAATGCTGTTACTGCGAATATTGATAGAGGAATTATAAAAATATTAACTGATATTGAAGAAAAAGATGATGTTCTTTATAATGTTGGTGTAAACTTCACATATCCTAAAAGTGGTGGTGGAAGTTTCTCTTTGCAAGATAGTTTAGATAAATCATTTTTAAGTGAGGCTGAGTTTGCTATTATATTTGATTTCAAGAAGTTTGAGGATGATATGATTGCTAATAATACAAAAAAACTTTCAACTATCAAAGATGAAAGAACTGAAAGAAAAAAGGGTATTATTGGAGGTAAATTAGGTATCTCTGATAAAGATATTAGAAATGCTAATTTAGAAAGATATATAAAAGCTATTTCTGATGTTGATATAACAACTGGTTTTGATAGATTAGTTAAGAAACTACCTAGATTCTTTGGTGGTAGATTATCATTCTTTTATATTTATAGTGAGAAAAACTTTATTTCATATAGAAATACTATATTGAATTTATTACAATTCATGAGAGCTGAAGATGATGATGAGAAAAAAAATATTTCAGATAAAATATCTGATCGAATAAAAGAAACTTTTAATAACAATAAAATACACTCTGAGAGATTAGATAGAAGATTGGCATCATATAAAGATATTTTAGCTGATAGATCTGTTACATCAGAAAATGATAATGAAAAAATTTTCTATAAATCTCAATTAGATATCTTAAATAAAATTATGCAGTTGAGTGCTAAAATATCTAATAAAATATCACAACAGGAAGTTGAGTGTATTGAAGACTTTGAAATTATATACACTAAGATAAATGGTATATATAACGCACTCAAATCTGATAGAACGGGACTATTTAAGGGTAGTGGAGGACTTCAATATGTAGGTAGTGGAGGACTTCAATATGTAGATTATTTAATTGATTATGATGATGTAAATAGAACAATTAGGTCATTTGAATCTTATTATGGAAGACCAACACCTACACCGACTGATTTAGGTTCAACTAATTTTAATAGATATGTTGAAGATACTTTAAATAAGTTAGATTATATGATACGATTAGTAGAAAGAATATAATAAAAAAAACCACTCATTTGAGTGGTTTTTTTTATTTCTCTTCAATTTTGATAGTCACTTCTACCTTAACATTCTTCTTATCAAACTCTCTTAACTTAGAATTGATAAAGTCCGAAACATCTTCTAACCTAACATGTCTAAGTGTATTCTCAGTTTCCTCCGAGATAACACTTTCAATTACAAAACTATCTTTAGTTTCATAAACACGTCCTTCAAAGGACTTTTCATTATATGTTTTCATAACTATTTAATATAACCTAACTCTTTTAAAGCGTAGTAACCAAAGATACAAGCAAATATACTAATCATTATGCTACCACTTAACATACCAAATATAAGTAAAAAAACCGAAGTAACAAGAGAAATACCCATAGATAATTCAAAAGCCTTTCGTCTATTTCTCATATTCAACATTAATAAGTCTTTACAAATATGTCCACCATCCATTGGATAGATTGGTAATATATTAAAAATGAATAAAAAGAAATTCACTGTAAAGAATACTTCAACTCCTAATATTAAACCAATTATAGCCAATATTAAATTACTGAGTGGACCAGCCGCAACTACTTTAATATTATCACGAGTGTGCATATTACTATCAACTTGTGCTTGACCAGCAAACAAACCAATACTAATACCATAAGCACCATACCCAAGATGTTGTGCCATGAATGTGTGAGCCATTTCGTGTATTAAAATAGCGATAAACGCTGAAATAAATACATCGAATTGAAAATGAACCATTGGTAATAATAAGAAAAACCAAAGACTGAGGGTTACCGGAACACCTCTAAATGTAAATAATTTAATATCACTCATAAATATAGATTTTAGAGTATAAAGATAGTAATTTATTTTTAATTATTTAAATCTTCTGATAAAATTTCTAACTCTTGGTGAATATCCAGTTGCAATTCCATAGTTACCACTTGCTGATTGTAATCCAAGACCATTTTTACCACTATAATTTAAGAGTTTACCAGCTTTAACGTCATAAAAACTAAATGTATCAAGATAAGGGAAAGCACCATAATATATTTTCTTGACGTTGACTTCCATTTCAACATCATATTTATTACCTTTATACTCAATGTATTCCTGAGATCCTAATCCTTGATTTAATCTGGTTGCCATCCCATTTTCTTTTGCCCATTTAGTCATACTATATACCATCCAATCTTCAGTTGAATAAACTCGGTCTAAAAACTTTATCTTACCTTTCAAATCAGTTAAATTCTCTTTGATATCAAAGGCTAATCTAATTTCGGCATCCCAGATAAAAGCTCTTGCGACTAATTTATTAGAACTATCTAACATAACTAATAAACTACATACTTCTGGATTTTTTGTATAAATATCAAATAGATTATTAGTTCCTTTAAAACCATATGTGGTGGAAGATCCAAAACGTGTTATGTCTGTTCGATCTGATCTACCCTGTTGTTTATCATTCATACAAGAATTACCCAAAGTTCCCTTCATTCGAGCATAGTTAAAAGAATCATAATATTTAGCTATTTCATTACCTTTAACAACTTTAAATTTATACTCTTCTTTAGCACCAGATTGTGATTGTAAATAAACTACAAACTTATCAATTAAAGATTCTGGGTATTTTTTAGGAGTGTTTATAACTTTATTTAAAAATCTACCAATTTTAATTCTCGATCTTGTTTTAGAGTCCAATAAATCAGGTGATATCTCCCTCATTTTACTAGTTGGTATCCAAATTAAATTATCGCTTTTTAAACCATCGATAAACTCAGGGTATTCTTTATTAACATTTTTCTGAGTTGTATATGAAAGATTTTTATCTTCTAGATCAACAAATGTTATATCATCATCAATTTCTTCACCATATAAGTCAAGTAAGTCTCTACATATATTAGAAAATTCAGATGGTGCTTTACTAATAGCTTTGTGAAAATTAGTTAGAAAGTAAAATCTGGTTTCATTTAAGAACTCCAATTCGTTTTGACTTTCAAAAACTTTAAAAGATTTTATATGTTTCATATTCTATATATTAAAGATTAAATCTCACTTTTTAATGACCAAAATAATTATTTTCAAAATAATTAAATAAAATAACAAAGGGAGAGATAATTATTATATATATAATTAAAAATAAAAATAATTATATGGACTTTACAGAAGAAGACTTAATCGAAATGAAGAAGAAGGTTAAGCAAATGGAAAAAGAATTGAGAGAAAAAAATAAACCAAAAACGATTACAATACCTGGTAAAACTCATTCTACTATTAAAAAGTATTGTAGTGAATTAAATTTAAATATTGGTGAGTGGGCTTCTCAAGTTTTATTAAGAGAAATAGAAAATGATAGTTGTGTTATTAAGTTAGATGATGATTATGATACAAGAACTAAGAAACTCGCGGAAGAGATTAAACAAAAGTATAATGTTAAAAGATCAGCATTTAAGTTGGATAAGATATTTATTCATAAAGATTTAAAATCTCTTGGATACTCAAGAATTGATGCTTATCCTATTTATGAATATACAGGTGATAATATAAACGAGTTTAAGGAGAAATATAAAGAAAATATATTAAATATATTCAACTTAGATAATGATGATATTACTGAATTACCTATAAACGAAGACCTGGACGTTGTTATACCTTATATAGGTGGTGATATTCCTTGGCAACAATCAATTTTAAAAGATATTGAAAACCTAACAAAGAAAAACTCTCAATAATTATTGAGAGTTTCTTTTTAATTGGTCTTTTTTATAAACTTCTACACAAGATCCTTGTCCGTGAAGAACCTCAAATACCCAATCACCTAAGTAATACATTTCACCGGTAAACATACAAGAATAATCTTCATACTCTTGTTCAGTAAACTCTACACCATATTCTTTAGAATACTCAAGTAGTGTCCAGTAAAGAACTTCCATAGGTTCTCTACCTAAACTATATTCACGATCACGATACTTATCAGAACTATACTTATCATAAATCTTTTGAATAAGTTCATCGAGATTATCTCTGAAGTTATCATGGATATATTGAGTATATCTTTCTTGTCTTTCTCTTTTTCTTTTGAGTTTTTCACCAAACTCAATAATACTTTGTTGACCTTCTTCTGAGTCAAGCCAATCTCTTAAACTATCTAAATTCATTCTACAAAATTAAAAAATTTTTTTAATATTTTATATATACATTATGTTAAAAATTAAAACTTATAACCAATTTAATTCGAGTGATTGGTTTGGACCTGTTAAGGTTCTAGATATAAAAGATCGTAAAGTTTATACAACTTCTGGAAATTTTGTAAATAATTCTATAAATCAAATAAAGAAAGGTTATACATATGTTTTTAGATTGAATGGTGATATGATAGTTGATACGGGTATGTCTTGTGTCGATTTAGTTATTTTAGTTGATACTGGCTCAAATTATAAGATGTTGGCAATTCTAAGAAATAAAGATCCATTTAAAGGCAAGTGGGCTTGTCCTGGTGGGAACATTGACGAAGGTGAAGAACCAATAGATGCTGCTATTCGTGAGTTGGAAGAAGAAACAAGTTTAAAAGTACCTAAAAGATATTTGAGATTTATTGATGTATTCAATGAACCGTGGAGAGATCCAAGAAATAAGAATTGTATTTCTTATGCTTTCTCAGTTATTTTAAGTGATATACCTGAAACATCCGCGGCTGATGATGCTGATGAATGTGATTGGATTGATGTTAGTTATAGTGGTGAAACTATTGTTGATATGGCATTTGATCATAAATCTGTTATAAAAGGTGCTATTAAAAGAATTAAAAGATAAAGATTAAATATATAAGAAATGAGAAAGTATAACCAATTTATTTTAGAAAAATTAAATAATGATTTAGTCATCTTATTAGAGGGGTATTTATATTCGACATCCGAATTTCATAGAAAGATTTCCGAATTATCTAGACAATCTGGTAGAGTGGGTGATATTTCTAAAATCATTGATGAATTCTTAAATAGAAAAGCAGATCCATTTCATCAATTAAAAGATGATTCAATAACTCAAAACTTTTTTGATACTACCAATCGAGTTGATATGGTTAGTTTCACTATGAATGATAAAGTTCCTAAAGATTGGGATAATGATGAAGATCCAGATTTGCCATACACATTAGGGAGATCTGAAATGAAAATTGGTAGAGTTTTGAGATCTATTGTGTCTATGATACAAAGTTCAAAATCTATTAATTTTAATTTAACCGATAAAGATGTTGAAGACTTTGTGAACGCATATAAATCATTAGAAATAAATGATAAATGGCAGTTTAAAATTGTTAAAGGTGATGATATTATCAAATATTATAACACATCTAATTACTTAAACACTAATGGGACTTTAGGAGGATCTTGTATGGGTGATGCTAGGGGTAAATTAAAACTATATGTGGAGAATGATAATAAAGTTGGTCTTTTAATTCTACACAATAAAGAAACTGATCAAATTTGTGGTCGAGCTTTAGTTTGGAAACTAAAAAAGTCACCTTGTGATGCTAAATATTTTATGGATAGAGTTTATGTAAATAATGATTCTGATGTTATAAAGTTTAAAAATTTTGCTAATGAGAATAAATTTTTATATAAACAGAAAATGAATAGTCATACGGAAACAAATGTTTGTTTTTTATATGATAATAAGGAATTTTTTGGCGAAATATCTGTCAAATTAGAAAAATCAAACTTCAATAAATATCCATTCATTGATACACTTTGTTTCTTAAAAGGTAAAAAGTTATCAAACTTACCATCTAAGAATTGTAATTGGTTACATGAAACGGATGGTGGTGATGATCAATGTTATGAATGTGATGGTGAATGTTTCTCAAGTTACAATGGAATCTGTGATGTTTGTGGAGATGGTCACATCTTTTTGAAAAGAAAAGGAATTGAAACTAAAATAAATAGATTAGTATGAGATATATAAAAGAATTTTTCAATTACATAAAAGAAGAATGGTCAAAGAATGAACCAATTCCAGAAATATTAGATAAAGAAAAAGGATTAGCTGTTTTCCTAATCGGTGCTCCCGGTATTGGAAAGTGCTTAGAATATAATACACCCATTTTAGTGAATAATAAAATGACTAAAATTGGTAAATTGATAGATAACTATAACACCGAATCAAAAATTGGTGAAATAAATATTCCTGTTAAAAACTTATATGTTAAATCATTAAATGATAGTGGTGAGTTTGTGGAAAATGAGATTTCGAGTTTATATAGAGGCTATTCAGAAAAGTTAATAAATATAAAAACACAAACGGGTGTTGATATAAAAGTTACACCTATACACCCATTATTAGTTTTAGAAAAAAACGGTGATATTATTTGGAAAAAATCATCAGAAATAACAATAGATGATAAGTTAGCCAGACCTAGAATAATAAATAACACTTTTAATAATAAATCAAAAATAAGTAATGAATTATCAAGGATTATTGGTTATTCGTTAAGTGATGGTAATTTTATAAAAAATAAAAATAGTAAATTTCTAACACTAACAAATATAGATATTGATATAATAGATGATTTTAGAAAATGTGTCGAAAAAGAAAATAAAATATTAACAGTAAAATCTAAAAAAATAAGACATAGTGTTCAATATTCAGATGATATTAAATTAGGAAATCGAAGATTTAAAAAAGATAAATATGATTTTATTTCAAATATTTCTGAAATATGTGGTGATTATATTTTTGGCAACAAATCACATAAAGTTAGAATTCCGGATGATATAATATCAAACAGTGAATCATTAAAACATTTCTTAGGTAGTTATTTATCTTGTGATGGTTCTGTATTTGAAAATAGAGTTGAATATTACACATCGTCATATGAAATGGCTACTGATTTATCTTATGCACTTTTAATGTTTAATTTATTATTATAAATTAATTCCACCATGTCATCATTTGGTATAAATCCACCAATATTTGTATTAGTTTTTTCAATTGGTTTAATTTTTTTTCTACTACATCTAATATATTTATTTAATATTTCTCCAAATAAATTAAAATCATCACTTGTTACCCTGACTATATATGATAAAAAATCCTTATTATTTAAATTTGTTTTTTTATTTTTTATTACCGAATTTATACCAGAAGATGAAACTGGATATAGATTTACTAGAAGTTATAAATATAGAAGAGTAATAACGAAAAAACGTTTTAATAAAATATGTAATTTTTTAAATGAGAATAATGTTTATATACCAGAAACATATATTAATCATCACAATAACTTATTTTTTGATAAAATAACTAATATATCAACAATAGAACATAATGATTATGTTTATGATATAGTCTTAGATAAACATCATAACTTCATAGGTGGTAACTTACCAACAATACTACATAATTCACACTTTGTGAATAATTATTTACATACAAAAAATACAAACATTAAAGACTTCTCAACTGATGATATTTCACTTCTTTACACAAAAGATCCAAATGTTTATTATAAAGGAAAAGAAAAAGAAGAAGGTGGTAGAACAAAAAATGCGTCTGAATTAAACTTAATGAAGATGAAAGGTTTTATGAAAACTGGTCAAAACTTTATCTATGATACAACCGGTGCTGGTAAAGAATATACTGATACTGGTTATGAACACATTAAGGATATATTTGATTTAGCAAGAGAGAATGGATATGAAATAGTTTTTATTCACTTATTATCTACATTAGAAACATCAATTGAACAAGATAAATTAAGATCGAGACACGTTGATCCACACTATATTAAATGGGCTTATGCCAAACAAATGGGTGGTGAAGTGGATGGTGTTAAGGTAACTGGTAATATGAAAAGATATAAGGAATTAGGACCAGATAAATATTATGTTATAACTTCTATTGATAAAAAATATAAGTTTTATAAATTAGAAGGAGATAAACTTCTTAAAAGAAAAAATGATAAATGGGTTTAATACTCATTTGAATAGTTTTTCTAATTTATAAGCTATCATACCGGCAATAGCTCCTAAAAAAAATCCTAATATTAGAATGGTTTTCTTCATAAAGTGAAGATAGTTATTTCTTTTTACATTTCAAAATCATTAACCACTTTCCGGATTCTAATTTAGGAAGTGCCTCTGGTGTACCAAACTCTTCAACGGATTGAGCAAATTTTAACATAACTAACTCACCTCTTTCTGGAGATGCTTTCTCTCTACCTTTTAAAGAGATAACAACTTTTACTTTATCACCGTCACTTAAAAACTCTCTACCTTTTTTAGATTTAGTTTCTAAATCATGATCTGATATATTAACCGATAATTGTATTTCTTTTAAAGAGGATTTAACAGCATTTTTCTTTTTCTCTTTCTCAATCTTTTCTTGATTATAAAGAAATTTGTTGTAGTCCTCAATTCTAACAATAGGTGGAGTTTGATTTTCATTAATCATAATCAAATCTTTTTCCTCTGCTTCAGCCATTCTAATAGCTTCATTTCTAGAAATAACGATTGGTTCTCCATTACCAATCAATCTAACATCACTTGATGTTATTTCTAAATTAATTTTGTGTTTTCTTTTTGGTTCTACTCTCTTAAAGGGTTTTCTCATTTATTTTTTATTTTTTATTTTTATTACCACAAATCGAACTCTTTATTCTTCTTTTTATTTATGGTTTTTGATTCATCTATATATTCAAAATTTTCGATATCAAAAATAGCATCTATTTTAAAATCTCTATAATCAGCAACTCCATTCAACTCTTCCCAACCTCTATTTATCAGCTTCCATCTTCTAGAACTAATTCTTTTTTGATTATACATTTTAGCTAAGTTATTTACAAGAAACTTTCTATGTTTAGCATGTGAAATAGCACCTGGATAGTTTTGATATAAGTTTTTACCATCATAAGATATACCACAACAACTAATATCAACATTAGCAATCAAATCAATAAACGTTTGCGTGTATAAATCTTGAGTAACATCGGATGGTCTTTCAACAGACATAACTCTTGGTCTTATAAGTTGAACCACTTTAGTTCCTTTAACATAAGAATAGGGTTCAGATATAACCATATTCATATCATAAACAGATGATAGATCTTTAGGTGCTAAATTTTCATGATAAATATATCCATTCTCAACTAATACTTTATCAACAAAATTCATTGATTTAGTACCAATTAATATATCCACATCATTGATTTTTTGACCGGCTATAATATCTCTTAAAGCTCCACCAAAAACTCTAACTAACTTATTATAAATTATTCCACGATCTTTTAATTCATTAGTGATGAAAGTATCATCACCAAATAACAAAGATGAATCAAACTCTAAGTATTCGTCTAATTTTTGTTTAATCATTATATTCAAGTTTAAGTTTCTTATCACCTATTTGTAGTATGTAAAGACCTTTAGAAAGTTGTGGTAACTCTACATCAAAATAATTATCACCTAATTGTAAATCTAATGATTTTTTATAAAATTGTTTACCGGTTAAATCATATATCAATAAGTCTTCAACCTTACTAAAAGATGAATGTAAAGAAACATTTATTTCATTTGTAATTGGATTTGGATAAACCGTTAAGTTCTCAATATTTAATTGAATTAATATAGACTCCCAATCTGTTCTTTTATAATCACCATTATAATCAGTTTGTTTTAATCGATAGTAAGTTATTCCAGTTTCAATATTTCGATCAATTGCTTGATAGTTTATTCTTTGAGTTGAATTACCAGCACCTGGTAGAGTTGTAACTATATCATAATCTAAACCATCTTTTGACTTTTCAATTGTGAAATAATCATTATTGTGTTCTGATGCTGTTGACCATCTTAATTTAACAACACCATCTTCAAATTTAACTTTAAAGTAAATCAACTCAATTGGTAAAGCAATACCATTTGATTCATAACATCCAACATCTGGATTACCAATACGACTATAATGTCTCAAATCATCAGTTGGTGCTCCGGTTGTTGTTCCCCAATCTATACAAGGTGATGTACCAGAAAGTGTATAATCATCACTAGCACTATTTGTGAATAGTGGATTTGATATTAACGGTGATGTATTTGATGTAGCTGATTTTATCTCAGCTGAATTTCCATAACAACAATTTGTCATGTTAACGGTAGCGGCATTATTATAAACATCATTGAAAGTATTACCTAAATTATTATAAATAATTGTATTTATTAAATTTATTTTAGCTGATGATAAAGCCAAAACACCTCCAGTTCCAACAGAAGCATTACCATTAGCAGTTATAGTACAGTTCATAATATTTAATGTACTATATGTATTCATAGCAACAATAACAGCCTCTCCTGATGATGTATTATTTTCATAAAATAAACAGTTTTCTAATGTTAGAGTAGAGGTAGATCCAACACCAAAGAATATAGCACCTCCGTAATTAGTAGCGGTATTTGAATAAAAAATTGAATGTTTTATTGATGATGATGATGTTGGTGATAATTCTATTGAAATAGCACCACCATAATATTCAGCATTACAATTTTTGAAAGTACAATAATCGATGGTTATTCCCTCAGCAGAATAAATAACACCACCTCGGTGATGTAAAGAGGCAGTTCTTGTATCACAATTATCAAACTGACAATAAGTTGCTTTAAATCCTGTACATCCAGCAATTATTTTAATTGCTCCACCACCTCCTGGATCACCTCCATCAGAATTTTTATGATCCTTTATAATTAATTTAGTGATTGTGATATTATCATTATTTGTGTTATTTAACAATAACCATCTTGCGGTACTACCTGCATCAAAAATAGATGTAGGTACACCAGATGATAAAGCCGCACCAGAAATTACAAAACCTTCATCATCAGTACCAACAGTAATACCTGTCTCAGAATAAGTTCCTGCTTCAACGAAAATAGTATCATTAGAACCTAAATTATAGGTGCTGAAAACGTTTGCTAATGTTAATTTTGGTGTAATAGATGATGTTCCATTGTTTGTATTGTTTCCGGTTGAACTAATATAATAATTAGTTGCTAATGAACTAAATGATAATAATAGTGTTAGTAAAAATAATATTCTTTTCATGTTTCTTAATTTATAAATCTATAATGTAGTTATAAGCATTAATAGTACCTATTGTACTAAACTGATAACACTTTGTTGGTGAAGTTCCTACTAAAGAAATTTTAATAGACCTTGATAATTCCAAATAATTAAAATATTCTTCTTTTTTTACATCAGGAGATAGTATAATAGTATAGTCATTAACAATTAAGTCTTTTAGGATAAAAGTTTTTGTTTCTAAACCATATGTTATTTCTAAAACTACGGTCTGTGTATCAGAAATAAAAGTAGAGTCATGTAAACAAAACATAACATCTTCATAATACTCTTGTAATAACAATTCACTATTACCTGATTTAATATCAGCAACTCTATAAGCATCTAAACCACTTGTTACTTCCTCATGTAAATTCCATTGAGAGAAAGTAACAAATGGTAAAAAAATCAAAAACAAAATCCAACTCCTCATAAAAACTATTTAGTTTTAAACCAACCCAACACTTCAATTATTTTTTCTTTAATATTTTCACTACTATCACTAGTTAAAGCATATGATAACATATCAATAACATCTGTTTCAGAATATAACTTTTTAACTGGTGAAACAACTACAACACCATTGTGTATTTTAACTTTGTTATCACTATCATAGGAAACCTTAACTGATCTAATACTTGGACTTTTAATCCAAGTCCAAATAAAATCATATCCGATATTTGGGTATTCATCTTCTAAGTCAGAAGTAGCAACTACTTTATCAAAAATACGAAACTCTAATAAACAATTTTCACCACCTGGTATATTCTTACCTAAAATATCATAAGTATCATCAAATCGTCTTATATTTGATAATTTTGATGTCTGAACAACATGAACAGAACATTCTATTTGTTTATCACCTATATTAATCATATTACTGTAATAAAATTCTTAAATCGAACAAAAATTCTTTCAAATAATTATGAAATTTAACTTGTTTTCTATATCTTCTTTTCAACGGTTTAATTTCTCTACTTCTACACTTATTCATAATTACTTTTTTTACAAAAATAAAAAAAAGTTTAATATTATTTACATTTTTTTAAAATTTCTTTACAAGTTTCTAACCATTCAAAATGTTCAACATTTACCGGTTTACAAGGATCACCACTTCTAATAATAGCCCATAATTCATCCGGATCATCATCTAAATGAAAAATAAAGTTTTTACCTTCTAAAAACTCAATCTTATCAACGTGTTCTGTAAATTGTATTCTTTCTCTTGGAATACCAACCAATTCAGCAACATCATATAACTCTTGATTTTGTTTTTCAACCCACCACCAACCCTTGGCTAAAGCTGGTTCAGTAGCACATCGACTTGTTACAATCCAAACTTCATAACCTTCATTTACTAGTTTGGTTGCGTATTCTTGTACATCTTTACGTGACATAGTGCTATCAAAATCCATAGATATTTTATTTCTCTTCATATATAATATACTTTTTATTCTCATCATTACTGTATATAACTCGATAAACTTTAGCATATGTCATGTTAGTATTTTTAACTACATCCATTATACTATCATAGACAATATTACATTCAATATCTAAAACCTTAATACTATTAGTTGGTTTTTTTCTTTCTCTTTTTCTCCTTATTAGAATATCATCTATTTTAAGATCGGCATTTTTAAAAATCCATATAAAGTTAAATGCACTATTACTTTTATATCTAACATTACAGGAAATGTTTTTCCTAGAAAATCCCAATTCCAATTCAATATCTTTAGCACTTTTCCATTCTTTGATAAAATTACCATCCAAATCATATTGCAATATTGGTTTTTTTATACTCTCTGCGTTATTTTTAATCCACTCTTCACTTTTATAAACCTTAGTCCCTCTTCTTTTTTCACTTGCTAAAATCTCTTTCTCCGTTCTTTTAGCCTTTTTCTTAGTTTCGGATATCATTTTTTTAGTTTTATCCGTATGTTTTAATCCACAAGATCCTTCACCACCAAGAGTTAAATTCATTCCAAATTTATAGTTGTATCTTCGAAAACTATTATATTCAATTATATACTTTGTCTCCAACTCAGATAAATATTCCTCACTACAAAAATCTTCAAATAGTATCTCAAAACTATGTTTATCCCAACCATATTTAACTAATGATTTATACAAAACTCTTTGTTTTTTACACCATAAACCTTTATAAGATCTTACTCTCTTTTCCAAATTAAAAGTTTTACCAATATAAATCCTGTTAGTTGGTGAAATTATTTTATAAATATATCCCTTTTCCATAATAGTATATATTTATTATCAAAATCGAAAAGTTTCTTTTCATAAAATGTGAAAAAATTTTTTTAAGTTAAACATTTTTATATATAAGTTATGAGTAATATTTTAAGATATGATAGTTTCCTAAACGAGAGTAAACTCAATTTACTACTTGAAGGTAATATGGTTTATAAAGATGATTTCAAAGAAATTTTGAAGTCGGTTAATAGTCCACTTTCAAAAGAGATTTTAGATTTAGAGGGTGTTGACGTTGATGTTGATACAAACTTTATTGATATTTCTGATGATAAAGACAACTTTATACAATTTAAATCCGATAAAAAGTCTAAAAACTCTTGTGTTATAATTGATTTTGGCGCATCATTGTCTATCTTATCAAAAGAAATATTTACATCATTTGCTAAATTATTTGAAGATCCAAGAGTCGAAAAAGGTTTTTTGAATTGGTATGAATTACTTCAAAGAAACCAAAAAGCTACTATTACTAAACAGATAACAAGTATTGATGATTTTAATGATGAGGATGTAAAAAATAGATTAAAATGGTATCTTGATCAAGGACGTAAAATTTATCATATAAGATTTAATAGAAGTGGTGAGAATATTGATCTTATCATTGAAGATTATGGTCTTAAAATTGGTGAGGGAGCGGTTTCCTCACAAGAAGTTAGAGTTGGATCATTCGTTCAATCACTATTGAAGAAAGCTGGTAAAGAAGTTAAAGGAACTGAAGTTGAAGATTTTGTAACTAAGTTTTCAATTGCCACTAAAGCTAAAAAAGAAAATATATTCTCTGATTTTGAATTGGTTGAAGGTGATGATATTAAAAAGTTTTATTATGAAGGTAATTATTATCGAGGTGGTAATCATACTTTAGGAGCATCTTGTATGAGACATGCTAGATGTCAAGACTACTTAAACATATATTCTAAAAATCCTAAAAGTGTTGGATTAGTTATATTAAAATCTAAAGAAGATCCAACTAAAATTATAGGTAGAGCTCTTCTTTGGAAAAAACCAGAATATATGCCATGGGATGGTGGTGATGATGAAGGAGTAATAACGAAATATAATTTAGTAAAACATACCGAATCAGAAGGAAAACCATTTATGGATAGAATTTATGTGAGTAATTCACCAGACCAAGAATTGTTTATTAAATACGCAATTAAAATGGGATATGTTTATAAGAAAAATCAAAATATTTCAGAGGAAGAGTTTATGTTTAATGGTTCTGATTCAAACATCGGAACAATTAAAGTTGATTTAGAAATGAACGGCTTTAGTAAATACCCTTATTTAGATACTCTTTGTTATTATGAATGGGATTATGGATTCTTAACAAATGAGCAAAAATTAGTAATAAATAGTAACTATTACGAACTAAGAGAAACTGATGGTGGTAATGGAGAAGAATGTGAAAGATGTGGTGGTGATGAAAGAATTGATTGCTATGAATGTGAGGGTGATGGAAGATATGATTGTGAAGAATGTGGTGCCTCTGGTGAAGTAGAATGTTCTAATTGTGATGGACACGGTACTCTACCTTGTGATAACTGCGAAGGAACTGGAAAAGAAGACTGTTCTAGTTGTGATGGAACTGGAGAAGATGATGAGGGAAATGAGTGTTCTTATTGTAGTGGATCAGGTAAACAAGATTGTTCTGAATGTGAGGGTGACTGTACTAACGAATGTGATAGATGTGGTGGTGATGGTACCAGAGAGTGTGGTGATTGTGATGGTGAAGGTAGAATTTGGTGTAATCGATGTGATGGTGATGGTAGAATTGATTGTCCAGATTGTACATAAAATATAAAGATAAATATGAAACACTTAAAAAAGTTTAATGAGAATATTGAAGATGATAGTTTTGACTACGACTATGTAAAATTATGCTTTATTGATTTAATAGAGTCTGATAAAATCAAATATATTGATGATGAAGATTTTGTTTTAATAGAGTTTGAAAAGTTACCAGAGCCAAAAGTAGATTATCGAAATAATTGGGATGGATCACCTCTTATGAAAATTGAAGATTATATAAAAGATCTCCAAATTACAAAAGATATAATGAATGATATAAATAGTGGTATTAAAAAAGTAAAAGATGAATATCCAAATTACGAATGTGTAATAACATATGATGATGGTATGGAATATGGAGAACTTATTAGAAATCCACAAATAAAAGTATCTATATTTGAATAACTATAAACAAAAAACCCACTCAATTGAGTGGGTTTTTTAACGAGTGAATAAAGAAATTAGTTTACAAGTTTGGTGCCTTGTTTAAATTAAACTAATTCAGGTTGTTCTTTAGAAACAAGATCCTCTAACTTCCCACGTATGATGGTCAAAGTCGTTTCGTTATAGAACTTACCATCTTTGAAGATAACTTTCAGCTCATTATCTTCCGAGTTAACATCATCCCAAGTACATTTATCAATTAATGTAAACTCACCATCAACTTTAACTACTTTTAGTAATCCAGTTGCTGATTTTTTAGTACCATCATCAGTGATAGGGTCTTTAAAGATGTTGATACCTTCAACATCACCATCAACTTCAATTTCGATGTAGGTTGCTTTTTGAGCCATACCATGTGTATCGCGTGTTACCATCTGAAGTGAATAGGATCCCACACCGAGAACGATGTTTGTTGTTGCAAATCCTTTAGCTGATAATCTTTCATAAATACTCTCAGCTCTCTTATAGTTAATAGAGTCACCATAGATAGCACCAATGTGTGAGTCTAATTTTTTATATCCGGTTGATGTTTCAGTACCACCAAAGATATCCCATAATAACTCGATAACACCTTTATATTGAGGTTGTTTGTATCTTTCATTATAAGAAGACATATCTGGAGTTATGCTACCACAAATAATATCTACTGGATCACCAGAGTCAGGACGGATAACAAGTTTGCCATCTCTTGCTAAAATTTCATCTTTTAATATTTGACAGTACTCCGTAATAACTCTCCATAAATCCCAAGTATCAGATACTAATGACAATATTCCAGTTGGAAAAGTTCTTAATAAATACCTAAATGTCTCAACTTCAAAGTTACCAACCTTATCCCAAGAACCATCTTTAGTCTTAATGAAAAATCCAGTCAATGAACACATAATAGCATGTTCAGATGCGATAACAGAGTTGATACAAACATCTTTTTCATCATAATACATTCTAGCAGCTGGTATAACAGGTAGTGTATCTGAACCTCTCGAACAAGTAGCAAATCCTAAACCACTATTAACAATAGCTGATTTACCACCCATACCTCTCATTGAGAAATCATGATTTTGATAGTCAACAAACCACAAACTCTCCGGATCTGTTTTTGTGATCCACTTTGTTGATAACTCTCTTAATGCGAATGATAGCGTCGCTGAAGTTGGTGCTTGCCAAGATTCAGCAGAATTAATAGTTTCTAAGTAATTAACTATCCAGTCAAAAACTTGACCATTTAAAGGTTTAGTATTAACGATAGTCGATAATGGTATTTTATACGGAATTCTCTCACCTTCAGTGATTGCTCTAAACTCAATCGGAAGATATCCCAATTTATGTAGTTCTTTGAAGTGAGTAACATCAAAAGGATCACTCAGCATTAACATATCTGTTAAATCCTTCCCAAATTGATCGATTTCTTCAATTGGTCTTTGAAAAAAGTTAACATCCCAATCTTGTTTCATTTTTCTCACCATCATTTGTTGACCAAACGAAACAATTTTACCATTATTTGGACAATTGCTATATTTACCACTCCTTGGTGTAAAATTTGATTGCATCAAAACACTACCCACTGGTAGCATTGGTTTGTGTCCTGTTTTATACACATCGGTATAATAAATTTCTAAAAAGTTCATAGTTTTTATTTTTTATAAAGATAATAATTATTCTATTATTCCAAAACATTTTTGTTGAAAATTTCAGTACTCCATTTTTTATAAACTCTACTATCTATATTATCATTTAATATTTTACTCTCCATGATATATGATTCATATAAAGACATTTCCTTTTCAAATAAAATCTCAACATCTTTTATAAAACCTTTAGATTTACTCTTCAATGACTTTATTCTACTTTCAACCGAAACTGTTGTTATTCCTATTTTATAATAATCACCATTATTTATTCTCAAATAATATAATTTAGATTTTTTATCCTTTAATTCTGGTTTATCTTCAAATAATTTCTCAGTGTAACCACCAACTAAAATATTATTAAAAACCATATTCTTAATTTTACACTCAAAACAATATTGACCGCTTTGGTGTTTTTGAACACTCTTAACAAATAGCCCATGATCCGGACAAATTATATCTATTTTCGACCTCTTGTTAATATAAGTATCTCTATTATATTCAGGATAAATATATTTATCATTATAAATATTTGATAATTTTTCTATAACATCATCATAGGTTTGTGTTTTATTGAGTACTCTATTATCATTAGCACATAATTTACACCCATAGGTGTTATTACTTAATAAATGTATATTCGGTTTTGTATAAAAATCACCATGTTCTGAACAAGTTATTTTTATATAATCACCAACAAACCCATTGTAGTTTGATAAATCGTATTTGAATTTATCACCAAACTTCTCATAACATCTACCCAAGAACTCATCTTTTGAAATGATATTTGGACCCTTTACATAATCTCTTTTTATTTTCTTTTTTTCAATTTCCCAACATAATTTACATCCATATTTTGAACGTAAATGCTTATCAGGTGTTTGAAAAAAATCTTTATGTACTGGGCATATGATTATAGATTTAGTTTTAGCATTCACATAATTAAACTTACTATAATCAAATTTATTACCAAATTTAACTATCGATTTTTTTATAAATTCTTCTAACATAAGTATCACTTCTTTTATACTTATATATATAAGAACCTATTACCTCTAAAATAATTTAGATTTCCAGTCTTTATTTTCTTCAATAAGAGATATTTTTTGTAGATAATCAACTACTAATTCATAATCATTAACATCATTATCACCAGTGTAGTTCCATTCTACTTCATTCAACCAAGTAGAAGCTTGATCTTTTTCTAAGTTATATCTCCAAGAAATTTCATTTGAATAGAAATCATGTAATGATGGGTTTTTAATCTCATTTGCGACACCACCAACGACTTTCATAACTTCTCTTAACAAATCTTTGTGTTGTTCATAGATCTCGTTTCTAACAGCAACTACGAAACAGGGCCAAGGTGTTACAACTTCACCGATACATTTACATTTCTCTGCTTTAACAAATGGATAAGTTGTAAACTTTTCCCATAAGAAAACATCAGACTGCCCATTCTCTAAAGCCCATAAACCACCATAAACATCACCAACAACTTCAAACTTTAAATCATCGGTATTCCAACCTCTTTGAAATGAGTTTACATAAGCCATTAAGTGTGAACCAGAACCTTCTCTTGAGATAGCAAATGTTTTACCTTTGATATCATCAGAAGTTTTCATTTCTGAATTAAAAGGTACGTGAATACCCCATCGTAATGGACTTTTAACATAAACTGTTAATATTTTGGCATCCAAACCATCTAAAATTGCTTTTGTAATTCCTTCAGTAAGAAGAACTGCGATGTCAATTGAACCTGCTTGTAAACCTTTAATCATTTGACCAGTACCACCAGTCATATCAGACCAGTGTAGATTTACATCTAAATCATTTAATCTTCCTTCTTCAATGGCTAAACGCCAAGGTAAGTTGAAGTGTTCGGGAACACCTCCTATTTTAAAGTTTTTCATATCTTTTATATAATACTTTTATAATCAATCAATTCTAAATTATTTAGAACATAATAGTCATACTTACTATTAGTAGTAAATATCTTATCATAACACTCAAGACTTGTATTTGGATCTTGAATAGTCATATGACTAACTGCTAAGTATATCTTACCAACATTTCTCTCCTTTAACATATTCAATAGACCTATAAATGTACCACCCTTTACACATAAATCATCCAATACTAATATATCTCTACCACCAAAATCAGAACAATCAATAACTTGCTTCAAATCATGTGTTTTTAAATCTCTAGACTTACTAGCACAATAAACATCACCATTAAATCCTATTTTATCAACTAATTTATTTATCCATTTAAATGAACCAGCATCTGTTGAAAATAATATTGGATTAGAATCAATTCTACTTAAAACACTTGATATAAATTTAGAATTATCAACAACTCTAATATTATTCAATCCCATTTGAGTGGAATCAGAATGTGGATGGAAAACATAAACTTTACTAAAATTACATGAGTTGATAAAGTCACAAACTATCTTTAGTTCAAATGATTGATTATCAAAAAATCTACGGTCATGTTGCTGTTGAAACATACATGGTATAAATAACTCAACATCTTTAATTCCATTAAAATCACAAACCTCTTTGATGGATTTTATGAAAAAAAGGTCCTCATATGAATTTATTCTTTCGGTTATTATAGGTTCACTAAAATCCTCTACTTCAACATAAAAGCTACCATCCGGATATTTCTTTTTTAAATATTTCATAATAATTCTTCTTTAAATAAAACTGACTCTTTTAATCTTCTCAATAATTTATACTTTATTCCTAAAACTCTACTAATCCTAAGTAAAGGAACTTTATTATACAATAAATCCTTTATCTCATCAACCCTATCTAAAATAGATCCCATCTCACATTTATCACCATGCCATCTATTATAATTAGCAGAGTCACACTCAACATTACAAATATAACAAATTTTTTTATTTTCTTCTATACCCTTTTTTATTTTTTCAATCTCATCATTGGATAATTCTCTATTCTTATTCCAAGGTATTTTTCCCTTACCTGCTTCTGATATTTTTTTTCTATGTTCATCTGAAAAAGTTCGACCAGAATGTGATTTATTTCCAAATCTAGCTTTTATTAAATTTTTCTTCCACTCACCATCAATTACTTTACCAATGTGTGATTTAGATGCCTTCTTCCTAGACTCTTCACTCCAAACTCTTTTTATTTGACCATCACCACCATCTGTCATATTTACTAAATTACCTAAACCTAGATCCTTTCTACCATAAAATAAAATCAGATTTTTTTCTAGACTTTTCACATATTCATAATCATCGGTCTCACATACTATCTCAATTGAATAATCATCATTCAATAAAGAAACTGTATTTAACCAATGTTTATTTCTCCTTTTTTTATTAAAAGCCCTACTATACTTATTATAAGTTATATCAGATTTATTTTTTGTCCCTATACCAATATAGAAAATGATATTACTATCATTTCTTATATGTTTATATAAATAATGTTTTCCCATTATCTATATATAAAAAACTTACTCCCTCAGACGGGAAATTATTTTAATAATTCTTTTAATTTTTTATCTCTGATTTTACCTTTTACCAATTCATCACTATGTGAGCCAACTATATCTTTGAATTTAAAAGTAACAATTAAATCTTTGTGTTCATGATTATAACTCCATCTCGCAGGAGCGAAATGTAAAGTCTGAATCTCACAATTCAAGAATACCCAAGTGTAATGTCTTTTCATACACACCATTTTATCAATTTCCGGAAATGATTTTAAGTAATTTAAATCATCTTCAACACAATCATAAAGATGAAGTACAACAGTTCCGGCTTTTTTTAATTCTGATGCTTTCCCAAGCATATCCATGGTTTTGTATTCTCGTTCTCCTATTTTAATATTCATAATTAAAATTTTAAAATACCATCCAATCTATTACTACGATTTAATGTTTTCATACTCTTATTGATAACATCAATATTATCTTTTATTTTATCAAATATTTTCTGATTTTTATCTTCATAATATTTGATAATATAATCCCATGCAAATATAGTAACATCTTTCTTAATTTGGTGTTTTGTTGTACTTTTTATGTATAGATGATGTTCTGTATTACCGACACCTAATTGTGTTCTACCAATTCGACAAGTTGAAAATTCAACTTGTTTACCATCGTAACAATTTAATGAAATATACATACAATATTCACCATCATGTGACTCAATCAAAACCGTCCAATATGAATAAGTATCCGTACAATAATCATCATCAATCTTTACCTTCCAGTTTTCTAACTTTATGTTCTCCATAAAATTATAAAATGTTTTATAATCAGGTTCGATATCTTCATATTGAGGCTCTTCAGGTATATTAGCAACTATCTTAACATCTTTATACTTTTCAATAACCTCTTCACTTTCTTTCTTTACTTTTAATAACTCTGAATATTTCACAAATAGAAAAACTTGTGATGCTATCAATAACAATACTAAAACTATCATATACCTAATTCATTTAATTTAAAATCTCTAACTATTTGATCAGAAGGTTCATTTAATAAACTTTCTAACTTTTCTATTTCTTTATTCTTTTCTTCTATTAAATCATCACATTCTTTGTCTGTTAAACCACCACCATAAACTCTATCTATATCTTCGAAGTGCCAAAACATTTTAACAAAGTATTTTAATTCAGAAAGTTCTTTTTTGAGTTTTCGCCTTTCTACACCAGATATTTTATACGGGCTCATAATAATTCATTTAATTTAATTTCTCTGATTATTTCTTTAACATCTTTTTCAAATTTTAAGTATTCAATTTCATCTTCATAATAAGGAATAAAGAATTTATGATTTTTATCTTCTTCATATTTATAATGTGGTTGTATCATAACTAAATCATCAAGATAATCATCAATATTTTCATTTGATTCGTCATACAAGAATATATCACCATTATACCAATCCCAACCATCAGCATAAAGATAAGGTTTTATGAACTCAAATTGTTCATAGTTACATTTTAAATTTTTATAATCAGTGAAGAATTTCATTAGTCTAAAATTGATTCTAATTTTTTATCACGATATTCTTCAACAGTGAGAAAATCACGTCTATAATACTCACCAAGATAGTTATTACCATCAAATATCTTATACATATAAACAATACCATATGAAAAACCTAAAGAAACCTCATTGGTTTTAGCGTTGTATTGTTTATTCAATTCTAACTTTTTATTTCTTGTATAAGAAATATCTGGTTCATTTATACAAATTACTTTTATCATTTTATTCCAATTTTTCTTAACTGACTATCTCTCCATTCATCAATTTTAATAAAGAAACCAGGTTGATAAACCTCTGATATCATACCATTATCATCTTTTATTAAAATACAATCAAGATCAGCAAATTTATTTAAAATCTCGGTATATTTTTTACCAACAGTTAGTCTATGTTCATTAGCAGTATTGTCAACACAAACCCAAATAATTCCAATCATATACCCAACTCTTTTAACAATTCGTCTCTCATTTCAGACTTATTTAATGGTCTCATAATATCATCACTATAATTACCCTCTACACCATCTTCATTAGTGACTTTATAGAAAGGTCCACTATAATCATCATATCTTCTCGAAACAAATGGTACGTGACCAGTTGATATAACATTATATACTTTACCAACTACTAAAGGGTAGGTACTAACTGACCCACCCCATCTCTTTTGATTGGAAATACATTTAACTTTCATGTAACATCATGATATTAATTATCTATTTTGAGGATTTCTCAAATAGTCCTAAATTACATCTATTATCTACTTCTTTTAAAGTTTCAAAATTTCTACAAGAAATAACTTTACTTTTAAATTTCACCCAGAAAAAATTATACTTTTGATAAACAATATATTCATCATCAACTTTTTCATAAAATACTTTTATATCACTAAAGCCGTTGTTCAATATTTTGTTTATTTTTTCCATATAACAAAGATATGGAAAATAAACTATATTCCGAGTTCTTTTAATTTAATATCTCTTAATTCACTAAGAAAAATTTTATTATCTTCATCTGTGATCCACGATTGAACATCAATATGATCCCAATAAAAAACTTTTTTTGTATTTGATACTTCTGGTTTATAATTTCCTAAACCTAAGAATCTATTATACCCATATTTTTTCTCAAATGTAACAATCTTTACTACTTTATTATCTTCATGTATATAAAGTTTTATATAAGGTTCAAATACTAGTTCCGGTCTTGGTAGAGATGTTTTAATTTCGGAAATAGATGTCATGTTTGGTTTATCAAATTCAGAATTAGACATTATAATCATCTTATAACACTCTCTCCATCTAATATCAAATGACCAAGCATCACCTGGTGGTCTACCATTTTCATGCACTTTACAGTTACACCAATGTTTAACAGTTCGAAACTCAGCATTTTCATGATCTACTATTCCAATACCATTACAACTTTTACATACATTGTTAAGAGCTTTTTCTACCTTGCGTTCTATTTCTTTTTCCTCAATTATTTCTTTTTGTTTCTCAACTTTTTCTAAAAAGTAATTGTAAAGTCTTTTAAAGATATTCATATTTATTATAAATAAAAATGAGTCACCATTTAGGTGACTCATTTAGTTAAACTGTTTATTACTTAATTCCTTTTATCACAGTAGTCCCTGAACCAAAGACGTTGCCAGAACCATAAGGTGAACCTTGACCATCAGCGTATCCTTTCCACTTAATGTATTCGATATACTGAGGGTTTTTATTTAATTGTTGAGCCTCTTTCTTAATTGCTTCTGCTTTAAAGGTTGCTGTAATGATTAAAGAAGAGTCACCACGTGCTTTTTCAATTCTAGCGTCTGCTAAGTTTTTCTCTTCAGTTTTCTTTAACTCAGAAGTTAAGTTTCGCTGTTTTTGAGTTTCTTTACTAACAATCTCATTCGCAATTGCTCCTGGTAAGTTTACGTCTGCTAACTCAACATAGTTCAATGTTATAAAGTTTTTAGAAAAGTCTTCTCTTAGGATTTCCTCAATCTCTTCTTCAAGTGCTTCACGTTTAGTTGAGTAAACCTCTTGGTAAGTATATCGACCAATTACGTCTTTAATAGCACCTTTCACTTTATCATCAATAACTTGGATATAACCAGGTCCGTGTTTTAAGTGTAGTTTAGGTGTTTTACCTTTAGCCGCTGAATAGTTAGTTGATAAAACAACTGTGATATCTGTACCGTTGATATCCATTACGGTTGTTGTATCACGTTTTGATTGTTGACGAATGTTGTAAGTAACCATTTCGTTCCAAGGAGCTACAAAGTAAGTACCCTCGTCATAGATTACTTCTTTTTGGATACCTCCACTATATGGTTTATAAAGGAACCCTTCTGAACCTTGTTCTACATCTTCCCAAGACGTGATAAAGATGATAATACTGATAAGCGAAACTAAAGAAATCGCTACTAATTTAATGATGTTTTTTGGTGTCATTTCCATTTTTATTTTTGTTTATTGATTATTAAATAATTTACTACTAAATAGATGATTGTGAATTCTAATCCAATCACCGCGATTTTACCAACAAGTGGTAAGACTTTCGCAAATCTCAGAGCTAATAAGATTGAGATTAGTGAAATAATAATACCAATCGGTATTTTAAAAAAAGGTTTGTTGATTAAAGTCATAAACTTACTGGGTTCACGTACTTTCTTTGGTTTTTCCAATACCTTATAGATCATAATCATGACTATAATAAGTGGAACAAATGCGATTAAAAATCTAAATATCATATTGTTTTTTTTGTAAAGATAATAAAAATATTTTAAATACCTAACTCATTTAATTTATTTTCTCTTTCTTTTCTTAAAACCTCATTAACTCTACATTTACCGAAATAAAAATTACCCATTATTCTGCGTTCCGGGTGGAATAAATCAACTGATAACATTTCTACGTGGATTTCTCTAAGTCTAATAACCTCAACACAATCATCAAACCAAATATCATTTACATTTGCTGTGTTTTCTTCTTTTAAGATAATTAGTATCTTCCTCATTACATCGATATCAATCTTCATTTTTTAAACAATAATTTACCGATTACTTTTGCTTTTTCTTGAAACTCTTCAAATGTACCATTATTATGTACAACAATATGAGCATCTTCGATTGATATTTTATTTGTGATTTCAGAGTTACCAAGACGCTTTGAAGCATCAACCCATATGATTATATCAAAAAGATGTTTAGACGCTTCAAACTCTTCTAAATCTCTCATTCCAACATAACAATCATTTTCTTTCAAGATGGCTTTTGCTAACTTGGCTTTATCTTCTTTGTTGAAGAAACAGATAAGTTTATACCATAAACTTCTATGGTTTACTCTATCTTCAAAACACTCTTCGATTGATTGGTAACCATATTCATCTTTAATTGTGTCGTAAATGAATAGCTCATTTGCCATTTCGGATGAAGATCTGTAAGTCATTCCGAAATACTCATTTAATAATTCAGCGAGTGTGTCTTTTCCAGACCTCATGTTACCAAGAATCAAAATCTTCATATTTAAATTTATTTATTAAAAATGTACCCACAACACCACTTCTATATTCTTGTTGCTGTTCGGTTCCTCTTCGGTTGGTCTCTGTAAAGTTATAATCATTTTATATATCAAGTATTATATAACTACCAGAAGGTACATTACAAATATAATAAAATAAAGCTAAAAGTTTAATATATAATCTATGAAATATTTAAAATCATTTAAAGAGAGTATTGCTGGTGTTGATACAAATTTAGAAAGAATAGAAAGATGTAAAGATCTTAACGAACAGGAATTCTTAGACTTATTAAGACAAAATTGTAAAAACTTCTCATTTAGTAATGATTTGTTGTGGAGAGGTAAAAATAAAGTTAGTAAGTCTGATTTACAATTATTTCAACCAAGTCCTCGTAATGCTAGACCAGTTGCATTTCCTAAATTTTTTAATGACATAGCTGATGATCCTAATTTCCCAGTTAAAAGAAAGAATTCGTTGATTGGTGGTACCAATCTTGATACACTGAAATTTTTAGTTGATAGTGATATGTTCTTAGTTATACCTTATGATAATTCAGAAATTGTTTTTTGTCCAATTGTTGACTTATGGGCTTTATCTAATGATAGACCTGGTGGAAGTGAATTAGTTGGTAGAAAACAAATTAGTAAAGATAATTTTATAATGGTTAATTATACTCCAGATTTTAAAGTTCCTTTAGAAGACTTATCTAAATTAGATAAAGCTAATTTACGTGGAGGTGTTGAGTTTTTCACATCAAGTCCTTGTTTGTTAGTACACGAATCAAAGGTTGATTGGTTAAGAAACTCTTTAGATTAAATCACTTAGTTTAATATCTCTAATTATGTTTTTTGAAATGGTGGAGTAAGCATCATTATCAGAAAATTTGATAAAGTCTTTCACATCGAAGTTTTCTTCTACATAAGAAAAGAAATCTCCCAACTTAGTAATCCATTTATTCTCATGATAATGTTGATTATGATAAAAAGGTAGATAAATATCTACATCACCTGTAAAATGTTTTAAAAACTCACTTGTTTCTTCTTTTAGAAATCTACCACCATCTTCTTCGTGAAACATTCTTAAATCTCTAATGAAAACTCTTTTGTGTTTCAATCTGTCTAAATTAAACTTTTTAATGTTTTTTAAACAATAACTATTGCCCCAAGTTTCTTGACTTGAATATGAATGTAACATCAAACTATTAGTTTGGTGATAAATAGATTCAATAACTTTTGTTAAGTTATTACCCCATCTATCACCAGACAAAAAAGTGGTTTTATTTATCTCTATTTCTATCTTGTATATCATTTTTAGATAGTTCTTTTTCTATTAATGATTCGAATGTTTGATCTAATTCACTTTTTTTAATAATCCACTTAATCATATTATACATTATGTATAACATTAATAATTTGAAAACTAGTGGTATATTACCAAAAATTAAATCTACACCTAATATATATTTTGTGAAGAAATAAAAAAGGTTTAAATCAAATAAATGTAGAATTATTAGGTAACATCTAAGTAGAAATAGTTTCATTACTTTTGTAATTTAAGTTTCTTTTTAGCCTTTTTCTCAGCACTTACTACTTTCTTGGCTTCAGCAAAATTGGTTTTTTGATCTTCTGTTAAATCAAGAACTAACTTTTTAACACTTTCATGTCGGTTAGTTACTCTATTATAAGTCCAATTTGAAGTATAAATTGGTTTTATATCAGCAAAATTGTAAATACTTAAAAGTGTTTGATACCACTCAACACTATCATTAGCATAATGTAATAAGTAAGTTCTATATTTCGCAAAAAACTTTTTAAGTGCTGGTTCATCACTTTTCTTTAAGAAGTCCCATTCTTTTTTAAGAGAGTTGAGATAACGTCTATCATATTCTCTATTAGGTGTGTTAGCACTTTCTAATAACTCAATAAATTTAGAGTGAAGAATTGATTTTTCATCATCAACACAAAGTAAACTATCTAGTTGATTATCTCTAACTAAAGAAGATAAATGAGCTGCGATATCAAAAGTTTTGGTTAATTCAAAAACTTCAACTGTACCCTCTGTTGACTTTTTTAACTCTTGATTTAGTTTTTTCTCGCTATAAACATATGTTATGTTGTTGTAAGTATATTGGTTATTCTGACCATAATACTTCTTACTTGTTATTTTCCAAATCTTACTCATTTAATACAATTTTTGACAAATATAAAAAATATTTTTTTTAAATCGATATGAATTTTAAAAAACTTTATTTAATTTTACACTAAATATGTTGTATGAAAAAAGACAAGAAAAAAAAGAATAAATTAAAAAAGAAAAATGATAAGCTTGATAAAGTAATTGAAAAATTAAGGTATCATGTTTATAGAAACTATCAATGGTGTCATCACAACGATTGTGAAGAAACAGATTATATTAAAGGTGTGAATGATATTTGTATTTCAATGGTTGAATTCACAAAAAAACTTAAAAAGAAAAAGTAATGTATTGTATCTGTTGTAAGAAAAATAATGTATCACCATTTATTGATAAAAATCTTGATGAAACCGAAGAAGATTTACTTTGGAGATCTGTTGAGAAACAAGGTAGAAGATTAACCATCAATAATGAAATGATCAATAATGGTATTATACATATAATTGATGCTGGATACGGATCTGTCCATGATATGGACCAATTCATTATTGCTATATGTGATGATTGTATAAAAGAAAATCTTAATGATGCTACTTTATTAATATTTAAGAGTGCTGATTATAGAAACGCTGATAAACAATTAGAAGAATCAAAAAAGAAATATAGAAGAAGAAAAAATTTAGATGATTTAGTATGAAAATAGTATTAATTATAATAGTATTAATTTTAACTTCTTGTAATAATTACAATATATACCAACAAAGAATGAATGATAGAAAAGAAGATTCTATCAAAATGTTTCACGAAGTTCATAAGGTAAGAAAAAAATGTTCAAGTGGTAGAAGAACAAAAAAATTTAGAAAAAAACCAAAATACACGAATTAAATAAACATTTTTCACTATATTTGTTAAACAAAATCTGAGAAAAATGGTATACGACATCAATCAAAAATTTAATTTCTTACAAGACTTAACCTCAATGGTAGTAGCTGGTATAACTCCTTCTATCTTAGTAACTGGTGAAGGTGGTTTAGGTAAAACTCATACAGTTAAAGAATCTATTAATGAGAGTGGTTTACAACCAGATGATTATGTTTTCTTTAAAGGTTACTCAACAGCAAGAGGTCTTTATAATACTCTTTACGATAACAATGGTAAGTTGATTATTTTTGACGATTGTGACTCAGTACTAGATGATAGAGTTGCTGTTAATATCTTAAAGTCAGCACTTGACTCTTATGATACTCGTGAAATTTCTTGGATGGCTAAAATGAATAAGAGTGATGAATACCCACAACAATTTAAGTTTACAGGTAATATCATCTTTATTTCAAATAAAAATAAGTCTAGTATTGATCAAGCAGTTTTATCAAGATCTTTAACTGTTGACTTGTCAATGACTCCATCTGAAAAGATACAACGTATGAAATTTATCCTACCAAATATCTTACCAGACTATGACATTAAAGTAAAAGAAGAAGCATTAAACTTCTTAGATCTTAACAAAGATAAGTGTGAGTTGAATATGAGAACATTAATTATGATTTCAAAAATCAGATGTTGTTACCCAGATACTTGGAAAAACTTAGCAAGTTATATGATTAACTCATAAAAAAAAGAGGTCACAGACCTCTTTTTTAATTTAAAATAACTATATTTATATAAAAATAAAAATCATGAACCAGTACGAAGACTACTTTGACACAGAACTAATAAAACTTATGACAAAAGCGATTGCTTTAGACGCACTTATCTATGATTTAACTTATTATAACTAATGTTAAAAGCATATAAAGTTATTAAAAGTATAGAACTTTCTTTTCATAATAAAGAAAAGGTTGATTATGGTATTCATTTAGAAAATGGAGATTCATTTTTCATTGAAAGTGGATTCTGGAATAGTAATTATTCTTCTAAATCAGAGGAAGTCTTTATATTAAGAAGAGTTATCTATTCAGAACAAAATCTTTATAAAGATGAATCAGGTGAAATAAAAACAAAAGAACATACCAAAGATGTTGATAATATCAATATCATAAATCCTACTATAAAGTCATATGATGGTGATGGTGTGAGAACCATTGGAACATTCTTTGATAAAAAACCTTTTATTGAAAAAATTGATATACTAATATCAGAGGGGATAATAGAAGAGTCTGTTTCTTGGAATAGAGAATTAAAACTAAAACAAATTATAAATGAGATTTAACCACGACGCTAAAACAACTGATGAAGCAATTGAATATTTTATGGCGAGAGCTAAACAATTGTTACGATTTGGTTTTTCATTAAATGAAATAATAACTCCGGATGAAGGTGTTGTTATTGCTTATTTTATTAAAGGTGGACTACCATACCAATCAATTTATATATTAGATGGGTACCGAGGTAAAGGAATTTACAAAGAGTGGATAACAAATAAAATTATAACGTCAACTGATTGTAACATTTCAGATTACTTAAAAAAGAATGATATACCATTCGTAGAAGTAGATTTTGAAGATACGAAAGAATACAAAACAATATCACAATTTTATGGTGATCAAAAGGCAACTCGTAGTGGTGTTTACTTAATGAACCACATAGATGAAGGTCTTTATATTTTAGAAAAAATAGGAGCATCAGAAACAGCTAAAAAGGCTTATATGTTACACCCTATTATTCAAAGTGATGAGGCATTAAAACAAAACTATGACCAATTAAAGGAATTTGATACAAAGACTATAATTGCTTTAACAGAATATCGTTCAGTAGCAAATGAATACTTATCTAAAAGAGAGATTAATTCTTTAGAAGAAATTAGATTATCTCCTTTAAAAGATGTAAATGATATGTTGATCGCTGATAAAATTCAAAATAGAAAAGATTTTGAACTTTATCATTTAGGAACACATCCGAGAAGTAATGAATTAGATCAATACTTTAAGAATTGGTTAGAAAAATTAGGTATAAGTGATGAAACTTATCAGAAATTTAAAATTGAAATAACAGATTTATATGAGACTTGTTAAAATAACAACACTTCCAAAAGCATCAGACGCTTGGATTGATCGAGATGTCATTATGTTACACTCTTGCTTTCAAATTCTTGTAGATTGTGTTGAAAAAGAAGGAGTTGACACTCATTGTAATTATGAAGCTCACAAAGATTTTGTAGATGAAGTAAGATTTCTTTATCAATGGTGGAAAATTCGTTCAGATAGAGATTGGAAGTTAAACTCTGATGATGAAGATGATGAAATGTTACTTCGTCTTATGAAAATCAGAAAATCACTTTGGACCTAAACCTTTTCCATAAAATAATTTTTTGATATAATTATATCTTTTCTTTGTGGTGGTCTCCAACCTTCAACCTTAATAAAACTCTCATCAAAAGAATATATCCAATTGACTTAACATCTTCATAAATATCACAAACCTTTTGTATATCAATATCTTCTTTCTTGAAGTAAGCTTCGTATAACTTTAAGTATCTCATTCATTATATATTAAATAAAAAAGTCCTGATTTTCATCAGGACTTTTATTTAATTCGGATAAACATCTGATAGATTCATCATCACATCTAACTCCTCTCTATTTCGTTCTAACCAATTATTATAGAACTCGTGGAATGGACCACCTTCTTCAAACGAACTCTCGTCAATCTTTAAGAAACGATCTCCACTATATTTCTCACCTCTTTGTTTAGCAATGTAATACCTAACACACTCTAACGCCGCCATACTGTTTTCTTCTCGCCAAACATTATAACCTTTTGATGGCATGTAAAAGATATTAGACTCTGGGTGACCTAATGAACCACCAGTATTCTCAGCCACGCAAAGACCTTCTTCGATTAAATCATCAAGTATCTTTGCGATTGTTGGACCACCAGCAACTTTAACAATTCCAGATGTTCCCTGACCTGTTAACTTTTGCGTTTCAATAAACGCTTTGTAAAATTCTTCTTTTGTATAACTCATAACTTATATTTCAACTACTTCAAATTCATTAACTGGAAAATCTCCATTCTCTGTGTAAATAACATCATCATAACAATCTAGCATTTCTTCAGCATCTAATTTTCTACCAAATGTTATAAAAGCCTCTTCCTCAGGAATTAAAAAGGCACCACCCTCATCTTCATATAAAAAGGTATTAGTGGGTTTGTGTTTAATTGCGTATCTCATATTTATTTTTTAAATGATCTTATATGACTTAATAAATCTTGTACAAAATAAATCTCAGATTGATGAAACCCATCAATCTCCAATATCTTCATAGACTTCTCTAAACTTCTTTCAAATATTCTATTGTAGAATAGTGCTTTCTCACCATCAAACTTCTGATTGAACTTATTAACAGCATCTCTGATGTAATCACATTGCTTATAAAGTCTAAGTAATGAACCACTTTCTGATTCCTTAACTATGAATTCAGATAACACCTCAGCAATGTTAACTAACTTCATGAAATTCTTATCTTTTAATAAATGTTCCATCTTAATCAGTTAAACGACCAACCCAAGTTCCAATTAAAACCCCTGATATGGCAGCAATCGCACCAGTCAACATTCTTGGCATAAATAAACCAGTTACAAACTCGATTGTGAAAATTGATGTCCATAATAAAAGACATAGTATTATTACAACTAAAATACCCCTAAACCCTTTATCTGGTCCCTTTCCAATAAAATTTCTAATAAAATTTTCCATACTATCTATATAAAAATAAACAAAGAGAAACAAATATTACAGTGATTATAAATCCCCATAACAACCCATGTAGTGCTGTTATGAATATAAAGAATAAAAGACTACCTAAAATAGGTCTCAATTCCTTCAATAAAAATCTCTTTAGTTTCATATAACAAATATACTAAATTATTTTAATATATACACTATGAAATATCTAAAACTATTTGAAAAATTCACTATTGAAGAACTCATTGAAAATAATAAAAAGGCTAATGAAATACTAGAAGATATTAAAAGTATATCATATATCATAGAAGATGAGGGATTTGATATTCAATATACCTTTCAATTCAGTAAAGATTGGAAACAATCATTTATAAATGTTGATGATTATAACACATCAAGAGATGCTGGTAGAGCTAGAAAAAAGATAAATGGAATTTCTTTAGTTATTCACAAAAATTCGATTGAGACATCTAAAAAAACTAGACTTGATTTTTCACCTTCTGATAATGAAATACTTAATAATTTTATTGTTCTTCTGAAAGAACACTTAGATTATATAGATGGAAAATCTATTCTAAGTGGGCGCGGTAATTTTAATAATTCAATGAGTATTTTAATTCAATTTGGTTAAGAGTAGAATTTATCAGAAAACACACTATAATTATTACCAACAGAATTATGATCGTTTATAACAGCAAAAACAACCTCTTTATATAAAGATGAATAACCTTCTTCAACTAAAACCTTTCTAAATAATTCTGACATCACATGGGGATCATTCCCAAAAACACCACAACCAAAAGCTCCCAAAACCAAGTTCTCAACACCATGTTTAGATGGGATAGTAAGCATCAATCTTATCTTTTGGAGTGTAATCTCTTCATAAGTCTCTTTATCATAACTACGACTGTTTAAGTTTATAGCAGCTATCGTAATAATATCACACTCAACCGGTTCCATATCATTATAATCCTTATCTTTAAAGAATGTAGCATCTGATGTATAAAGACAAGTACCATCTTCTAATGGATAAAAATCTTCTACAATTGAATTGATTAAGTTAGAACATCTAAATAAACATTCTTCTTGAGCTCTGGCTCCATTACGAACTCCACCACCCGGTTTCTTATACGAAGCCATATTCAAGCCACAAGTTTTACCAGACTTAGATAACTCTACAAGAGCAGATACCGTATCTAAATTAACGACCTTAACATTACCTTTATAAACTGATAAATAAGGTCCAACTATCTCATTATTTGAATGTTGTGTTGTAACACCATCATTAAACTTCACGGACTTGATTTGAGTATCGTGAAATATCTCTACTAAATTATTTCTCATATTTATAAATTATCTGGTTTAGGTGGTTGTTCACCTTCTTTTAAAATCCTATCTTTTGGTGGTGCAGGAACTGGATCACGCCCTTCTTTTATTATCTGACTTCTTGGTGGTTTTGGTTTACTAATCTTACCATTAACATACTTAACAGCCTCAGGTCCTCTTGTTACAATAACCTCTTTGATACTATCGACAACAGTATCCTCAATTTTACTTTTGAAAGAAACAATCTTCCAAATTAAAAATAATACAGCAATCGCAATAATTCCTAATACGACTACTAATGATATTAAAATTCCATTCATATTTTTTATATTACACCGATCTTTTTAAGTTTAAAATCTCTTCTATCAGAAACCGTTCTAAATAATTTCTTTGGATAAGAACATCTGAGCATTTGAGAACCCTTTGGTCCAGAAACATAATCATCAAAGTAAATTAAATATTGACCTTCGAGCCGAGGTGGGACCACTAAATCAGATACCTCTCTAAATTTATACCACTTACCAACCTTCAAACTCTTGTAATAACCACAACCATTTGATACACACTGAACCATCCCATCTTTCATCCTAATATCTTTTTTAATTTACAAATTCCGTATAATAAATTAAATACCTAACTCCTCAAAATTCATTTCATCTAAAACCTCAATAGGAACCGGACTTCCATCCATTATCTTAGACAAAACTCCATAAACCCAACCACTGAAACCAGCATAACTCTCCTTGTGACATTTATAACAACTACCACTAGCTCCTATAAAGTAATAGTAATCACTATCAGATTCCACCTTAACAATACCAGAGTTCATCTTCCAACGATCACTGCCGGCATAACCACCACGCCAACCACCGAAAACTCGATAGTAAACACCATCAACACCGTCAATTTTTAATATAACCCAGTTCTCTGGGCTTTCAGTTACCACTCTCATAACTTTGATATTTCTTCTTTTATACGTGGGAATAACAATTCATGATTTAAAACTCCCTTAACTACTTCTCTCTTATATTCAATACTTGCTCGATATCCGGGTTGACTCCAAAATCTTCTTAGACCATAATTAACTTCTCTGAAAACATCAATTATATCATCATACTCATCAATTAATACACGTAAAGGTATATCTTTAAACCTATCTTCTCTTTCACGAGCATAAGACGTAACATAATCAAAAATATAATTCACCTTTTCTTCTAAAGACTTTTCTCTTAACTCTTCTAATGTCATAACTTTGATATTTCTTCTTTTATACGTGGGAATATCAATTCATGATTTAAAACTCCCTTAACTAATTCATTTTTAAATACATTAGCACCTAATCGATACCAATCGGTATGATATTCAGCTGGTCTTAAACTCCTATTAACTTCTCTAATAGCATCAAATATATCCTTATATTCAACAATTACTCCACGGAAAGAAATATTTCTAAACTTTGGTCCCAATCCATGAGAGATAACGTAGTCACATATATAATCTACCTTTTCTTCTAAAGGACGATCTCTTAATTCTTCTAATGTCATATTCCTATAATATTATTTAATTTTATTTCTCTTCTGATTGCTGGTAAATGTTTGTAAAACTCATCACCAAGATCGAGATCCCAAATAAACTTAGGTTTAATAGTTAAATTTACCTTACTAAGACCAGAACTCTCAAAACTTGTAATCTCTCCATGTATAACCCTATTTACAGTATTTATTCTAATTCTAAAACATCTCAATACAATTAAATCAAACCTCTCATTTTGTTTAAAAATATTCTCAATATCATAAAACTCGTTAGTGCTAAAACCAGTATGTCTATTTACACCACTATAAGTTATGGAACCATCATCCAATAAAGTAAAGTAATCAAAATCAAATGAAAATGATTCAGCCTTATCCGATAAACAAAATGTGATCTTATTCATATTAAATCGACTTTAGAAAATCATCTAATGACTTATTACCCTTCTTACCATTACACTCACCACAACATGGAGTTATATTACTAACATCAAACCTACCTCCTCCTCTTGATACAGGAACGATATGATCAATCGTAGCCTTTATACTTTCTTTGACACGCATCCCATCATACTCAATAACCAAATCTCCCTTACCACAATAAGTACACTTAATATCACCATCACGAGATAAAACACTCTCTAAATAACTTCTACTAAACTCAATACGTTTATTAATCAAATCCATCTTCTCTATATAATCCACATCCATCTCCATTAAATATTTTCTTAATAAGATAGAAGATGCTAATGATTTACAATTACTAACATCAGATAATATTAAATCCACCTCTTTTGTAGACCCCGAACTCGACTTCTTAACAAACTTTATCATATTATGTGTGTGATTATATACAAATATAATCATTTAATAATTCTTTTCAAAGAAAAGTTAAATTGGTAGATTAACTTTATTTAAAAGTTGATTAGAAACGTGTGTATATATCTCTGTTGTTTTGGTGGATGAGTGACCTGCTATTTTCTGTATTATTCTTAGATCTGTTCCATTTTCTAAGAGGTTGGTAAAGGCTGAGTGTCTGAGGGTATGTATAGATGAATTTTCATCAATATATTTTTTATAGATATTTTGACAGGATTGTATTGAATATTTGTTTGTGGATTGACCATTAAAAAGATATTCTTTTGGTGTATATTTTTCTGAATATATTTTTATTAGATTTTGTACGTTTTCTGAAAGTGGTACAATTCTATCTTTTTTACCTTTAGCATTTTTAATATGAATAATCATTCTTTTGGAGTCAATATCTTCTATTTTAAGATTTATTATTTCGGAAACTCTTAAACCAACTGAATAGGTTAAAGTAAGTATAGTTTTATGCTTAAGGTTTTCTATTTTAGAAAGTTTAGATTTGATATAATCGCCTACATCATTTGTCCATTTTCCATTAAAAAACGCAGGTGTTTCAAATATAACATTAAACCCCTTATCAACAATGAAAAAATTCATAGTATCAGAAAATACACCCCAAAAAAATCCATTAGAATCTTTAGTGTTATCATCTATTATATCTCCAATAGTTTTACTCTCACTAACATCAGATATATTCAAGTTTTCTTTAAACTCTTCGAAACTTTGTATGTTATTTTTACCTTTCATCTTTGTAAATTATTTTAGTTTATATATTAAAAAGAAAACCTAAATATATCTGTGACCGTTAGTGAGAATAGACTGGAATACATTTATCCATATCTATATCATCTAAAACTTGAATGTCACCTCTTTCTGCTTCTAAATCTTGTAGTGTAAAATATCCACCTTGTAGTTCTATATTGAGAATTCTGTATATTTTACCATTATATTCACATCTATCTGGAATCATATTCCATCTACTCTCACTAACATCAGATATATTCAAGTTTTCTTCTGACTCGTTAAATCTTTTAAGGTGTGTTAATTTATTCATAACTCGTTTATTATTTTTAAGTATATATTAAAAAGAAAACCTAAATATATCTGAGTATCGTTAGATCACATTGAAACGCAATCTAACAAAGAATATTTATCATTGAAACGAAACATATTCTCAACCGTTATATACAATAAAAATTTTACACCCTTCTTAAAAAAATTAAAATTTTTTTGACATATAAAGAACACCTTGTCCAGTATTATGATAAATTTCAAATCCAAAACTCTTATATAAATTTACTGCAGGTTTATTATGTTCCATAACCTGTAAATCCACAATATCTACACTGTATCTTAAATATTCTAAAACTTTTTCCATTAATATTTTAGAATATCCTTTCTTTCTATATTGTTCTTTTATCATTAAATCCCACAAACTTATATGTGGTTGATTATTGAATTTATTATTTTTAATGACATTACTAAACATTGTCCAACCTACCACTTCACCATCTTTCAACAATTCAAAACGATGTCCATCTATATTAGTTGAAAAATAATCTAATTTTTCAAGTTCTTCCCTAATAAACTCTCGTAGAGTTGTTTTTATTTTATGTTTCATATCTAATTTTAATTTTTTACCATCCCACATTTTTACGGTATATAACAAGGTGTATATGCAAGTTTTTTATTAAGTCATAGTATATATTAAAGGTTAGAATTAAAAAACCTACATATACAACCAACCGTTAGTTCCAATATTTAATTTTATCAAAACTATCTCTATGTTTATCACTTACCCAATACCAAAATTTACCATATTCAAGGTAGTTAAACATTGGTATTGCAATTAACATCATCAAAAAATATAAACCAAGTGCTATAAATCCACCTTTTACTAACCCAAAGTCAAGTGCAAAAAACGCATGAGATAATGGAAATGTAAGTGATAAACCACCTAATATTTTTAAATAAGAAATCAAATCTGTTTTTTTCATAATCATGAATTAAAATTAAATACTAAAACTAACAAAAAATATAAGCAATTATTTCATTACTTTCAAATAAAAGTTGTCTGTTAATAATTAAGTTCTGTGTTTCAATTTAAGTTTTCGTTAATAACTGCTTATATTCTCAACCGTTATGTGTAAGTTTTCTTAACATTAATTAAAAAAAGTGAAGTATATGTTAAAACCAAGTTCAGTTAAAACTACAAGTGCTAACAATATACATAACCACATAGTAATTAACATACTTCTATCACCTTTCCACAAAAAATCTATTTCTTCTATTATCTTTTTCATATTTATATTTTTTTAATTAACTAAAAACCTACACATAACAAATGATAAACAACATTAAAACGATAATTTATCATCAGACGTTATAAGTAATAAAATTGATGAAAGCTTCGCTATTTGAAATAAGTTTCAATAATATCAGATTTAGGTATCAGAACAAAACTATTTTCATCTGGATGACTATTATATCCAATATCACTTAATTTACCAATTTTTATACCATTATTATTAATTAAATCATGAGTCTCATCAAAAGTATAATACCCATCTATACTTTTCAACTCATCTGGTATTATTTTACCAATTTCAAACCAAGTATCACCATTAAATTCGTTTTCAACTAATCCATATCCACAAGATAAAATACTACCATCTTTAAGTTTAGCAAACCAATACTGATTATTTAATTTAAAATCATTGTATATTTTTTCATAATCATATATAAACTCACAATTATCATTAGATAGTTTATAACACCTAAAAGCTCTCTGATACTCTAAATCACTCGTTGCTATTATTGAATTCTTTGAATTGACTAACCTCCAAACATCATCAACCTTAAATAATCTACCTTCCATAACTTATAAATTACCATTAAATAAACCTAATTCCCACATAACTATTGTGTCCTTTCATAGTGAGATATTTCTACAAATATAAATAAAAAATAACTACTTCTTACCGTTAGGTAAAAAAATTTTAATACATCTCATTTAATAAATCTATACCCTTGGTATAAACTATAACCTCTAACTCAGAAGAATGTTAGAAATCTTATCCAGTAATAAATTAATCTGTTTCATATTATTTTATAATTTAATCCCACATTCTATAAAGTCTTCTGACTTCATTACCTCTTTCAATTTGAAGTACATTTTAATTTCATTGTAGGTTGCTTTCTCAATGAATTTAAGATAAGTTTCTAAGTTTTTGAATGTATCGTATGGTATGAATTCAAAATTACTAAAATCCCAATTATCGTATTTATAACCGTGTCTCCAAGTTCTGGAAAACCAAACTGGTTTGTCATAAATAACTTTACCTGATAAGTATCTACTATATACTGATTCACCACCACCGATATAACCAGAAAGAAGTGTAAATCCGTCAAAGAAATATCCCTTTTTGTTTTTTAGATCAAATACATTCATATATTTTCGTTTTGATTTAATAAATATAAGAACTCTATACGAATAATAAAAATAAATTATAGTGTAATGTGAACAATTTTACGTTTATAGAATTTGAATTAGTTTTGATTTAATTTGAATGGAACGATTTCAAAGTCATACTTCACTTTTAGTTAATACTAAATTCCGCACACTTTTTAGTACCTTATTTTTCAACATACTAAAATCCGGTCGTTTTTTAGTATATTTTTGTGTAAACTCTATCGCCATTTCATTTTCTCTACCAGTAGCCTTATTTTCAGCACCAATTTGTATATACACACCTCTCGGAAAGCCTTGACCTGCTTACGTTTCCAGAGGGTCATTTTTCAGTAAAAAATCCACTGGGTTTTTACCTGGTTTTTAACAATTTTAATCGGTGATTTCGGGCGGCTCGGATCAATCAGAACTAAAGAAGATACTAAAAAACGTGCGGATTTTAGTATCTTCTCTGAAGTTTAGTATAGGTCAGAAGGGACAGGATTCGAACCTTAATCTCTCTCTTAATGAGAGGCTCTTTCCAGTTGAGCTACCCACCTAACCTATTTTTTAATTTATTAGTGTTTCTAATTGGTAATCTCTTCTTAGTTGAGTTATTGTTCCTTCGAAAGTAGATTGGAAACGTGTGAATTTCCATTTAACATCGTTTAGGATTAGGAAGCCTGTTTTTGGGCATTTAGATTGAATTACTTTACCGTTTCTTGGTATGATATGTTTATAGATTGCGTCTTTGTTTGTAACGATTATGATTGGTTTAGAGTAGTCGAAGTTATCGAATTGTTTAACGATTTCTGGTATTGATATACCTGTGTGGGTACCAACTTTGAATATTTGGATATTTTCTTTACCTAATATATCGGATAATTCGTTTGCGATTGCGTGTACGTTAAACTCGGTTGTTTTGATAACGTTTATTATTCCGATTTCTAATCCGATTATTTGTGATTTTATTATAGTGTCAAGGTTCATATCTCTTATTTTGTTTTAGTATTTTATACTCTCACTCTGTGAGTATAAAGATAATGATTTTATCTGTATATCACAAGCTAATGATACTAAAATCCGCACGGATTTTAGTAGTTTCTTTAGAAACTCTAAACGAAGTTTAGTACCTGAGTTAACGAAGGTTCACTATTTTTCCACGAAGTCAGAAACCTATTTTTTCTCTTCGGGTATAATGAATAGTTCTTTGAGGCCTTCTATGGTACAAAGTCTTAATTGAGAGCTTCCATTCTCATTTATCCAGAACGCTGGACCTTCTAATCCGTACCAGTTTAGGACATCTTCCGATGCAATCTCTATTATTGTTGAAATAGTCCCTGAGTTTTTAGATGTGAATTCATCACCTTTCTTGTAATCTTTCATGATGTTTTTTATATTTAACAAGCACTACTGACCGTTTCCGAATAGAGAGTTACGTCATAACCGTGAGAATAAAAATCACCCAACCCACCACTATCAATTACAAGTTTGTGGTCAAAATCGGGATGAATTACTACTACTTGCGTTCCATCATCTGTTTCGATATTATCCGTTGTTGCACCTATACAGTCAAGGAAATGTTGCATACTTTGGATGTTATCCATTTCCTGTATTGAATAGTCAATAATGCGATAACTATTTTCGCCTTGTTCAAACATTTCCTTTACGGAGTTTGGTATTTCATAAATTACTGTTGCCATTGCTTTTGATTTTTATTTGTGTTTCAAATTAAGTTCCTACTAAATTACCCGTGCCAGCGTATAACAGCGGTTTTGTGCAAGCTGCTCGACCGCTCAATGCCAAGGCTTCGTAGCCTAACACAAAACCGCAAAACGGGCCATTAATACACCGACACCTTTTCGAGTGTGGCTTCTATATCTGACAACAATCCTTTTGCCCATAAATTAGGCTTAAATTGTCTTAAAATATCTCTCATTTCAATCAAGTCACCTTGAGAAAATTCGATATTCACTATTGCTTCTTTGAGTGGTAAGAAGTCTGTTTCTTCTTCTGTGTGTTCGATAATTTTTTCTTCGTATCTCATTTTGTGAAATTTAACGGCACATAACAAGGGCTTTGTGTAATAGCCCTATCAAGTGTCGTGGTTAATTTTAAGTTTCTACTAAGGACTACTACGCAAAGCCCCGATACGTTAGTGTGCATTAGTAATACGACAAATAGTGTGTTCTATTTTAAAACCTTCGTATTTAGGTAGATTACTCCAATACTCTAAACATTCGATAATAGGGTTGCCCTCAAGCCATTCTACTAATAAATAACGCACACTAACAGCATCTTGGCTCAATGCCTTAGTTTCATTGAAGGTTAGATATATTTGCCTCCTATTGGATTATGGAGATGGACGCTGATTAGGTTTGTATCTAACCTTTAAGATTATAATTCAATTACTTCATTACCGAATGATGTTGATACATTTAATTTTCTTTTATTGCAATTGTCACATTGGTGGACTTTGATATTTAGTTTTTTATCGTTTTGTACAAGTTCCCACTTGTGATTACAATCTTTATTGAATAGTTTTTTGAATAAGGTTATCATGGTTGTTTATTTTTAGTTTATACAAATATAAGAAATAAATACTAAAAAACGTGCGGATTTTAGTATTTTATTAGTAAAATTTAGATTATTCCAAGTTCATTTAACTTCTCTTCTCTTATTTCTTGTTGTGTTCTGAAAAAGTCTTTACCTATCAATTGCATATGACCTTCATCATCTATGATCCAATATTGGTGAGTTGAATGTGCGTTTACTTGGTAGGTCTTGCCTTTAGTTATTTTGTAAGTACCTTCAGCTATACATATAATATTCATTTGTTGGTCCATATTCCTAATTCTTTTAGTTTATTACTTCTCCAATATTATCTATGATGAATTTATTTAAATCGTTAAATATTTCTTCTAAAATTTCATCTGAAGTTAAATCGTTGATAAAATAACCATATAATAATTCACCATCAATTTTCAAATCACATAAATCAAAAGAAACACCATATATTTCTTCAATTTCTTCTTGTTTATTATAAAACAATTCTTTTGAATCATTAAATATTGAATCAAAAACAGTCTGTTCTATATTGTGGTCCAAGACTAATGTTTTATTTGTCTTGGGGTTAGTCAAATGTGTTTTCATTTTAATAAAATAATTTTACCTACATTAAATCTTGATTACATATTCCCGGTTACTGCCAATATACCTACTATTATTGACCATAACAACAGAGCTGACGCTGGTATCACGAAAAGGGTGTAGATTAGTACGCGGTCCTGAATGTATCGTCTCTTTATGGTGGAGTGGTCTTCCAGGTATGCCTGTCCCTCTTCTTTGCTACTGACGAGGAATAGGTAATCCCATTCACCTTTTTTATTTTTCTTGTATATAGCTGGGTGGCAGTCTCCTTCCCACATACGGAAAGTATCCATTTTATATTCTTCGGTAGTTTTCATAGGAACTTGTTTTGTAGAACAAATATACTAAACTTTGTTTAGATTATACTAAAATCCGCACGTTTTTTAGTATTTTTCCTCAAAATTTAAAGGTTTTCTTTTTAGTTTACCTTTACTATTAATACTTTTATACAGAATAAAAGATACCAACATCCATAAAGATGTTACACCTAATTGCATTATTGGGTAATTTTTATCAATTCCATTTTGGTAATTATTCACAACTATAAATATTGCACAAACTATTATTAGTATTTTAAAAAACTTTTCCATTTCTATTTAATTTAGTATTAGTTTTAGCCATAACATTTAGTTTATACAAATATAAATAAAAATGAGACAAAATACTAAAATCCGCACGTTTTTTAGTATTTATTTGTTTTATTATTTATATAAGCAGGTTGGAGTTTACCCTCTACGTATTGGAGTTATACGGACCCGTCTTCGATGTTCTCATTGACATTATAAAGATAGTCATTTTATATGACTCTCACAAGTGAGTAGGGTTTTTATTTCATAAAAACAACTTCTTATGGATTTAGTTTTTTATTCTTTTTAACCCACTCTTTACCCCATATCATTTTACTTATCATTTTATTTGCATACTTTGGGTATTTAATTAATAACCAAAGTGTGGTAAAAAGAAAAAATGTGAATACCAATAATCCTACTATAAGTATTATTTCTAATAAATCTATCATATATTTAAAGTATTTAGTTTAGCGTTACGTATTTCTAAAGTTATATCATCACTATTATTAGTGAATATCATATTTAATTCATTTCTTGTGAATGATCTTCTTTTTCCAAAATCATCTATGATATAGAATCTTTCTTTCTTTTCATTCTTTTGTTTGCCTATTTTCTTTTTACGCATAGCGTTCCTTTTAGATAGGTAATCAAAATACTCATATGGACTTACATATCCATCATATTGATAGTGGAATGCTATCCAGTCATGATCATTTGAGCCAATGATTTCGTGTGATTTCTTAGTCCCTGGTGAGTTATCTAATATAAGATACTCTTTACCTAAGGTGAACCCTTTAAATGACTTTATATTGAAGATACGTGTGTTAATCATTTGGTTTGTTTTTTGTTTCATTGACATGGTAAAGACCATTTTCAAAGTATTTCTCTTATTTTCTCATCCCTTATTATTTGGGTCATATGTTTATCTAAATATTCTTCAATTTTATTATCTAATGAACTATGTCTCTCAGAAGTATAGAAATTCATATTTTTATCACCTATTTCATAATTGATAAGATATGACCATTTACCAAATACGAGTGTAAGTAGAATACTCTTTATTTTGATTTCACAATTACTATATGGCTTTGAAGAATAATGAATACCAGAAACAGTAATATCCTGAATTAGTTCAATTATATCATCATGAACTTCTTCACCAATCTGAGTAAATTTTGGATTTTTAATCATATCTGATTTACATCCATTGATTTTTCTTCTTGAATGAAACGTAGGCACCACCATTATATTGGAAACCATCAGTATCAACATGGAAGCCTTCGTCTCTAAGGCGTTGTATGTTATTCTCTAAAAGGTTGCTATCAATAAGAACTTGAGATTTACCGGAAGAGAATTCTCTTTGTAGTTGTGATATTATCTTATTAAAGTTAATATCAGCTTTCATTTGGTCTGCTAAATTCATTATTTCTCAGGTTTTAATAGTAAATAAGCAAGAATGTATATAACCATTCCAAAAAATGTATAAGCTAAGTATTCCATATATTTATGTTTTAGTTTGTTTAGTCTAGTTATTTGCCCAATAATCTGAATGATTTAGATTAGGGTTATTTGGTTTAGGAATTCTACCTAATTTGATTAGTTTATTCCATTGAAATCTCTCTGTATATTTCCCGATAAGGAAACTGGTGATTATTATTGGTATAAGAATAATTGCTATCATAGTTTATTTTTTTAAAAAGTCAAATTTGTATTATATCTAACATCTACGCCATTTAATTCTATAATATCAGCAATAATAAATGACATATAATTATATTCACCATTTATATTGAATTTACCTTTATGTACATCAATTTCATTTATAGTCTCTTTAAAGCCGTTTAATAACTTAACACTATCACCTTTTCTTACTTTCATATGTATTATATTTTAATCTATCAATATAATTGATTTTTGTTTCGCCTTTGATTTAACTCCTTCTAAGTTAGGATCTTTATGTGAATAACTAAACCCTTCATCATCGATACATTGGTATAATTCTCCTAAACCCCATGTAGATAAATCTCTTTCTGTGGCATATCTTTCAACTTCATCTTTAACGTTAGATAGATCAAACCAGCATTGTTTACCATCTTTAATTAGTTTTCTTTCTGAAATAACATCAAAATTATCACGATTTAATATTCTGAATGATTTAAACCCAAAGTCCCATGAAACATAAGCTTTTAGATAATTTTGTTTATCTTCTTTGGGTCTTAACTTTTTTCTAGCTTTCTTAGATGCCATATCTTATAATTTAAAAAATTTCAAGGAATTTTTCAAAATCATTATCCGGCATTTCATCAAGTAGTTCGGATAATGTAATTGAATGTGCTTTGGTTTTAGAACAACTCATAGGTACTAATGTTGCAAATTCAACTATATCAGATTCAACATCGATGAAGTTTACCATTTGGCAATCTTCAGTATAGAAACCAAGAGTTCCACAAAAATCGGGAAATTGAGATTTGAATATTTCGGACTTTGTCATATAATAAAATTATTATTAACAAAGATAAGCATTTTATCTGGATTTCACAAGCTCAGGTATACTAAACTTAGTTTAGATTTTTACGTAGTAAAATACTAAAAAACGTGCGGATTTTAGTATTTTCTGGACTTTTTCCAATTGTATCTTCTCTCATTGTAAATTACAAGAAAAATAGACCAAACTATAATCATTGGAAGTGACCAATAAAACCACAACATATAAAACATAAAAATATGTAGTATTAGTGAAATGGCTGGTGAATAAATTAATTTTTTCATCTTTAGTATAAGATTAGAGTATAAGTTGTTTCTGATCCATTACTATTATACCAATTCTCTGTAACGAATTCGACTCTATAACCTCCTTTAACGAGTTTATTTACTACTTTGATATCATTCGTTGTAATTACTCTCCTTTGTTTAAGAGGGATGTTGTAAATCGTTCTATGATTATAATTGGTGCGACTATTATCAGTTGTTGTATAACTAAATAGAGCGAGTGTTATGATGGTGATAAGACCACCTAAGATTACATTTTTCATTTTATATGTATTTTTTAGCTTCTTTAATCATTTCTTTAGCTTGTTCCTCCACGATTTTAGGATCAGCTTGAGGGTGAAGACTTTCAAAGTATTCTAATACTTCTTTAACTTTTAGTCTACCACTCTCAGCAATTATTTCTCTTATTTGGAATATATTCATAATTCTAATATTAATTTTAATCTCATATCTCTTCTTAATTCTTTACCATCAGATCTGTTTCCACAGATAATTTCAATTGCGTATTCTAAAGCATCCTTATATGTTTTAAATAGAATCTCATTATTATCTCCATAACCACCACACATCATAGTTCCACCTGGATAACTAATATTAATAGACCATCTCCAACCAGAGTATTCATCATCATAAAACCCATCAAGAGTTATATTCCACTCATAATGCGACTTTAACTCATGGTAAAATTGGCAATCAGTACCATAGTTGAATACTTTTTGGCTAGTAAAAGTATTTAAATCTGTACTATAATCCATTAGTATCTCTTTTTCTCCATGAAATCTATAAATATAGTTGCTGGATCAAATGATATAACTAAACTTGATATTGCGTAGAGTTCTTCATCTACGATCTCAGTAATATCTTTTAGTTTATCTAAACTATCGATTTCAATTTCGAATACTTCAAATGGTGGATATTTAGTACTTCCAGTGGGTACTAATTTGGCTCCTAATTTTATTAGGAGATCATCATTTTGGTAATGAGTATCGTTGAAGTCTATTTCGAATTTCATAGTTTTAATAGATTATATACCTAAATGTGTAAGTCTCGAATCTCTTATCTGAGCCAGATATACTCTTAAAGATTCTTCTGCTCTTTGTATTTTGTTATCATTCATATATAACCAAACCTTAATAAGAGATTGGTGTCTTTCATTTAGGTCGGATAGGACTTGATCATCTGCCTGGTCTTCATCGATGAGGTCCACCATATGCATTCCTACTATAAGTCTTTCGAATGGATCTGTTATTGTATCCAGTTTATCAGCGAACTCTGATTTAATATTGGTTACATTATGTTTCTCTAAGATTTCAGGGAATGCATCTTTTACATAATCATGTTTCTCTAAGAAATCTTTTAACTTATTTAAAATATTGGTGGTATTCATAGTTTAACTCTTTTACAAATATAGTAACTTTGTTACTCTTTTCAAATAAAAATGATTAAAATCTAAATAACTTTCATACTTAATGGGGTGAAGAATGAAGGATCTTCCTTACACTCAAATTCAAATGTTGAACTATAATAAGGCTGTTGAGAAAGATTTTCTGGTCTGATATATTGAGAATTAATATATTTCCCACCAATATTCTCAAATTGCCATATAATCATTTTTAATTGTTCATCACCTATAAACTTACCATTAGGTAGGTGAGCACTAACATCTATTGTTATTTGTGTTTTCATTTTAATAAGTTTTTAATAAGTTTGCTAATCTAACATCTCTCAGAAGTATTCTAACATCTTCTGAATATTCAAATAGGTGTTTATCTTTTATTTTATGAAGATCCCACCAAATATTGGTTTGATAAGACCCATTTTTCGGGTATCGAACCGTTATGTCCCAAATACCCTTTTTACTTCTACGTCCTATATTTGCATCACAACCTTCCCATGGGCCGGATGTAAACTTTACGCCTTTACCCTCTAATATATTCATAGGGTGTGAGCATTTTCTTAATGCTTGTCTCCGTTTCTTAGAACTCATATTATTTATACATTTTCTCTAACATAAGAATCATTTGTTCTGATTGTTCTTTTGTTAATGTGAGAATGATTGTTTCTTGACAATCGAACTCAAGTCTTAGTTCATTATGTTCTCTAAAAACACATACATCATCGGTAAATTTATCTACTGATGAGGTTGATTTAATATTGTTTATTCCTTTCATTTTAATCTAAGTCTTTTGATATTCTTTTGAGTACTATGAATATTAGAATTATGACGGTAATAACCAGTGGAACTACTGATAAAATGATATGCCATGGTTGTACTCCTTCTTTCATGATTATTTACAATTAGGGAAGTTTTGGTGTATATGTGATAATACGACCATTGTACAAATGATGGTGAATATCATACTAATTACTAATGAGGTAAATGGAGACAATTTCATAATTCTATTTTTAGTTTATATAAAGATATGAATTTTTTTAGAATAAACAAAGTTAATATATACTTTATGAAGATAAGAAAATTTAATGAATCTATCCATCTGAATCATTTAATAAATAATATATAGAAATATGAAATACTTAAAATTATTTGAAAACTTCGATGGAGAAGATCCTAAATGGATTGTAACATCTGCTTTAGATCCAATAGAGGTTGATGAGGTTACCTTTGATGAGAAGTACGGAGATACATCTATGTTTCGTTTATTTGAATTTAGTGAAGAACCTAGTGAAGATAAAATAAACCATTTAAAATCATGGATAGAAGAGGAAGGATATTACTCTCATAAAACAAGTAAAGGAATTATAGTTACTGATAAACCAATAGAGAATGTATGTATTGATTGGTTAAATAAAAACTTTTCTGATATGGAAAAAGTTGAGAGTAAGGATCACCCTGGATGTGTTCTTTATAGGTATAATCCAGGTGACAATATAATTTTTTATGATAAAAGTAGAGATAGACGAATTTACGTAAGCACTTCAATCTGGTCGTTTTTTGAGAGATATGGTTTTTTATTGAATATATACAAGAAGGAGGCGTGGGAATGGAGTAAAGAAACCATCATGAATAATTGGTTAAATATTGATGGTAAATTAGTAGTATTATTAAATAAAGGTTCACTTCTTCAAGTATGTGTATAAAGCAGGTTGGAGTTTAATAGTAATATGATACCAGAAAATAATGATGAAGAATAATGAAATATCTATCATTTCAAAATTCTTTTCAAAGAAAAATATATAAATAAAATATTATCAATTTTATTCAAGTAAAGTGGATAATCTCATATCTCTCAACTCCTCTTTGGTATAAAAGAATTTCCCATAGTAATGAATATCATATTCATCTGGAGAAAAGAACCAAGCTTTTAAAGTATCATCATAAATATTTAGACCACCATATGTATTTTTTATTACATATTCTTTACCAATAGTCAATTTATTATGGTTATTATAAATTGAGCTCGTTTTAGCAATTAATATATCTCCCTTTTTAAACATATGATAATGGTCTTAGAGTTTTCAAATACTTAATAAGTGATGATTTTATACTTAGATATGGGAATATATTCTTTAAGTCGGAGATCTTTTGGATATTATCATCCAACTCTTGTTTATTTCTATAAGTATATGACACTATATGGTATTTACCTTCTCTACGTAGATCTTCTGATTTTTCGTTTTTATCTTCCCATTCAACAAATATCTTTGAATATTCACGAGTATGTTGTATAGATATTTCTGGCTTACAATATTTAATTTCTATACTCTTATGAGTTTCACCTTTTTTAATTTTAAGTCTTCGTTTTCTGGATGATGCCATTCTGGTGGTTTTAATTTACACATCAAAGATAATAATTTTTTCAATTAGTTTCTATAATGTTGTTAATCTTTATATCTCCATAACCGTTAGTTTTAATTTTCTCCAAGTAACTCACTAAGTTTTTTATCACGAACTTCAGCTTTATTTTTCACCATTCTTTCCACTTCCACTCTCAATTCAAATGGCTCTAATATAGCAATTAATCCACCACTATTATAAATTTCAATAGAAGCAAAATTTTCAGGTATGTACTTAATCTTACACCCAGGATTGAGCTTCTCATATTCTTTAATTAACTTTTTCATTATGTTTATGTTTATTTAAATAACAAAACTTACTCAAAGATAATAAATTTTTTCAATTAACTCATCAGTTGATTGATTTTAATATCTCTCAATTCTCCTTTAAAGGTTTTTTTTATTATTTCTATAATAGTTTAAAAATCTGGTTCAGTTTGTGAAGAACTTAGATTTAATGTAAATGAATCATATTTAATATAACCATAATCGATTTTGGTATCTGTACCGACTAATCTGGATCCAGTATATCTAAATCCTGGATCTCTTCTTTTTTCAATATCATTTCTATTATATGAGTATTCAACATCTTCACTTATTAAAAAATCATATCTATTCCCAAAATTAGTAGCTTCCAGTTTGATTGAAATATTTCCTTTTCTGAATTCCAATACTTCTAATCTACTCTTTGATGCAATGTTATCAATTAATAGTTTATTTATTTTGAATCCAATAGTTTCAACTAAATCGTTAATTCTACTATTAGGATTCAGTCTAAACATAATTGAATTACCAACTAATCTAATATCAAATAAAGGACCCTCGTGTCTATGACCTTCATTTTGATGTGCGGGCTTTGTCGTATGTGGTTCTTCGGCAAGACCCAATCTCCTATCTTGAGTTTCATAGTCCAATTTCTTTCAGCTTCATTTCTCTCGTCTCTTCTATGGAGAAGAACCTTCCTTTGCCAAGGGTCAGACGGTTTCCGTCGTCGCCGATCACCTTGTAGTACTTGTCATAATCAGGGAAATCATCAGGGGATGTCCCGGAGATGTCCTCGCACTCGTAGATCTTCCCTCTCGTGAGCACCTTGTTGGGGGTGGGATTTTTATATCCCAGGTCGAGCGTTAGGAAGTAGTCTTCCTTGGCAATCAGCTTTGCGGTCATAATATCTTTTAACATATTCCTAATTCCTTTAGTTTATCATCCCTCATTTTCTCCCTATCTAATTCGAATACATAATGATAGTCTGTGTTTATAGAACCATCTTCTCTTACTATGGTTATCGAACCTGGTTCAGGAGATCCGGTATGAGGACATGTATAAGGTTCTATGATATCGATTATCTGACCTCTATGATATTTACGAGTGAAATGTGATATACTTGGATGAGATTTATATTTGACGAAGTCTCCAATACTTAGTTTATTTTCCATCACTACTTAATTTATAAATTCCTTTATATTTGAATAAGACACCATCAATATATGATAATTTATCTAAGACAATTCTATTAGGCATATTTAATGTTGAATCCATACCACCTGATATATGTGTAGCATATATAATTTCTTGTACATCACCAGTTCCATTTGAATAATTAGCTGGTATGACACCTGATTTTGATATATCAGTTAAACCAGGAGATACACATAAATTTCTATCAGCATATCCATCCAATTCACGTTCCAAGGATGTTCTAATGCCACCCTTACCATAATTAATACTAATTAAGTGTGATAATTTTACCATATGTGAATCTATACAAGATAAAACTTTCTCATTCAAATTATTTATATCCAAATCATCATATAAATTATCAATCAAATCAATTAACTGTGAAATATCTCCATCTATATCACTATATTTTTGATTTAATAGTATATTTAATTTATAATCCCTATTAGATATTTCTTTGAACTTTTCCTTTAAAATTAAATATTTATTCAATAAATATGTAAAATATTTATAATGTTCAGTTTCAAACTTCATTTATTAATTTATTATTATTTAAATACCTAACTCTTCCAATTTTTTATTTCTAATATAAGATTTACTAGGTAGTAATTGATCTTCTTGAAATGTAAGTGTTAGAAAATCAATGTCAAATTCATAACCCATACTGGTTGTATGATTATTTTCAAATGGTGTATTATCCTTAACTACACATAACCACATATTATCATGCTTATTATATCTCATAGAGATTATTTCACCTTCAATTTTATAACCATTAGTATTAAGATAACCATCTGTTACAACAGAGTCACCTATTTTAAATTTAGGAGCAGGTGCATTATAAAATAATTTATATGTTCTATAAATGAACCAGGTTTTAATTTTTTTCATTTTTACTTAGAATGGTATTAATCTTTATATCTCTAATTTCAGCAGTTGTTAGAGCCTCGTCTCTTTGTAGTACAGAATCTAATATTAGTTTTTCTTGTTCGGTCGCAAGACGAGTTGGTCTATTCCATACAGAAGTACCTTCACCTAATGTCCAGGGGTAAGTGTTGGCCCCATCTGATTTTCTAATGAATACAACACTATTTTTGTGCCAGTGGTTATTCATATTAGAGAAGCTTTGGCAATCTATTATAGAGTCGAATACATTTTGTGTTGAGTTGGGTCTAAATATACTAAAGCCTTCAGTACCATCAACTCTGATTGATGTTACGTGGTATGTTTCTCCTTTTTTGAACTCTCTATACATTTAATTTCTTTAGAATGTTTTAAATCAGATTCGAGTTCATAACTCTAAGTTATTTAGTATTTCTATTGCCTTATCCGTACAGATTCTTGTCAAACCATAACCAATATCAACACAATCTTCGTGATCTTTATTACCAGATGTTTTTACGAAATAAGGTAGTTGGTGTTCTTCCATATCTGTATCATCGTCTAAGATTAAATAACTCGTAATATCTTTGTTCTCTTTAAGATAAGCGTCTATTTCTTTTCCTCTACATAAAGTTGTGCCATAATGTCTCATAAAGTTTGGAGTTATACCAATAACCTCACCTGGTAAACCTCTTTTAATCCACATTTCTTTCATTATTTCTAACCCACTTAAACGCCAAGTACTACTTATAACAATCTTAGCACCAGTTTCATCAATCAATCGTTTTAGATTGTCTACTAAGTGTGGATGAAATAGTGATCCATATTCATCTCTACCTTCGTAACAAAGGTTAAGAACGCCATCTATGTCTAAAAATATTACTTTCATTTAGATACTTTTATAACAAATATAATAAAAAATCACACACTATAAACCCAATTATTATAAATCTCTCATATTATTTTTTTAATAATTCACTTATCTTCTTATCTCTTAAATATGTCTTATATTCGTTCATACTTATTCGATGTATCTCTTCATAGAATATTGTCTTCTCCTCAGAGAAAAATGGTTCACTTGAAATCGTTTTACGACGGATTGATATAAAATCATCATCGATTGTATTGTTTGAATCTATTGTAAATATTCCAATAGATTCATCATCAAAATCCTCCCCTGTAATCTCTGACAATATTTCTATATCGTATTCACCGGAATAATCATTTTTTTCATTCACCAAATAAAATAATTCGGTGACCTTTTTAATAGATCTCATAGAAGTCAGAACAGGACTCGAACCTGTACACACTCGTTCCCGTTTATAGGGCCGCCTTGTCGATTGTACTTCTCGTGCGTCTACCAAATTAACATTGTCCCCGTAGTGGATTCTAACCACATTATTTTTACAACTAGAACGGGGATGTTAATATTCCGCCACCTGACTAACGAGGGTTTTAATCTGTTATACCCACAAACTTAATTTCATCTATGAAGTTACCCTTCATACACAAGTAATTATAATTCTTTCTCTATTCGGATATAAAACATACTTTTTATTATCTAATAATATATGTTTTAAATTTTTTTTCCATTCAATATTATCTCGAGTATCATAAACCACTATTGATTTATTCTTTAATAACTCTAATATATTATCAACAATATCATCAGTATTATTACCACTCTCAATGATTTTTCTAATTTCGTCTTTCATATTATTTAGCAACCATGTTCGTAGTCAGAAAAGGATTCGAACCTATATAAGCAAAATTTTCAGAATCAGTATCTGAGTCATCTAGCCGTCCTACCATTAGACGATCTGACTATTTAGTGGACAGATTGAGATTTGAACTCACGTAACACCTGATCAAGGTCAACCCAGTTGTATTAAGTTACATTTCCGCCCTGGCGTGTATTTTTTATTCAATAAATGGTATTTACTAAACCTCACCCTATGTAATACACAAAACCACACATAGTTAGAACCTCGTAGTCAGGACAGGACTCGAACCTGTATGAGAACCTTTCGATTTTACCTACATGGATTTACCTCTAATAACGTCTACCAATTCCGCCACCTGACTAAAACAAATATAGTAATATTTTTACAATAATCACCAAAATCTTTTAATATTTAACCATTAAGAAACTATGATTTCTTGGTTCATTATAATCACCAGTCACTACTTGTTGTACTTGATATCCCTTTTGTAGATATTTATTTAATTGATCGTATCCTACATATACCGTCGAAGTTGGTTTAGCAGGTACAGTTAACATAACACCACTGTTTCCACCAAATCTATTATCATTCGTTGCACCACTAATAGTCATTGATAATGTAGTGATTACGGTTATACCGATTGCTATTCCTAAAAGTATTCTTTTCATATTATTCCAGTTTTATTTTTAACGAAGTCAATTAAGAGAACCAACAATTACAAGTACCTGAGTTATATCTACCACACTCTGGACAACGGTGTTTTTTCTCCTCCTTGACCTTCTCTACTTTCTCTAGTTTTAAATTAGATAAATATTCAGTCTCTATTTTAAGATAAGATTGTAAAACATCTTTTAATGTAAACATATTAATACCACCATTTTTATCGTATAAATCAATCTTATCAATCAATTGTTCCATTGGAGTTTTATCAGCCATCTCTTTTCGTTTTTAATTTATACTACAAATATAAAAAAAATAAAAATTACTTTTTAATATATAAAGAAAATAAAAATTATTATGAAGAATATTAAAACATTTGAAAATTATGGACGTGATAGAGGAACATATCAAGAAAATGAAAGACGTTCAGATAGAACTAAAGAGTTAGACAATTTTTTAAGAAAGAAAAATGTAATCAATGATGATAAAACATCCGAAATTATCGAAAGATTTAAAGCTGAGTTTGGTAATAGAGATTTTTCAACTCAAGAGTTTGCTGAGTTCTATCATGTATTAAGAACTGAAGGTTTTGATGGTATTCAGATTTTTAATGCTTTAGGTAATATGATACCAGAAAATAATGATGAAGAATAATGAGATATTTACAAACATATGAGTCACTATCAAATGATAGTTTAGTTTCTTTAGTAAAAGAACTTAATAATATAAAACCAGATGCTATTATCTATTCATCACCAGGAAGGTTTACATTTAACCACCCAAGCGTTAAATTGATTAAATTGAATTTTGAAGAAGGTGATTTAGTTAGTACATCAAAGTCTAGTTTTGATAATTCAAATGATAAAGGTGCTCATTTATTGAGTATGGGAAATTCAATTGAATACCTTTATAAAAATGATCCAGATTATATTAAAACTAAGAATATAAAAAAATTAAACTTACCAATCTATGTAGTTTTAGATAAGGTTGATAAAAAGAAGTTATTTGAAATTGCTAATAAAATAACTGATAGTGGTTATTCGGTTACTTATTATATGTTTACATATAGTGAACAAGATTGGTTAAAACCTGAAAACTTCTCTGTAAATTCACTTAGATATTCAAAGAAAATTTCAGAAAGTGAAATAGTGGGACTTAAACATGATTTTAAGTTTGTTATAGAGTTTAAATAATTTATTATTATATTTAAAAAAATAAATGAAATGAAAAAATTAAAAACATTTGAAGGTTTTTTTGACTTCTTCGAAAAAAGTGATGAACAAAAGTTAAAGTCCGCTAAAAATAAAGTGATTGGACTTTGTAATTTATATTTAATTGGTGATAGCTCTATTGGTAAAAGGTTTAGAGTTAATGATGATTTATCTGTTGATGTTTATTGTCATGTTGATTTATCTGGTTTAAAGCTAACTAAGTTACCGGTTAAGTTTAATAAAGTCAATGGTGATTTCAATTGTAGTAACAATCAATTAACATCCTTAGAAGGTGCTCCAAAAGAAATTAATGGGGATTTCAATTGTAGTAATAATCAATTAACAACTTTAGTTGGATCACCACAAATTGGTGTGGAAAGATTTGATTGTAGTAAAAATGAATTGACATCTTTAGAAGGTTCACCAAAAAAGGTTTATGTTTTTGATTGTAGAGATAATAAATTGACATCTTTGGATGGTGCGCCGACAGTTAGTGGAACTAGTCCAAGTGGTGTTCCTTATCTTTTTTATGTAGGAAATAATATTAGTTTGAGTAGTTAATTGACTACTCAAACTTTTTTTTATAAACCCAGTTTTCTTAGTTTTTTATCTCTATTGTACTGTAATAAATCTCTTTCATAAACAAATAGGTTCATATCAGAAACACCATGTCCAAGTTCATTAATGGCACCATTATTATAATATAATCGAGTTACTTCATATTTCTTGCCATAAATTAAACCTCTATCATTTGAAATTGAAATGATAAAATCACCAATTGATGGATGATCCTTTCCATAATCAATAACTTTTTTTAGTTTAGGTTTCTCCTCAAATATCTTTAATAAGAGTTTTAATATTTTCATAAGTCCAATTTAATCACGAGTTTCTACATTACAGAAGTAATTATCGAAATGACCATTACCACATGTTAAATATATTGAAGTATGACATGTTTCTGATGGTATCTGTTCAAGTTCAGATATATATTTCTCTTTCTTTTTTTTAGACCAAAAGCCAGTGTTTAGACTTTCTATTGATGTATATTCATGAAATATTTCACAATCACATTGTTTACATTTTACTTTCTTCATAATTCGTTTTTATTTTTATATACCCAGAAGATCTTTTAGTTTCTGATCTCTATAATACTCTTTATCCATCTGTATTCTGGTTTCATTCATAAAATAATCTATTTTGTATGAATAGTTTGTCTTACCATACCAGTGTATGATTATGTTTTTCTCTTTTATATCCTTTATAATTCCTCTTATGATATATCCATCTTCAATCCAAAGGTATCTGGTACCAATCTTTATCTCTTTCATATCCCAAGATTTTTTAGTTTCTTATCTCTTAATAAACTCTTATAGTAGTTATAATCAACACCATAAGCACCACTATTAGGATTCAGTCTAAACATAATTGAATTACCAAGTAATCTGATATCAAATAAAGGACCGTCGTGTTTAATTCCTTGTGAATGTATAATAAAATATCTTAGTAAATCTTCATCTACATTCATATCCCAATCTCTTTTAGTTTTTGATCTCTAATATTCTGTTTAGTTGAAAACCATCTCCAAATACAATCAACTCCACCAGAACCGGTAAATCTTATCCAAGCATTTGATTTATCTCTAACATTTGTACAATAGTAATAAACAGAGCAATATCTATTACTTGTTAGTCTACCATAGTCTTGCACTTTGAAATCATACTCTTTACCAACAACTAATTGGTTGGATAAGTTTTTTCCTTTTATTTTATTTGTTATACAAACCATTTTCATAACCCAAGTTCTTTTAGTTTCTTATCTCTCCATTCTTTGAGAGTTATAAATCTATTAAAATTATAAATACCAATTACACCACTATCATTTTTAATGGATATACTTGAATTTAATTTATAATTATCAATTCTTTTAATTGTATATCCTTTACCATAAGTTAATTTCTGTTTCTTACCATGATCAGATGAATCAATACAAAAAACAATATCACCTTCTTTCATAAACCATATTAAAAGTAAATTATGTGTTATAGTTTTTCATATTCTTGTCCTGTTCTTAAAGGTTGAGTAGCTCCTAATCTATACTCTGTATATTCAACATTATTGAGATAAGGTAATAGAATACTTATTTGTGGAATTCCATCTATTATTTCATCTACATAAAAGTCAACCGGAATGATATTTACGGTTAATCTAATAATATCTCTTTTAGTAACTATTGGTTCGGTTGTTGAGTATTCTGTTATCATATTAGTCTTTGTTTAATAAAAATACTCTTTATAATAATTTAAGGATAAATCCATGGAATCATATTCTTTATTCTCATCATCTAATAAACAAACATGTTCACCACAAAAGCCAAGTATTTTATATGATATACCTTTTGTGAAACCACCAAGTAATCCAGGTGCTTTAAGACTTTTTTTACAAGTTACAAACTCACCTATATTTTTACCTATACTTTTCATAAAATCTTCATTCTGTTTTTTATGAAGATCAGATAAGTATCTATTTTTTAATCTTATCTTTTCTAAAGATTTCTTCTTAGAATTACTCATATCCTTTAATGTTTATACAAATATAGGAAAATCTTCTCAATAAACCCCTTTCTTTTTAAAGAATTGTTCTTTGACCTCATCTCTCTAAATGATTTCGTCAAATCATCGATTTCTTTTATCCTATTCTTATCACGTTCGGAACTTCTCTTTTTTGAGAGAATTTTCATAAGTTCTTCGAAATCATTCGGTAAATCGTTCATACACCAAGCTCATTTAACTTTTGATCTCTTATGATTCTTTTAAAGCTCCCATATATCATCTCATATCTTTCTTTATTAGATCCTAATCTATCATAACTATCAACATCAACCCAAATAACATCCCAATATTTATTAAACTCATGGAAAGTTTCTATTCTAATATATTTAGGGGTTCCGTCGGCATTCCAAACTTTTGGTCTTTCTTCTTCTTCATATCTTACACTTACAATATTTAGTTTATTTTCTAAATCTCTAACGTTTATTGTAATGGAACCAGGCATTGCCTTAGAAGTTCTTATTATATCTATGTTAAATTCTTCACCGGTTCTTTTTAATATAGCCCTAACTTTTATCATATTCCAAGTTCATTTAGTTTTTGATCTCTTCTCCATTGAACTATAAAGTCATTAAAATTCATTTGTTCCATTTCACTTATACCACTTATGATTACTCTTACCCATGGACAATTCATTTGAGCATCAATAAAGGTATCGTAGTTATCAGTTCCTTCGGTATATTTTCTTATAGCATCTTCTAATATAGGTTTTGGATCTTCATCACCGGCATACATGAATATTGCTATTACACCAGTGCCACCATTTTTAAGTGGGAATGTTGATTGGTTTATTCTTAAATCTTTCATATACCCAGTTCTTTAAGTTTCTCTTCTCTCATTGTCTCCACATCCAATTCGTATTCGTATGCATTTTCCCAGCCAGACATATCCTTTCCGTTGACCCACCATTTATCATAGTACCTCACGCGAACCTGATCGATAACGAAGTTGGTGGATGTGTTCGGATCGACGTATTTCCTCATTTCTATTATTCTCATTTTAATGTGTGGTTTCATTACCATGTTTCTTATCTTAACCCAATCTCCTACGTTCATATTCCTAATTCGTTTAATTTCTCATCTCTCATTCTCTCCACATCTACTACAAATTCATCTGCGGCTTCCCAGGACATTAAAGGTTCTCTATTTAATGTAGATCTATTATGGTACTTCACGAGTATTCGTCCGGATGATATATTAGTATCTGGTATTATCTGTATTATTTCCATTTTACCTTTACCAAATTTAAATCCGTTGATGGGTTTTATTAAGTCTCCTACTTTCATATACCAAGTTCATTTAGTTTATTATCTCTTTCTCTCTGAAAATTTCGGAACCTTTTCACATCATATATCTCCCTGGCCCTTCTATCGTTAATTATGAATATATAGGTTCTACCATTTAAATATTTAAGTGATTGTATCTCATATTGTTTACCTTCCGTTAGATATCTCCCTTCTGAGAATGGTATATTTGTTCCACCTTCTATACATACTACGATATCTCCTATTCTAAACTCATTCATATACCAAGTTCATTTAGTTTCCTTTCTCTAATAATATCTTTGAATTCATTTTCAAGTACTTCAAAGTCATCTAATTTGAAGTTTATCTTGTTAGACGTGACTTTTTCGCCAAGCCAAATGGTAGTCCTACTCAAAGTTGTTTCGGAACCACTTGTGATATATGTAACGTTGTGTTCATTTTTTTTAAACCCCAGACTATATCTTTTTTCGAATCCACTATGTTCTTCCGGATTGTATATGGTTATCGTGTATCTTCCATAAGAAAGGTAGATAAACTCATCTCTTATAATAGTGAGAGTGAATCCAATATCTTTTACAAATTTTAAAAAGTCTTCTAACATCATATACCAAGTTCATTTAGTTTCCTTTCTCTTTCCAATTCAATCTTTATAAGTATAATCATTTCCATATACTCAATCCAAGAATCCCATATACCAGTGTAAGCAACACCCTTCAATCCATTTATAAGAACTTTAATTTCTTCTATGGGTAGTTCATCAATCCATTTCTGTTTCTCTTCTCTACCTTTACTAGCAAACTCTGGTACTAACTCTTCATATGTTCTCATATTCCTAATTCTTTTTAGTGATTAACAAATTTTTTATAAATACCCATCCCATTCAAACTTAACATCTTCTAGTTTGAAATCAATATCATAAATATCTTTCAATATCTTTACAGCATGTTGAGCATATGTCATCCTATTCATTTCTAAACGGTGATGATTACCATTAACTATCATAGTCATTTCTTCCCCTAAGAAGGAGTGACTTTCAATAAATTTTATTTCCATAACTACTTTAATAAATCATTAAGTTTAATTTCTCTCCACTCTTCTAGTGGAACTACTTCTTCTCTAGTATACCAAGATTCCTTACCTTTGTTGTTCTTTATAGAAAAATGTTCTTTTCCTTCTATATCAAACAAAGATTTCATATTTGAAAAATCATATCTATAAAATCTTTGTTTGATATCATAGACTTTTCCCATAGTAAGTGGAATCTGATCCATATGGTTGTTTATACAAATAACTTTCATTCTTCCTTTTTTGAATCAATATGTCTCACTTTATAGATGAATATCTTTTTCATATTCCTATCTCTTTTAGCCTTTTCTCTCTCCATTCATCTATCGGCATCACCGTGATCTTGCTGTACCAGTATGTGTTTCCCTCGTCGTCCTGTATTAGGTAGATCGGCTCTTCGGTGTTGTTGTCTTTCCCCTGTTCCAGCACGTCGTAGGCCTTTCCTGGGGTGAGGTCCCATTTGCAGTATCCAGGGTGGGATTTTCTTATGCAGATTGCTTTCATATTCCTAATTCATTTAATTGTTTCTCTCTCCATTCATCTAATGGAATTATAACTCTTCTCGTATAGTATGATCCATATCCAGCATCGTTAATAATAAAGAATCTCATTTTATCATCCGGGAATTTTATTTCTTTAGCTTTTTTAACGACATTATAGATCTTACCTAAAGTTAGTTCCATATAAGTATCACCGACGTATTCGTTTATACAAATAGCTTTCATATGATTTACTTTATAAATTCTTCAAAAATCTCGTCAATAGTTTTACCTTTTAAATTTTTAAGGTTGTCACCTAAGTATAAACCAAATTGTTTCATATCTTCTTCGGTGTACATTTTTTCTGATTGCCATTTAGCACCAGCTTTGAAAGCATTTCTAACATCTTTATTATAATCTTCGGTGCTACCATAATCTCCTTCATATAGATCTGGTGGATATAATTTAAGAGCAACTCCTTCTAAATTTTCATTACTTTCGTTATATCTGTGTAAATATTTCATAATCATTATTTATTTTTTAGTAATACTTATCGTAATTATCATCAATTGTTGAATTAAGAAACTCTAAAGCTTTCTCTTTTGAGACAGTTCCTCTAAGAGAACCAATATACTTCAGTTCACCACCTTGTGTCTTTATATCCACTCTAACGAAATAACCTCCAGGTTTAGTATCCATTGCAATACTGCTTCTGGATATTTTTTTCTTAATTCACTTAATGAAAGCAACTCTTTATGAGATTGCTCTTTTAGCATCTTAAAATTTTTAATATACTTCATTAGTTATATATTAAAATTCTTTTAATCATTTATAAAAATCTTTAATTTTCTTCTAAGAGAATCTTTATACTTTTTAGGTGTCATTAAATATATAAATGATACAAAAATTATACAAAAAAACCAAAAAGATATGACGATTAAGTATAATAGGTTATTAAATATTTTCATCTTTTAAGTATATTCTCTATCTTTTTATCTCGTTCTTCTTGTTTGTGTAAATAATCAAAATAATCATATTTACTTTTAAACCCGTGTTTTCTTAAAACCTGAGTTTCATGTGAACGGAACTCGGTGTAACCACGAGTTGATTTCTCACCTAAATTTTTACAAATGTATTGATAGTCGTCGTAATCATCATACATTTTATCTAGTCCACTTCCCATTATTTTATATTTATTCTATTCCTAATTCTGATAATTTTCTATCTCTGATCTTTTTCTGATCAACAACTATCTCTACTATTCTCTTATCTATCCACTTCTCTTTCATAAAGTTAATTATACTAGGTCTGTTATTAGGATCTCTTGGATAAAGATCAAATGAAGAGAAATCAGTAGCAGTAACCTTAACACTATCTTTTGATACTTCTAAGATGGTTACCTCATAAGTTACTTTATATTCTATTTTAACAGGATCTCTTTTCGGGTTGGTGTTTACAATCCCATAGTCCTTTATTATCCCAGTATCACCAGGCATTATATCAAATATCTCTTTTTCTTTTACAACTACCTTTTTAGCAGAATCTAATTCTGTTCTGAGTGTAGTGTTTTTATCAAGGAGGTTTGATATGGTTATAGCAGAGATTACCAGTGCTATAGACAAACATATAATAACTATTAACATATTCCTAATTCATTTAGTTTTTCTTCTCTAATTTGTTGTATGGTTTTAAAAAAATCTTGACTTATAGTAATCCAACGATGTTTATCATCACATATTATATATTTACCATTCTTAAATTGTTCAGTAAATACTTTGGGGTCGGCAATTCTATACCACTTACCAACTGTTATAGAACTAACATCATCATTATTAATACAAAGTACTTTCATATCTAATATGATTTGTATATAATATTCCTTCTAAACTCCTAAGAGCTTTAATACTTAATAAGTATTTTAAGTCAGACTTCAATCTATAACATTCTTCTTTATGTGATATTTCTATGGTTTCTAAGATGGGTTTATTATGATAATTATAGAAATCATCATTAGATTTAATATCTATATTTAAAACATCTCCTTTAAAGTAGATATTAGTTATAATGAATGGCATAACCGGATTACTGAATAAGTAAAGATTAGGTTTATAACCCATTAAATCATCTCCACTTATTTTTAATTTATTGTTTCTATCTAAATAGCTTAGAATTCTTTCTATCATTTCTAACTTTAGATTCTTGGTTTTTAAGACATTCATGATAATAATTGATTTAATTTTTCTTCTCTAAAAAAGGCTTTAATCTTTTCTTTATTAATTCTTAATGAATCTCCAGGTGCGAGTTTAGAATCTGGTGTAGTCCAAGTTAGTTTACCATCATGGGTATACCAGAAGTAATCAGCAAGAGGTTCTCTTTTAAGAACATCATATATTTCTTCTAATGCTCCTTTAACTATATCATCTTCTAATTCTTTCTGAGTGCTTTGAGGCATTTTATTAAATGAATGTGTTATTTTATCCCAATACTTAATTGATTTTGGATAATTACTATCAATTACCCAATCAAAAAATGGTGTGTTAAAACAATCTTCTAAACTCATAATATCGTCCTTAATAATTGATCTCTCTTATCTTCTAAGCTCTTACTAAACCAAATGGTTTTTCTATAAGCCACTAATAGTTCTTTCCAATTTGGCATTTTATCCCAAACACCATACACATCCATAGAATCATCCCATAGAATTATATTTTGTATCTCTGGTTTATCTTCGAGTTTCCATGCCCAATAACCAACCTCTTTAGCTGTTATCATTAGTTTCTCACCAATTACTTTAATACCAGTTGCTTTGAAGTCATAATTATCATTACCAACTCTTACTTTAAAGTAATCGCCTTTCTTAACATTCTCTGTGGTTTCGAATTCAATATAAACACCACCAGATATTTTTTCTCTTCTGTTTGATGCCACTAATTCTGCTGTCAGTACTTTCATATTCTTAGTATTCAAATCTTTTATCACAATCAAGTAATTGCTCAAACTCTTCTTCAGGAAGATAATCAAACTCTCCTATAACAGTATTAACAAAATAAGATGCTCTTGAGTAATTGGAGTAGTTGTCTAATACTTCGGATAGGATCTTACCAATTTCTTTTAAAGGTTTGTTTTTTAGAAATTTTATGATATCATTCATGTTCATTACTTCATGTGGTCCTTTATCATCATAACTGTAAGTGCCGAACTTTTGAATTGCTTTATCTATCTTATCAATAAGTAAAGAAGCATCTTCACTGATATTAGATGTTTGATTTTCTTTTAGTTTTTCTAAATACTCAGTTTCTAATCTAAGATAGGATTGTAATACTGCTTTAAGTGTAGGCATATTAATACCACCTCTTTGGTCATAAAGTTCTATCTTATCGATAAGTTGTTGCATTGGTGTTTTTTCCATATTCTTTAGATTTTATAACAAATATAATAATTTTCTAGGATATTCCCAATTCTTTTATTCTAATTTCTCTCCATTTTTCTAGTGGCATTAAAACATCCTTGTAATACCATCTTTGTATACCAGCATCATTTGTTACGACCCATGCTCCTTTATCTTTATCAAATAAATAACCGTTTTTATTTGAATCAACATTATATATTTTACCTGGTGTTAGTTTTACTTTACGTCCAGCTAAGTCATAATCATCTATACAAATAACTTTCATTCTAATATCTTATTAAGTTTTTCATCTCTAAACATGGTATGGTTTATGAATAGTTCTTTCATAAACATACCGATATAATTATCATAAATATCAACACCATCAACTTTAAATCCTGTTGGTTCTGGTATAACTAATTCAGATGGTGTTGATTTACCTTCACCAAATATTCTATATACTTTATTCATAAACTCTTCACCAACATACCATTTACCTTCTTCTACAAGAATGTTTTCTGTTCCTGATAATATAAAAGTTTTTATACAGAATATTTTTTCCATTAGTGTTTGTGATTTATTACTTTAGTTTCTCCTTTTTGAACGTGTTCGCGTTCGTTAAGTATTCTTTTTATTTTTAGATTTCCTCTTCCTTGATTTATAAACAAACTTCTTTTATACATCTTTAAAAGTCTTTCAGTAGAGAGTTTATCAAGTTTTTTATCAATTGAAATATTAGTAAGATCTTCTTTTTTTCGTTTACGTAAACAAACACCATCTACATATCTATGTTCGGTATCTCCTACTTTAACACTCCATAGTTGGTTACCACCAAGATATTGGTGTTTGAATGTTATAATACCATAGTGTCCATTGTAGTGTACTGGGTCTCCTATTTCAAAAGACTTTGAATATTCTTTCTTTGCTTCAATAACTTGACGATAATCAAACTTATATTGTTTAGTTGGAGTTCTAAGTTCTTCTAATCGTTTTTGTTGTTCTTGTGTATAGATAATACTTTCTACATCAAATGATGGTAGTTCTTCTCTATCTGTTTTTAAGATGAAGTCTATAAGACTATCACGAACTTCAGCTTTTATATCAAGCATTTCACACTCAATAGTAAATTGTGGTTTGTTATTATAATACTCTAAACTTATGTAAGTAATATCATAATATTTATCATCTTTAACTTTACTTTTCTCGATAGAAATCAATCTCCAAAAGTCTTTTATATTGGATCTAATTTTATTTAGAATATTTTCATTATGTTCCATGTGACAATATATTATATTCCTAATTGATTTAATTTTATGTCTCTTATTTTCTCTTTTATGATATTTGTTATTATTTGGATATTACCACATAATTCTAAATCATAATAGGACTTATTAATTTCAAATGGGTGTTCAATAACCTTTATATTATAATAAGTAAGATCTTTTGTGTGTAGTTTCTTATGAATTAATTTTATATAATTACTTCTACGAACAGTTATAAATTCATCAATCCAACTCATGTATGATGTTTGTTGTTTATGAATTAAACTCAATGATTCCCAATACCATTTTTTATCTTCCATTAGTATTATGAAGTATATCTATTTAATTAAATGAATAGATGAAACTTTCTTCGAAGTCATAGTTGTTAGCCATTTCTCTTAATTTATCAACTGTAATAGAATTATAAAAATCTTCACCTCTACCTACTACATCATAAACTAAATCACCCCAACTATCATCACCAACACTGATACCTGGTCCGCCATCATGTCCTAACCAAGCTGATTCATATTTTTTGAATAGAATGTTTGCTTTCTCATTTACAAATTCTTCTATTTCTCTTTGGTTATCTAAACCAGATAATTCATTTTGAATTCTTTCATAATCATGATCTGATTTCCATTTAAGACCTTCGATTACTTTCCAAATTTCTTTCTCACTCATATCTTATAATATTATTATTACAAATATACTAAAAAATATTATATACCAAGTGAATTAATTTTATAATCTCTATCAAACTCTTTTACAATTCTTTTAAAGTCGTCTGTTAATCTAAATGCTTCATCATCTATTAAACATTGGTTTAGGAATATGTCTTTATTTAATTCCATTTCAGTTACAATCACTTCATCAAAATCTTTAATCTTATCATACTTATTTAATAAGGTTTGATATTGATAAGATTCTTTCCAGATGAATTCATCATCATAATGATCAAACCATTGATCACTTTTTGGATCCCAATTGTCAGGCTCATCTAATATAGTTGAATAAGTTCTGTGGAATGTTCTCCATTTTTCAGCAATCTCATTTGCTTTATCTTTATCGGTGAAAAGACCAATAGTTATTAGTTGTGATCCTTCAAAATCACTATACATTATTTCTACTTGCCAAATCTTACTCATTCAAATAATTTATTTAATTTATCGTCTCTATCAAACTCTTTATATAGATTATTCAGTTTGTCTATTTTCCATTGTTGGTCAAAAATCTGATGTATATGTGTATATAAAATACCTTTACGGAAATCTGGCTTACCACCATTTGGTATATGAGATAATCGAAACCAACATATCTCATCACCAACTACATATCTAAAATAATAAGCATCATCATTTTTAAGTAATCTAATAGTTTTAATTTTATTAGATTGTATATCACCAATCATCTTTTTATAAGCGTTAGATGTAGTGATATTAGCAAGAACTATATTATCTGTATCAATCCAATCTATATGTTCCATTAGAGTATAATTTCAACAATCATTATCTTCATCTATTAGTGTATCAACGTACCTTATATATGGCTCATCATTTAAAATTCTTTTATCATTTTCTGACAACGACTCTATTCCGTATAAGTTTATTTTATCTAAGATTATATCTTTTGTTATGTAGTTTTCAATATAATCATCGAAGGTAATTATCATATTTTCTTTTAAGAATCCATATATTTCCATATCGTGTTTACCGTATAATACTTCATCGGTAATATCTTCTACTTTGGTGAAACCATCCATACCTTCGTGAATGATAGCATCCCATTTTTTAAATTCTATTGCGTATTCTTCTGGACAGAAACCTACACTTAGATATAGATCACCGTCTCTCCAATGACATACTTTACCGTCGTATCTAAGATCGAAGAAATCATAACGATTAGCAAAATCAATTAAAAAGTCTTTAGTTTCTTTTTCAAATTTATCAAGACCTATGGTAGTTTCTTCTTCAGAGAATGAAGAAATAAATCTGTATATTCTCATTTATTTTAATTCAATAGATATATTATCAGTTTCGGTACCTAACAAATTTGCTAACTTCTCTTTTAATTCCTCTATCTCATTGACATCAATCATAACATCTTTATAAACAGAGATTGATATAAGTTCTTTCATTTTAGTTGTTGTTAGAATTTCTATTTCTTTTAATGATGTTACCAGCGAAGACAACGATGATTGCTATCCAAAGTGGTATTAGTACGATTGACCAAGACCAGTTAATTACTCCGAATATTTTTAGGATTATTAATATAATTAATACAGGTCCTAATATAGATTTATTTTTCATATTTATAGATTTTATTTTAGTATAAAGTTAGAAATATATTTTTTATATTCCTAATTCTTTAAGTTTAATTTCTCTTACTTCTGATATTGTTAAAAAATTATCAGCGTTATACTTTCTGAGCATTCCGTCTTCACATTTTACTATATAAGATGGTTCGTCTGGTTTGAATGTGATTACATCATATATGATTGGTGCTGGTTCACATTCATACCACTCACCTTTTATAAGGACTTGGGTATCTACCCAATTTACATTTATTTTGGATTGGCATTTCATAGTCCAAGTTGTTTAAGTTTTTCTTCTCTCAGTTGGTTTTTTGAAAGTGTTATCTGATTTTGGTTCACAACATAATGTTTACTTACGTCAAATGCTTTATCCGGATCTGTTGGTATTAGTCTAATTTTAGTTAGACCTTTTGATGTCTTTTCATCTAATATCTCAGTTACTTTATATAAATCATAATTATCTCCAAATAATTTGATTGATACTTCGTCACCTACTTTGAAATCTCTCATAATCCAATTTCTTTATTTTTATACAAAAATAATATTCTTTTTTAATATATACAAATATGAAATATTTAAAGATATTTGAAGATTTTAATGACCCTATAACGGAAAATAATAATAAGGCTAATGAGATAGTAGATGATATTAAAACCATTTCATATCTTTTAGAAGAAGAAGGTTTTGAATTAAGATATACATTTGCTACTAAATCTGGTAATTCTTTTGAGGTTGATGAATATAATAAAATCATTAATAGTCATGTTTTTAATACTAAATCAGTAAATATAGATATGGTGGTTGTAAAAATAATTGGAAGAACAATTACTGATCCTAAAACATTCCAAAGGACTTTAACTGATAGTGGTAAAGAAGCCATTGAGAGATATATTAATCTCTTAAAAGAACACTTAGATTATATAGACCCTAATAATATAACTACTCAAAGATCTTTGATCGGGAATACAAATGTTATAATTAAATTAGATAAAGAGTAGATATAATCTTATATCTCTTATAATAGATTGATCTCTTAAATCTGAAGCACCACTCTTTATATATTCCGATAAATATGATTCACATATACTAATAAACTCTTCAGTTTCTATTTCATCATTATCAGAATATAATCCATAGACTTCCTTCTTAATATCACTTACTACGCAATATAAATAGAATGATCCTGATGTCATAGAAGTCATTTCATTAATTATCTTGGTAGCAATTGATATTCTCATAGTCCTAATTCTTTTAGTCTATCTTCTCTTTTTGTTTGAGGGTTTATTTTTCGAGATTCTTCAGTTTCAACCCAACCAGTAAAAATTGTTTTATGCCAAAAATCACTATTGTGTTTTTTAAACTCACCATCTACTATTTTAGCAACAGATCTATATTTTATTTTAGGATATTCATTTAAATCTAATTCATATAGATGATCATCATTTTGTTCACTTGCTACAATCATGCCAGTGTGTAATTCCGAAATATCTAATCTTCTTAATATCTTCATTCTCCTAGTAACTCACTAAGTTTTTTATCGCGAGCTTCAGCTTTTTCTCTTGCCAATCTTTCTTCCTCTGATTCTGATGGTTTTGATTCATACCATATTTTAGCGTCATAATATTTTGAAAGGTATTTACCATCATATGTCATATACCCATCTTCATCGTCAAAAGAGTATTTACCATACTTATCGTATGTTGTATATTTATCTTTCATAAAGTTAACTTATTAATAAGATTGCTATTATTCCCATTATACCTACTCCTAAAATCAAGCCAATTGTAAAATACTCAGCTCTTTCTGATTTCTTCTTAGCCATTATAGTTTTCTATTTCATCAACATATTCTGGGATTCTTATAATATCATCATACCATTGTAAATTACTTAAATCCTCATTTTTCATGGTTTCTAATAATATAAGATATTCCATTCCTGTTTCATAAAAGTTCTTTATAAACCAAGATATACGTTCTTCGTAAGTTAACTTTTCTCTCATAATTACAAATATATGAAAAATATTTATAAACCCAATTCTTTTAGTTTTCTTTCTCTTATGTTAGATTTCATTATTGCTTCCATATTATGATAAACATCTTTAGTTGATTCCCAAACTTTGTTTGATACGGTACGTTTAACTATCTCATTATTAATTTCTATATAGAGTCTTTTCTTAGAAATAAAGTAGATTTGATTTATTTGATGTATCTCATATGGTACTCCAATACTTTTAATGAAATCTTCATCTTGTATCTCAGTAACATAGATAGAATCTGTATCAATATAAAGAACAGTATCAATATATTTATTAAAGTAATATTCCATTATAGAATACATATATCCACTAATTCTAACTGAGTTTTTAAATTCTAACTTACCAAACCAACTATTTAATATTAGATTTTCATAATCTGAATGGTTATTCCTTTTAAGTAGTTCTTTTAAATCATCTATCTTTATATTTGATTTATCATCACCTGTTATTAACCCTTCGTCATAAAACTGTATAATAAGATGGGTATAAAGTTTTTTAAACTCTATTTTTAAGATATTACTATGTATTGATAAGTTATTAAACTTAGAGTTTAACTCACAAAAACCACCACTGTTATTATGATTATCTAAAAATTGTTTAAGCATTAATTCCAATTTGTTTTAATTTCCAATCTCTATAACATTTCTTACAAATCGTAACATTTATTTCTGTTTTAAGACCATTAATTTTAGCGGGTATAGTATAAATATCTTCACCAGTTATCACCTCATCACATTTAAAACAATTTGGTGATTTATATGACCAACTTCCACTCATTATATTCCCAATTCAGTTAATTTCTTATCTCTAATCACATCTGTGTGATAAACAGGTTTCCAAATGTGTGGATATTTAGAAAACTCACCACTTGTATATGGTTCAAATTCTCCAAGTTTTCTTCTATTACCTGGATAATCAGCAATCAAAATATATCCCTTAATCTCAGGGTGTCTTCTCGGTGTACTACACATACAAGGTCTCATTAACTCTTACTCTTCTTTTTTTATTTTCTTATCATTTGGAAGTTTTACTTTCACACCTACTGGTTTCCATCTAAAGTATGGAGGTAAACATTCACAACACATTTCTCTCTCACCACACGTTCCACAATAATTACCATCACCATCATTTATCATGTATTTAAGAGCTTTCTCATTTATCTCTATCTCTGGAACTTTTTCACCACAGAAAGGACAAAAATTAACTTCTATATAACTTTCATGTTTTCCCCAAGAAAAATCTCTAAAACCAAATGATAACCATTTAGGTTTTTTTGTGGATGGTAGATCAATTGAATACGAATCTTCAAAATTAAATTGAAGTTTTACAACTTTATGTTTTTTAGATTCATCACAACAATTTGTTGTTATAACATGTTCATATATTCTACTCATTATAAAATCTTATTTAATTGCATTTCTCTCCATTCTTCTAAAGTCACAAAGTTTTCTTTAGAAAAAATTAAACTATGAGAACCATATTCAGTTTTATCATCAAACCAAAATCTAATATAACTTGATGATAAGTATCTATCTAATTCATAGTAAGGTAAATCATAAACTTTACCAACTTCTAAGAAGTCGTCTTTTTTAAGATACTCATTTCCCATACTATCTCTTCTCAAGATTTTATCATTTACACAAACTAATTTCATACTCCTAATTCATCAAGTCTTTTTTCTCTCCATTCATCAACCGTTATAAAGTTGTGTATGAAATATTTACCTTTAGCTTGACCTCTGCTAAGATCATCAATGAATTCAATTGATACCATATGAGACGACGACTTCCAGTAACTTCCTGCTAAAATTATATCTTCATCAGTAACTATGGCTTTAGCACCAGGTAAACAATTATATCCATCCACCTTCTCCTTCCAAACAAGAATGGTTCCTTTATTCAGTCTAATCATCTAACTTCAATTTCTTCATATGAGTAAGCATTCACATCACTTAAAGTATGATACTTACTCCACCATTCTAAAAGTAGATTTCTTCTAACATCAGTATCATCAATATCTTCTAACTCACTATCAATTTCACCAAACCTCTTTTTTAGTCTTTTATTGAATTCATTAGCTTTATCACAATACTTTTTAGCGAATTCTTCTGATCCGGTTACAAATAGGGATTCTGTATAAAAATCATCCCACGAACCACCTGTTCTTTTAACTACAAACATAATATTTTATTTATATGACCATTCATCATCTTCATCAAAGTAATAAGACTTTGATTTATCACCATCTGATATAGTACAATAGTATTCAAACTCTTGACATATTTCTTCACATAAGAAAGTATCGATATCCTCTATGTTAGTTAATTCATTAGTTTCTATTTTGACATTATGTAGTTCTTCATCTATATCATAATCAAATGTTATAATTGAATCTGGATAATCAGATAGAAATCGTTCCATTATTTTTTCACCAATTGAATCTATAATGTTAGTGTCGTCTGTGTAAACGAAAAATTCGGTTGTTATCATATTCTCCCTGTTTTTGATGTTCTTCTTAATTCATTTGCTAAAGTCTCCATTGTTTCACTAACAATAGGATGATTTTTATATGGTTTTCCAACCACAAGTAAAGTTCTTAGAATACCACGATCAGTTTCATTTAGATAACCTTTTAAATATTCGTTATATTTAACCATTGTTTCATCACTTGGTGATCCTGATCTTTTACCAGTGAATGGTTCTAAATGTTTTTCAGCACCTAATATCTCACTACAATCTTCATATATTCCGTGATATATTTTAAGATTATCATTTGTTTCTTTTGAGAACATCGGATTGTATTGATATTCTTTTCTCATATGTTTAACATTTTTAGTTTAAAGTCTCTAAGTAAAGGTAGTATTAAGTTTTTATCATTTTCACCTAAATCATCTATATACTTATGACATATTTCCATAAAGTCTTCTAATATTAGATCTTCATCCAATACATATTTGTAATTTAGTTCTTTTTTTATTTTAGATATAAAAAAATAGTTATCTAACTTACGTAAAACTGTAAGTTTTTCTAACTCCTTAATAAAATCTCTATACTCATTCATAGTGGTCAAGATAGGATTCGAACCTATGACGATGCGACCATTAAGGGTGAGATACCACTTTCTCATTACGCATTACTTGACCAACCTACTTCCTTTCTTCGTCGATGCTCGTTGTTTAGTAGTAACCAATCAGAAGTAGTCAGGACAGGATTCGAACCTGTATCATAACGCTATAAGGAACTTAATCCACGATGACTTCCCATTAGCCCACCTGACTAACATTGCCCATTATCCATCGGAAATGTTTCTACAAATATAATAAATATTTTTAATATATACTTTATAATATAAAACAAATTTCATTTAGTATGAAAAAGATTAAGAGTTGGAAGTTATTCAACGAGTCAGTTGAAGAAAGTTTAGAGGATGTAAAATGGTTTTTAGTTGATTATGATAATATAGTTCCTTATGATTATTATCCTAACTCAACTAATTTACTTGTGTATCGTATATCTGGTTATGGATTTTCAAAAGCTGATTTTGAAAGAATTGAAAGACTAGCTAATGAAGAAGATTGGAATGTTATAAATAAGAAAGAGTTTCTTATTTTCTATAAAGGGAGTAGAGAAGAAGCTGTTTTAAATTGGTTAGATGAGAATTATAATAATCTTAAAATTAAAGTTATATCAAAAGGTGAAGACCACTACTATAAGGAAAATGAGTATGTAATTTCATTTACAGTTAATAAAACTTTTAATCCGAATTATGAATTACTTTATAACAATATATTTATGGAAAGTGATATATCTTATGTACCACATGTTTTTATAGATGATGCTAACTTATTAGACGATATTTTAAAAAAGTGGTTAGAAAGGACTTATAATATTACTAAAATAACTAACATTTATTATGAGGATTAAAAATTGGAAATTATTCAACGAGTCAGTTGAATCGAGTATGGAAGATAAGTTTATGAAACATGAAATACTAAACAATATAGAAGTTATTAAAACATATGGTCGTCAAAAAAATAATAAATCAATAGATTTAAAATTTATTTATAATGATGATATTATTTGGGAGTTTAAGATTGAGGGAAACGAATATTTTGATGAGGTTATGGAGACAGGTGAAGGTATTTATAGGATAATATCGTATAAACTCATTGATAAGTATAGGGGTAAAAACTTGGGGTTTGATTTATTTAAAAAAAGTATTAATATTGTTTTCAATGAGGATGATATAAAAAAAATCTACTCATATAATAATGAGCGAAATAGAAACTCAAATAGATTATGGAATAAACTTTCTGAAAATGGCTATATTGTAAATAAAGATGAAAATTTCTACTCTGTTGAACGTTGATAAAAAAATATATTGTAACATGAGGATTAAAAATTGGAAATTATTCAACGAGTCACTTGATATGATAGAAGGTGAGTTGGAAGATATTGTTATTCACTTCTGTGAAGATGGTAATACTACTTTTGAATTGGTTGAAGTTTTTTGTGATGGTGGTATTTATATTTGGAAGGTTGATGATACTAGACAAATAAGAAGTAAAAATGATTACTGGGACTTTTATGAATCTCATAGGAGAATGGCTTTAGAGGTTGGTTATCATTTTCATTTATCTGGAGTATTGAGTGATTTAATAATATTCTCTAAGTTTGGTGATTTAAAAAACACTCTAATAGAATTATTAGATTGGATTAGTAGTTTAGAATTGGTTAGTAAAGAAAAACCATTTAATAATAGATATGTTGTTGGTAAGAAAATTTTTAATTATTATTTGTATAAGGACAAGAAGTTAGTAGAGTGGAATAAATATGTTAATTCGGATGGTTTAGAGTCATTAGATCCACGTAGAGCAAGTTTTTCAAATGGTGAGATTGGTAGTCATTATAAATCTACTGTTTATCTAGAAAATATAGTTTGTAACATTTTTTTATGTGTTGATTCAAAAATTAAATTTGATATACTTAAATCATGGTTAATTGAAATAGATCCTTTATTTAAAAAGTTTGAACTTAATGTTGGTGAATTAAAATAAAAACTCATTCGATTTATTTTACTTATTTAAAAGGTTATCAATTCTTAAATCTCTATCTTCTGCTAATATCTCTTCTTTAGATTTCTCTGGAATGAAATTTATTTTAAGATCTATTAATTGATTATCTTCTCTTTGTGTCCAAGTTATACTCTCGACACTAACTAAGTTTATACCCATATAGTTTGGGATAACCGATAAAGGAAGAGGTGAAATATGTTTTGGTTTTAAGTTATTCCTAATTCTTTTATTCGATTATTTCTTAATAGAGGAAGTATCCATTTATCATAAGTGTATGATTCTTCATCTATAAAATAATTCATGGTTAGTTTATAAAGTTCATCTTTTATATCTTCAAAGAATGGTAATGCTTCAACTAACTCACCATCTTTTGAGATTGTTATTTTGAAAAAACATCACCAGTTCTAATGTTATATAATAGAAATTCCTTTCCGGTACTAAATTCTCTTTTTTCTTTTGAAAAGAATTTCAGTTCAAATCCTCTGTTATCTTTATATCTCATATTAAATTCCACATGGTACTCTTTTTCCATTATCGGATCTAAGTACAAAACTTATATCAATTTTAGCTTCTCCTTCTTTTAGTTTAAGTGATTTAACACCGGTTGTTTTACCAGATTTTATTTCAACTATATTTAACTTTGATATAGTATCAACTTTAACTTCATAAAAAACAATTATGTCTTTATTATATCCATTTAATATTTCAGTTTCCCATTTCCCATTATCCGTTGGATATAATCTATACTCAATTGAATAGCAATCATCTCTATACCATTGGTCTTTAGGATCTTTTTTATCGGTTGCTAGTTCATATAAAGCAACAAAAACCGCTATAACTAAAGTTAATTTTATTAAATATCTTAAAGTTCTAAACATATTATTTTTTTTATTTTTTATACTAAAAATTAGATTATTTGTTTATACCTAATTTTCTAAGTTTAAGATCTCTTTGAAGTGCCAACCAATCAGATTCGTAAACAAATAATGACATATCACATATCATATGACCATAATCATTTTTAACTGACCAAAAAAGACTGCTGTAAGATAAGGTATATTTTTTACCTTTTGTTAATCTACAATTATTAGTTATAGATATAACAACTTCACCATCAACTGGCTTACGTTCACTTCGTTCATTTACGGATTTTAGACCCCATTTCATATTATCAATCTTTTATCTTAGTGGGCAATAGTTTTTAAATAGACCCAGAATAATCCTAAGAATTTACCTTGTATAACAGTAGCAACTAATGGTGCTGACCCTTCACCGTTTGAATCCATGGTCATGTCACCATAGATATTCACTCTTCTTAATTTTGTAAATAGTTTCATTTGTTTATAATTTGGTTAATTTTAACATCGCGATTATCACTCTTAATAGAAGATATTAATTTATTGATTTCATATCGGTGGATACTTGAACTCAATAAGACTCCATTATTAAAAAGGATATGTATAGCGGGTTCTGAGTTACCTTCACTCAAAACTTGTATAGATTTGATATCATACTTTTTTAGTATTTCCTCACTAAGATTTAATTGTTTTATTTCTTCTAACATATTATTTATTTTAATTTGGATCTGTTACTAAACACCAATGTTTAACTTTCATTAAACCATCTTTTACTAATTCTTTTATCTCTTGTGATGTGTGTATATCCCAGATATATTCTTTACCATCACTATTTATTTCAATCTTTAGTAATCTAGCAAAAAAGTAATTACCCATTCTATGATCAACACAAACAAGTAGTTTTGTATTAAATGGTGGATCAATTTCATCACCAATTGAAATCCATTTCATATCTGATTTACTTTTGAGTTCTTTTAATTGTTTCTTCCACATTACCAAACTATCACTTAATAGTGGGTTACCATTTTCTTCAGCATATTTGATAACATCAATAAGATTTTTTATTCTCTCACTATCATCTATTAGATTATCACAATTCATATTGTAAATATAATAAAAATTTATAAAATTTCATTGAGTTTTATATCTCTTAATTCACTTTTCGTGTAGAAGTATTTACCATAATATAATTCATGATCTTCTTCTAAGTAAAATCCAAAAGATCTACTATCAGTTATTCTAACCCATATTCTACTCGAACTTTTTGGAATTGGAACAGAGTCTTCCTCGACTATTTGGTATTTATTACCTAATAACATCTCAAATTCAACTCCATACTTTATTAAAGGAACACCTTTAGATATTAGAAATTCATCCATTACTATTCATCATTAGTTCTATTCTTGATATTAAAGACGCGAAAGCATACTCATAATCATCAAAAAGTGGTACTGAAAATCTCGAACAAACAATCTCAACATTTCCTCTACGATAAAACTTTTTAGGAGCACAAGCAATTATTTTACCACTTGAGGCGAAGTGGCCAAGTTCAAGAAGTGAAATAGGAGACATAGTATCCTCAACAAAGTTTAAGAAAATAATATCTGACTCTTCGAGTTTATTTAACTCCCAGTTTACTTGGTATCTAAACTCAGGATTCTTTTCGCTTTGTTCCCAACTTGAATCCCAAGAGTCTCTTCTGGGGTTATAGATTGTAATATTACCTGGTGTAAAAGAAAACTCATTTATTCTATTTGTAATATCTGTCTGCCAATCAACAGCTTTACCCATTTCAATAGATCCTGCTAAGAATATCTTAATGCTATTCTCAGTAGAGAACTTTGTTTTATTATCTGGTTTTATAACTTCAATTTGTGCCATTATCTTAAAAATTTATTTATTACATCGTTTATATCATCTGTTGTGACTTTTTCTAAAAGAAGATTTGTAAATCTATTGTCTATTATATTTAAATTAATAAAATCAATAATATCTCTTCGATCACCGGTTAAAGCTAATAATCTTGCTTCTCTAATACTTCCTCTATCAATAATTGTAATTTTGAAATCATTAGACTCCATATCCTTTTTCAACTCTTCGATAGATTCAATATTAGGAAAATCAACTTCTGTAAAATCATAACTAATCTCATAGTTTTCCATTAAAGACTCGGTTAAATTTTTAGCCTCCCGTAAAGTAATTGGTAAGTATTCTTTTATTATCTTAACAAACTGTAATTTACGATCTATTTTATCTTCTAATCTTATTCTAACTTTCATTTAACAAGTCATTTAATTTAATATCTCTATTTTTTACTATATAATTATCATATTCAAGTCTTATTGTTCTGAGATAATTTATATTATTAAGTATTAAATTGTGAATAAATGGTGTAGCGAATCCATCTCTTAAAAAGATGAAGAAGTCTTCTATTTGAAGAAAAGTTAAATCATTAATTTCAATGAATTCAGCTTCATCATCAAATATTACAAAGTTGTAATACTCTTCACATTTAATTATGAAATTGATAAAGTCATAAACATCATCTATTTCAGACAACTTTGAATCTAAATCTAAATCATATTCAAATAACTCACTTTCTAATATAGACTTCATTGTTAATCATATTCTTCGATATATGATTTGTTTATTCTACTAAATTCGTCTAATAAAATTTGATGTTGTTCAAACTCACCACATTGAGGTGTTAAATATAAAACGTGTGGATAAAATCGACCAGACATTGGTATCAAATTATATCGAACATTCATTAAGTGAACAATAGAATCTCCAAATACTTCCATATTATCAAAGTATTGAACTGATATTGGTTTCTTAACCTCTTCAATTTCATATTCTTTACCGTGTTTTCTCCACAATTTACTCAATCTATCATGTAGTGAGTTATCCTTATTATCAAATAACCTACCCAAATTTTTCTTGTATAATTCAGGTGATTGTAACCTCCATAGTTCATTAGAAGTTTTCTCTTTTAAGAAATTAAATTCTTCCGAAACTTCTATATACGATTCTAAACAATATGAATCATTTCCAGCTACACGATAAACAAATTGTCCATTATGAGATAATAGAGAGCTTCCATCTGAATAGAAAATAACACCATCTTTTTGGTATTTGAATTTATATCTTTTTTGATCATAGTTTTCAATAATTCCTTCAATCGGTTCAAATCCTAATAGAGATAACATTTCTGGTCTACCAAGATCATGTTTACCAATCTCCCATTGGTCATGACACTTAGACATAACATCATAAACTTTCTTATCGACCCACATGAAACGCCAGTTCTCTACCTCATCATACTTATCATTTTCATCTAATTTAGTGATGATTTTATTTACCTCTCTTCTGTTATAAGTAAACTTACCATCAACTAAGAATTTAATAAAATCAGCAATGGTGATACCTAAGTGACTTTCTATTAGTTTTGTATTATCATCTTCGATGATATCTTCCATACCACCATAATCGTTATAACGACCGAATATGGGTAATGTACAAGGTACATAACCGCCATACTCACTTGTTGATTCTTTTAAAGGTATGATAGCACATTCATGAACACTCGTTATTGCGATGTTGCTTATTCCACAACTTACTGACCAACTTCCCATATTTTATTTTTTACAAATATAAAAATTATAAACCAATATCAGACAATTTCTTTTCTCTAAGTTCTGATTTATCACCAAATCTATCTTTATGTATTGAAATAAATTTATTGTTATCATCTCTTAAAAAATAGAAATTACTAAATGTGATGTCATCATCAAGATAGTTTGGTTCTATATCATATTCTTTATATAAGGTTAAACTAATCCCCATATCTGATAAATTATCAGTATTTATACATATCAATTTCATATTCCTAATTTTTCTAATTGTGAGTTTCTAATATCTGCTATCCATTCAACTTCCGCTATCTTATAAGCCACTCCGTTCATTGCGTAAAAAGAAGCTCCTTCGCCTATGTGAACTATTACATGATCAACATAACCATAATACCAATCGTCACTATATTTAGACTTAAATCTAAATTTCATTCCTCTTTCTATTTTCATTTTAATAGTTCATTTAGTTTATTGTCTCTTCTTTCTGATTTATAATCAAAGTAATCATCTACTCTATGAACAGAGAGTGTGAAATATGGTTTTTCATTTTTACCCATATCAGCTCCCAATTGATAGAGTTCATCATCAGATAATGTTAAAAAGTAGTGAACTGTATCTCTATCATCTGATTTAATCATTAAATGTGGTAGTGATAAAGTCTTCTCACATTCTTTTTTTATTTTCTCTAAAACTTTATTCTTACTAACCAACCAAGTAGAGTCAATATCTTTATTTTTCAACTTCATTATTTCAAATCCATTTTGAACTATTTCACTGAGTGAATTATTCCAAACTTTAAAGTTGGTTACAAAGGTAACTTCTTTCTCATAGATTGTATAGTCATAATATTTACCATATTCGAATATAACACCCCAGTGAGCTGCCATTGATTTAGTACAAAGTAATTTACTCATTAAATAAAAAGATTATTATCTCACAAAGATAAACAAAAAAATTATTTATCCAAATAATTCTATTAACTCTTCTTTTGTCTTATCTTTTAATAAGTCATGTTTTATCATAAGACAATCATCTTCAAACCAACATTCATTACTCTCCTTTGAGAAAATTTCGGGTAAATCTTTTAGATATTTAATACTAAAATCATTTAGAGTTGGATCTAAAACTTTATTTAAGTTTTCCAACAAAGTTAAGTTTTTATTATAATCAGGGAAATAGATTGTCTTTGGTTCAGATCCATCTATTGATACTCTTTCTTTTCCATATTTTTTTTTACTAAACTCATCATACTTTTGATCTAAATATGGTTTTAACTCTTCCCAATTTGTATCACTTATTTTATGACCAGCTTTAGCTTCAACTACATCAATTATACCTCTGAACCAATTAACAAGTAATCCAGGTGAATCATAATCAAATTTTGGATTTCCAGAAGCCACTTTAAAAATTGTTAATCTTTTAAAGGCATACCACATATCCATACTTGGACAAACTCCTATTTTTGTTGTATCATAAGGTATTACTAAGTAAATAACTTTACCATGTGACATTTTTACTCTTGAAAGTCTTGAAGTACAAATTGATTTATTTCTTCTTGGATATTCTTTCCAAGAATCTATATTTGATAAAATAAGATTATGATAATTACCTACTGGTGAATGAGGTGCTATTCTTTCATGAGATGCGGAAACTGGTTTTGAATAAACTATATTTCCTATATCATTAGTTTTTCTGAAAAGTAATTGATCGCTATTAATATCATAATCTAAACTTTTTAATATAGTCAAGAAATCTCTACAATTCTCAATTAAAAGTGATTTAAATTCCTCAATTGTTATTTCTCTAACTGGTAGAACTCCATCTGATGGTCTAAACTCTTCATAATATTTAATATATCTCATACTTTATATATTAAATATTATTATTTATTTTAATTATCACCTAATAAATCATTTATTCTACTATCTCTTTTAGATGCTTTTGATACGATTCTATCAACATCATCTTTAAATTTATTAAATTTCTCAATGACAGTTTTATCTTTTTGTTGTTGTAAAGAAACATACATAGAGTGAATAATATCCATGTATTTATGAAGATCTTTATTATCTTTCCATCTAATGTTATTATCACCAAAGTGAATGTTACTAACCTTAAATTGATCATCTTTTATTTCCCAACTAATTAAAAAATATATATCTCGGTAATTGGATAATTTTCTCTTTATAATAATACTACCACTAATTCCTTCTTCAATATACCACTTTTGGTAATTATAACCAACCTCATAACCACTAAATGATATATCATCAAGAACTTGAATAAGTAGGTTTTTATATTCATCTAATTCGTTGAACCTTTCTGCTACACCATAAGATTTCTTTTCTACTTTTGTCTCCTCTTCTTTTTTCTCTTTTTTAAATAATTTATTAAAAAGAGATTTAGTGTTATTAAGATCACAAAAAAGCCAATCCATTCCAAATAATACACCAGATGCCATAGAAAGTACTATAAGAGTGCCAATCATAAATTCATACATTATTTTTCAGTTTGTAATAATAAATCTAAAATAATTGGCTTCAATTCCTCACATTGTTTAGCCAACCTCGTAACCATTTCCATTATCTCTGGATTATCTTTATATTCATCTTCGGATAGAATACTTGTTAAAGTCCAAAATGGAGTTAATCTATTTCTAATTTTTGCTTGTGGTGTCTCTGGTACCCAGTTACCATCCTTATCTTTATGTCCAGTTTCTTCCATTATATTCCTAATCTAATTAGTTTTTTATCTCTTATTTTCATTTCCATATCATCTATTTGGTGATTAGAACCAGCTATACCAGTACCTTCTAGTGAATATGTTATACTAACATTGTAGGTTGTAACAAGTTTAGTTTTTAAAACATCACCACCTCCATTAAGATCATATAGATGTTGTTTTTCCATTTTAACATAATGTATCTTAAATAAACCATCAAGTTTTAATAGTCCTTCATCTTTTAAAACTGATATAATATCTTCCGCTACCCAAGTAGTGTAAACTGAATATTGTGAACTAAATGGTAAATCTTCAAATAATCTAACTTCGATTAGATCATCTGGTGATGTAAATAAATTTCCACTAAACGTATATTCCATATTCAATTTTATCTAATATTTGCTTAACCTCATTTAGTTCTGCTTGAGATCCGAATAACTCAACTGGTTTTCTTCCATTCAAAGCAATTATTGGTGAATTAAGCCAACGTCTAAACTTATCTTTTTCATTGTTAAAGACACTTAGACCATATTTAAGTATTTCTCTTTTATTCATAACTATAAAGTTAATAAAATTATTATTTTATTCCTAATTTTTCCAACTTATCATCTCGCTCTGATTTTTTATCTATATACCCATCCCAATTTTTAAACTTATCACTAATATTTTTATCTCTTAGTTTATCCTCATATATAGATTCTATTTCACGTTTAATTCTATTTCTTAGAGATTCTATATCACCATAATAATCAACTTTACTGATTTTTATCAACGCAAATAATTTTTGTTCATAGATAGTTATGTAATTACCTTTTTTATAACACCAAAAGTAACCAAGATCTGAATAGTATATTTTTTTAAATCTGAGCGTAATTAATCCAAATGGTGGTGTGATTAAATCAAATGGACTACTAATTTTATTTAAGTCGATTAAATTTGAAATAGCTCCTATAATAGTAGATATTAAACTAATTGCTACTTCTACTAAAAGAAGTAGTAATGTAAATCCAATAGTAGCACCAATTGGTGTTGAAGTTTCTCTAGCCATTAAGTTAGCCAGATAAATTGTTACAATGAAAACTACAACATTTATTAATAAATATATTTTTCTTTTCATTTTATGCTAATAATGATTTTAATGCTAAATCTCTTAAATCTGATCTAAGTTGACCTTGATTAAACTTAATATCAATAGTGTCTCCTTTTATCTTGAAAGACATAGGTTTTTTTGTACCATCTGTATTTCTTTTCCAATATCCTCGACCACGAAAAACAGTCACATTATAATTATTAATTTCAATACCAAGTGTCATTGTTGTAACAATTAGATTTGGTTTAGAAGTTATAACTATATGATATTTACTATCCAAATCAACTGACTTGGCCCATTTTTTATAGTTGTTTATATGGTTTGAAATAACATAGTTATACTCTTCAGTATTGAAATATGTTATAAGTTCTTGTTTAACTCTTTCCTCATTACATTCGGAAACCTTTATTAAATTAATAACTCCTTTTCTGAAACCAAGTGTATTAGTTTCAGACTCACTGTTATGAATTTCTTTTGCTAATTTTGAAACCAATAACCAATCTGGTGTTTCTTTTGATAATTCTAATTGAATCAATTCTTTACTCATATTCCTAGTTTATTTAATACTAATTCTCTAAATAACGATTTGAACTTTCGATAGTGTATTGATCCACTTCGAAAATAAACAGCTGGTGGTTCAAAAGTATATAAACTATCATTATCAATTAAATAATAACGAGTTTTCCCATCCGCGACAACCTTTATAAAGTCTCCACTTTCAACTGATTTAACGTTCAATTTACTATCAGGGTATAACTCTTCAAGTGTTTTTTTCAAATCCATATTTACAAATATAATAAATTATTTCGGTAAAACCTTATGTTGATCACACTCAATTACCTCACCAGTTTCCAACTCTACTAAATATTCGTTTAACCACAATCCTTTCTTAACTTCTTTTACAATACCATCAACTCGTCTGTTCTTGCTAACACCGATTACTCCTTTTATAAAAACTCTCACTTCATCATCAACATTAAACTTCTTATGAGTTATCTCTGCTGGATGTTTAAGTAACCATTCTTTTAGATTGTATCTATCTCCTTCCCACTCATCTTCTTCTTCATCATAACCCCAAGGTTGGATAATGAAATCTTCATATGGTTGAAACTTTTCTAAATTATCATTACAGGTTGAACACATCATATGTTGTCTATGTGATCCAACTTGCTCACCTTCTTTGTTGAGTATTCTATACTCTATTACGTTTGCTGATGTAGCCATATTTTATTTTTTACAAAGATAAAAACTTTTATTGAAAAGTTAAATAGAATTATAAATTAAAAAATATTTATGGAAGACGGACCAATGATGGAAAGACCATCTTACAGATGGGAAAACAAAGAATACTTATTAGAAGTATTTATGAAACAATTAGGTATCACAGAAGATCAATTAGAAAATGAACCTTCTTGGATCAAAGCTAAAGTTAGAGAAGCTAATATTGATAAAGTGTTAGATAATAACTAAAAAGAAAAAGGGATTGTGAAAACAATCCCTTTTTTTATTCTTTCAATAGTTGTCTAAAAACAACTTCTGTTCCTCCATTTTCAACATCCGGTCTGATAAAAACAAGATATTTATCATTGTTGATGTTAATTTCTTGTCTAAATCCAACCTTATTATCTTTTATGACTTCGTAGATTTTATCAAATTCGCTCATAATCCTAATTCTTTTAATCTTTCTTCTCTAATAAATGGCATCAAACATTTATCTAAATATTCATTAATATCGTTGTTCATTTGATCTCTTGTTTGTTGTGTATTATATTCCCAAACATATCTAGCAACAATTTCACTTATATCTTTTATTATACAATCTTTTGCTATATCGCCTAAGTTAGAAAGTTTTTCTATCTTCTCTATGGTTTCATTTGTTAATTCTATATTCATCGAATTTTATATTTATTAAATACTTCTAAGTTGTTTGGTTCTAAAATGAATTGTAATATATTCTCACATTGTTGTATGTTTTCTGCTTTGAACCTTACTAAAATTCCACTTTTGTTGGTTTCGTATGGATCAAATGAATTTATCATAAATATCTTATCTTTCGGATAAAATGTTGCTGTCGCCATTTCTCTTGAATTATCTTTATCGTGTAATCCAATATTATATAAAAATCTATCATCTTGTTCAGACTTTTCATTTAAGAGTTTACTTAATCTAATATCTCTTAAATCTTGTAAACTAACTTCCCAACCGTAGTGGTCTGTTACATTCCATGTGTATAAGTTTCCTTTGTAATCCATTATATTCCTATTTCGTTTAACCTCTTATCTCTTAAATATTGTTTAAATCTATCTGGTTTAAATTGAACAATAAATCTACTACCTTGATAAACTATGTATTCTTCTTCGGTGTGAAGAGATGGGTAGGATAAATTACCTCGATTAAAATAAATTGTACTATATTTATCAATATACTTTATTCCACCAAATATTTCAATAAAAGTCTTTTCAATTTCATTCACTCTCATTGGTAAATAAGATTTCATATCAAAATCTTTATGAAACATTGAGTTATTTACTAAGTAATCTTTAATTTCTTTTTCGGTATTTTTATATTCTTCTTTACTAAATAAACTACTTCTGAAATTAAAATTTACTTTGATAGTTTCATCGTTCATTTCGATGACTTTATAGTCCTCAACTTGTTTGATCCTATCAATTATGTTAACCCACTCGTTTAATAATATTTTTAAGTTCATATACCTAATCCTGTTATTTTTTTATCTCTCATTTCACTTAAAGTAACAAAGTCTTCTTTAGGAAAAGGCATGTAACACCAAACAAATCTAATATACGAATAATCAGATGAATTATCTTTTTCTACTAATCTCTTATAGGATTTACCTTCTTCAACTTCGAAATTTCCCCAATCAACATGTAATATAGATTTTGTTTTGAGACAAATTACATCTTCCACTTTATCCGTATTTCTAGTCATTTTCATTGAATTGCTCATATACCTAATTCTTTTAATTTATCGTCTCTTAGTTGTCTTTTTGTATAAAAATATTTTCCGTACTTTAACCAATTTATGTTAAATAACATACCAAGATGATCATCTTTATCACTTAAAGTTACATAGTAAAATTCATCATTCATACCTTTCTTGATATTATAAATTTTATAACTTTTATCTTTAATTTTATTTTTAAAATTTTGAGTACCACTATAATACATCGAACTAATTAGTAACAAATCTAATGTTTTATATGGTATATTTTCGACCATGTATATTTCATCATCATAATCTGGTATTCTCAAGTATTCTCTAGTTTCACTTTCTGAAATACTCATTGATAATTTATCTAAGATTGCTCTGATACTTAGAATTAGAATGAGTAGTATAACTACTGTAATAGTATATTCTTTTGAATTATTTATAACAAATAAAATAGGAGTAAATGAGGCTAAGAGTACTAAAACTCTACTCACTGATCGAATTTTATATTGAATTAAAATATTTGTTATTCTCATATTTAATATATACTATATGAAAGAATTATTATCAAGTTTAGCCGATAAAATCGGTAATTCATTTTCCAATAATGAAAAAGGTTGGTCAGCTAGAAAATTGACAGCTTTCATAATAACTGTTATTGTTGTCTTTGCTCACATTAAATGGTTATCATCTTGTTATAAAAACGGTGATTTTGGTTTACTACCAGAAATACTAATAATCGACTTCTCTACTATATTATCTTTATTAGGTCTAACAACTTGGGAAAGAGTTAAAAACCGAAAAGATGATAAAAACAAAAATGAATAATTTATTTCTGAAAAAATCTCATTTTTTCATTAAGTTCACTAATTAAATTTAAAGGTGGTAATTGACCAATTTCCTTAAATTGTCTAATTGTTCTTTGTAAGTATTCAATTCTATTGATTAATTCTTTATCATCAATCTTAACCATATCTTTTGCCATAATTCAATTTTTAATAAAGATAATAAAAATTTAAAAAAATTCATAATAATTTTCTTATCTTAAATAAAAATTCTTGAAGTTTAATACTCTTGATTCATAAACAGAAGAAGTATCAATACCACTTTGTTTTAATTTATCTAAACACTGATTTAAATAATATTCAGATGGACTACCCACTCTAATGAAGTGTATAGCTGTCCACTTATCACCTTGTGGTTTAAATAAATCTTCTGGTAAATCTGAATTCTCAATCAAATCAGCAATTTTCTTCTTTCTAGGTATTAGAGGTTCACCTACCGGAACATCATATGGTTTTATTTTTCTTTCCATAGAGTATATATAAAATAAAAAAAGAGAGTTTTTAACTCTCTTTTAACATTCCAAATAATTGATCTTTTAAGTTTAATCTCTTTTTTCTTAAAGAATTTAATTCATCATTAGTGTAAATTTCATTAGCCTCAAGTCTATGAATGTCTTTATCTACTTGGTGATAGTCGTCAAATAATTTTCTAAAATGATTATTTGTAGTTTTTAAAACATGAATTTTTTCATCATATTCAACAAACTCATGGTGTAAATCGTGTTTTTCCATAATAAATTATATTTTTAATTTATATAAAAGATATAGGCTAATGTTTAATTTCGAGTTATATTCCTATTTTATTTAATTTAATATCTCTTAATTCAGATTTTGTATAATAATTTTCTCTACTGAAGAATTCCTTCATAGTTGTTTCTGATACAAATTTATCAAGGTGTGATGTGTCCCATGATCCATTTCTATTTGTTTTTACTCTAAGTATTTTAGAGTATGACGTGTGATAATATTTAGTATCACCATCTTCTTCAATTTCACTGATTTTATAATCATTATAAATAGTATCCTTTAGAACCTGGCTAAGTTCTAAATTAATATCACTTTCATTAACAAAGCAAGATATTAAAACAATAGCAAAAGCAATATAAGCAAATACCATTGTTGTTATACCAAGTTCACTCCATTCAACACTCTTTATAAAAAACTCTCCTTTATCTTCAAATAGCCTTTGTTCAGTATCATAAACTAAAGCATCTTTATAATAAGTAAGATCATAAAAATGAATTCCATTATCAATAAAGTGTTTATCTACTCTATAAAAACAGACGGACTTATCCATTGAAGTTCCTAATGAGTAAAGTAAAATACCAACAGTTAGTATTATAAACTTAACTTTATTCAAAGCGATTAAGTTTTTAATGTAGTTTATCCAAAATCTAATTAAGTTTTGTTTAGTCATTTTTATCGTATTTCCATTTAACAATATTAACCCAAATAGCTGAACCAGTTATCGGTTCTCTCCACTCTGTACAATTCTCAGATTTACAGGCACATCTATAACAATAGTGTTTATCACCTTTAGAATCAATGGCAAAAGCAAGAAAAGAGGGTAAACCTAAAAGAAATAGAAAAAATTTAGTTAAGACACATAAAAGACTTCAAAATAATTACGAATTATTAAAAAAATATGAAACCATCCAATAAAAGATGGTTTTTTTTATTATATTTGTATAAATAAAAGTCAACACTATGAACGGAACAAAAAATGTAGTAGCTATCGAAAATGCTACAAAGTCAATTGAAACATTGACAAGTCTTTTTAAGTCTAAAAGAATTTCATATGAGGAATTTGTAAAAGGCATTAATCAAAATTTATCTGATATGTCGAGTAAACGAGACTACATTCAATATCTAAAGAATATTGGATTTTATGATAAATTAGTTAAATAAAAAAAACCCTCTTAATGAGGGTTTTTTTTATTTTGTTTTTCTATAAAAAATTAGATCATCAATATGATTAAACTCTAATTCATTAAACTTTTCAATCAATTCCGGACTACCATACTCCATAACACGATATTGATCTAAACCAAATATAAACCCACCAACTGGTATCTCAGTTATTATTTTATCAAAAAAACTCATTAACTTATTAGAAATTTTAAATGGTGTGAAAAACCAAATAAAATTAGTATTAGAATAATCATAACTCATAATATCATCATGAATTAAATTCAAATTGTTATCCCAATATGAAAGTAATTCACTTTTTAATGAATTAACATACTCATCACATTTTTCAATTCCAGTGAATGTGAATTGTCTATTATTAAATTCTTTTGATTGTAAATAAAGATCGTATAATACTGTTCCAAAACCAACACCACAATCACAAGCATTAACTTCACTTGGAAGTAAACCTGCTTCTTCTAATCGTTTTAGTAAAAAAATGTTTCTTTCTATGTTGGATTCAACATATTGCCACTCACCATCTGAGTCGAATTTATCTAAATCAACTTTTACTGATGATTTTAAATATTGTACTTTATTAAAGTACTCCACTAAAAGTGGATTTGGTTCAATTATTTCAGTCATATTAGTTATATGACCTACTACAAATTTGTTTATTCTTTTTCAGTAAATGCCCATAATATACAATAGGTGAAAAACCACCCAGTTAAAACAAATCCAATTCTCCATATAATCGGATCAACACCAGACCATTCTCCTAATCCTTCACAGACACCACCAATATAACCTTCTTTCCTTTTAAACTTTTTCATATCAAATATATATTTAATTACAAATATACCTATTAAAAATGAAATTAACGTCAATTAAAAAAAATAAAAAATACATAGTTAAGTATATTGAAGACTCAAATTTTAAAGTAAACATAATAGAATTTGGAATTTTCCCAAATCAAATAGTAAAATTTGTTTATAAAGCTCCATTTGGCGGACCAATAGCAATACTCACTGGTGATCTACAAGGAAATGTTATAGCAATAAGTAGAAGAGAAGCTGATTTGGTTATCGTTGAAGAGATATAAAAAAAGAGAGCTTTTAACTCTCTTTTTATTAATCTTCATCATCCCAATCTTCATCATCATCACCATCAGCAGACCATATGATTTCACGAGAACCTTCAAATCTTCTATTACTAATTTTACCAGTATTTCTATCCCAGTTTCTCATGTTATCAACCGATGGATAAGCACGGTATCCTTCTGGTTTAACTTTAGTGTGAGCAACATATGTTCTACCACCATCATAGATGTAATGCCATCCTTTAGATCTAGCATATTCTCTAAAAACAGCATTATCTGAATCAGCACTTGTATATATACAATCCATTAAAACACCACCATCATCTAATGTCCAAAGAAGTGCTCTACCAATTATTTTATCAGGATTATCTAATGATTTTAAAATAAGTAGTTTAACTGTATCTGGATTATCAATATAGATTTCTAACCAATCTCTTCTACCAACTGCTTGGCAAGAACCACCTAAGTTTCCTCTATTTGGGAACTCATAGTTTTCTCTTTTATACCAGTAAAGAAGATCTTCACCATCAACGATTTCAAATCTTGAGAAAACATCATTCATTACCGCGATAACACCTCTAAACTCATTTACAAATGTTTCTAATTGAGCATCGTTAAATCTTAAACCTTTAGCATTTAAAAGAGCTCTGATTGCTCTACCAATTCTAATAGTTTGTCTTGATGAAGTGAAGACTTTCTTTTTTAATTCTTCATGAGCGTTAGCCAATCTTTCTTGACTATAAACACCTTCACCATTTTCAAACTTAACATAACACCAAGTTTTATTTGTTCTTGGAGAAGTCCATTTTGATATAACTTCACCATATTCAGTAGCTTGTGGATGATAAACTGGAGTATCAACAACCGGTTCATAACCCATTCTTCTAAAGATATTAAGGTTTCCAGCAGTATTTGTTAACCAATTACCTCTACGACCAGTCCATCTAACCATCTCTTTGTCTAATCTAATAATAGCTTGAGCTGTTCTATCGTTAGTAAATGATAGTTCATTATCGTTATCAATTAAGATATCAAAGAAGTTAGATACAACATCTAAGTCTTCATTCTCAATTTCTAATAAGGCTTTAGCAACCTCGTTATCAGGTAGTCTTTGTAAAGCCTTTTTAAACTTAGGTGAGTAAGCAACAATTGACTCTAAAAGAAGTAAACTTTCAACTAAAAGTTTTTCTGATAAGAAATATTTGTAGTTTAATATATTCTTCATAATTTTATATATTATTTTTAATTTCTCAAAAAAACTATTATATTTGTATCTATATAAAAAAATATGAACGAATATAAGCTTGTTACTGAAAAACTACCCGAAAAGGGCAAAGATGTTATTGCCATAGTGTTTTTTTTTATTTTTATATATTAAAAAATAATATATAATTTATGGAAAATATTTATACATGGGAAGAATTTAACGAGTCTTATAACAAACCAAGAGCTGGTGGTAAAAAAAGATGGTCTGTAAAATACAAAAAATCTATTGACTGTAATAACCCTAAAGGTTTTAGTCAGAAACAATATTGTAAGAGAAAAAGAAAAGGTGGTAAATACAAGAATAATTAAAAAAAGAGGCTAAAGCCTCTTTTTTTAAATAGTAATTTTATTTTTTGCTTTATATCCGATTGTCTTACCGGTATAGATTGGATCTTTAAATTGATTATATCCTTGATCATACAAAGTCATTCTTTCTCTACCAAGTTGGCACATAATAGAACCCTCACTACGACCAAGAGCTTTACATAGGAATTGAATATCCTCAGCATTATTTAAAATTGATGCTCTTAATAAAGCAATTTCGTTTTCAGTCCAGTTTTTTCTAGTTTTCATAATTTTAAATTATTAGTTAATATTTGCAAATATAAGAATAAAAATTGAAAAAACAAAATTATTCTTCAGTTTCTTCTATTTTTTTCGGTGGATTCATCCATTTATATCTCTCACCATCTATATAAATATAATGAGAGTGTGAATTAGCCCCTTTTTGCCAAATTTCTTTCTCGCCTTCGTTTGGATATAAAATGAATCCGTTTTCAGTAAATTTAATTTTCCCTTTAATCATATTATACTTTTAATTTTTTTGTATATATAATATGAAAAAAATGATTTTTTTTAATTATTAGAATAATAATCTGAATCGCATTTTTTATATAGATCTTTAATCAGAGTTTCTTTTTTAGAATCCGTTATAGTATAATATAAAATACCGTCTTCAGACTCTTCTTCAACTTCTAAATCAGTAGTATTTAACTTACCAACTTCAACAATAAACTTGATAACATTGGAATTTTTTTGAATAATGTGCTTTTCGAGTGGCGTTATATATTCAATTTCATCAATAATAGAACATATAAGCAAGATGTATTCATCTAAATTAAATGTTGATTTAACCAAATCACTAAAAGAATCTTTGGTTAGTACTATTTTGTTTTTAATTTTTAATTTATCATAAATAGATCTAACCATCTTAGGATTAGTAGATCTTATATATGAAATCAATACATCTAAATTCATTGTAAATATTTTTACAAATATAAAAAATAATTAAATCTTACTACGTTTTATCTCACCATTATCAAAAAATATAGTAACAATCTCTTCAATACCAGTTATTGTTAAAATAGATCTTTCTAAGTCAAAATCAATTTTCTTTCTCTCATACAAATGAATAACATGAGATGGTTCTCCATTCTTGAATATGATTACACCAAACCAACTATTATACCACTCACCCTTTGTTTCTAAGTTATAAACTTTATACTTATCTTCACCAACAGTAAATATTTTAAGTGGCTTATTTGTTAAGTCATAACAAACTTTTGAAAATTGTGTTATGTTTGAGTAATCTTTTCTCTTTGAAAGATCAATAGTTACTCCTTTATTCATAAGTTGTTTTAAACTGAAAACTGTTTCATTTGGGTTTTCATTTTTAAATGAGTTAAAGTCTTTAATTAACATTTTAATTTAATATATTTTTTATTATATATTAAATTCCCAACTTATTAAGTATGTTTTCACGTTTTCTTTGAATAGATTTCCACTCTGGGCAATTATTTAACTCAGTAAGTGATCTAACTCCAAAGTAGTTAGCTATATTACTCTCAGTTCTTCTATTACTATTTTCACCAATCAATTTATTACCAAAGTAGTAGTAAAATCTACCATCTTCTACTTCACATTTAGTAAAGAATGAAACTGTTTTTGAAAAGACTCTATCAAGTTGATAATTCGTTTCATCGTCGTTAGCGAAAATACCAACAACAGCCATTATAAAAGCAATTGTATAAATAATCCAAATAAAAATATTAGCATCATTATACTTATACTCTACAATGTTATTACCCTTTGTTAATTTGAGTGGTTTAGATTCACTTCTCATTTCTAAATCACCATCATCAAAATAAAAATAACAATGTGATCCTTCAATATTCAATTCTTTAACTACGTGAGTTACTTCTTTAACATCTGGTAATGAATTTAGTACCGGGTATAAAAGTATTAACAAACCAATAGCAACTGTTTTAACTTTGTTTGTTTTAATAAAGTTTAATAAATAAACAAGTGGAAATAGAATAATATTTTTCATCTTTTTAAATTCCTAATATTTTTAATTTTTGTTCTCTTATAAAAGAGGTATAACTTCTAAGTGATCTTGGGCTAAATGCTTCACCAGTTAAATACTTAAAACTATCTCTTTTAGATTGTTTTATTATTTTTTTAGATGGTTCATCATAATCAACATAAACATAACCATCTTCTAATTCTCTAACAAAGCCACTTAAACCGAATTTATCGGAAAGTGGCATTATTATTACAACTCGCTCCCCTACCTTAAACATATTTTAGTCGTTATCGTACCAACCTCCGTGTGTTGTTCTTGCTACTCTGGTTTCATCACCACAGATTGACTTAGTATTTGTACAAAACTTACCATCAATATCAATATAACAAAGAGTATCCATATATGGTAATTTACCAGTTTTCACTTTGTTAAGAGGAACCTTAATTGTTGCTCTTTTTCTGATAGACCCATTACTGATGTATTGACCTGGCTCCATATCTTGATGTTCTTTATACCACCATCCATTTTCTTTCGCAAACTCTCTAAATAAGTTTACATCAGAGTCATTTTTAGTGTAGATACGATCCATATAAGTTGCTTTCTCACCATCAATCTCACCGTGCCATAAGATAGCACGACCTTTGATTTTTTTAGAAGTGTATTTTTCATCTTTGATTGTACCTTCATCATCATAAAGAATAACCATTTGAACATTATCATTCTTAACATAAATGTTAAAGTAAGTTTTAGCAACTTCAGCCATACAAGATGAGTTTAAAGTACCACCACCCTCAACATAGTTTTCTCTTTTATACCAGTGTTGAATTTCTTCATCTTGAACAATATCAAACTTCTTGAAAGCGTCTCCTAAAACGTCATAAGTTGATTTGTATAAGTTTACAAACTCTTCAATATTAGAATCAGTATATTCTTCTTTAAGTAAAGTTCTAACAAGACGACCAATTCTAATTGGGTTTCTTGATTTTGTGATCATACCAACGTGTACATCAATTGTGTTGTACCAAGGTGATATAGAACCAGAACAATCATCATTGAAATAATTTTCACCGTAGTATTGGTAATAATTTTGGTCGTATGGTCGAGTGGCTTGTTTGTTGATAACACCAACACGATCTCCATCTTTTTCTTTGAATAAACAATAAGTTTTACCAGATTGTTTTGAAACAACTTCATTTAAAATCTCACCGATTGTCCCTTGTGGAATTTGGAAAGCTAAAGGTGACTCCATATCAAATTCTAAAGCTCCAAATATTCTTCTATTTGAGTTTTTGAAAAGTAAGTTACCAGTTCCGGTAACAATATGATACACCTTTGTATCATTAAGTAATTCAGCCGCTTTTCTTTCAGTGGTGAAAATTAATCCATCATTAGTAGCACCAACATCAACATAGTTGTTTACTAATTCCATTTCAGTATTGGCGTTTGATAAAATCTCCATAGCGATTTTATTTCTACCCATTGCTCTTAAAACATTTGCAAATTTAATACTTATTCTAAGTTTACTCATTGTTTGAATTTTTAATAATACAAATATAATAATTATTTTCTTATTTGAAAATAGATTTTAATTTTTTTAATACAGAATTTATTTGTCTACCATTTTCGAATGGATACATGAACTTACCAATTGGTTCTTGTGTAGTGAAAAGTACTTTTGTGAAGAAACCATCAGTGAAGAAACGAGACTTACAAGCTTCAAGTATCTCACTACATTTTTCTTCTGATGTTATTAATCCACAGTTCCAAGATCCATCAGGTCTTTTTTCTAAAAGAACATATGGGTGTTGGAATATAGGGTGCATTAAAACATCACCTTTTTTATACTCAGATGGAACATTTTTCTTAGGAGTTGGTTGGAATGATCCTTGAGTTGATTTTGGAGTAACCATTTCATCTAAAACTTTTAGTACCTCAGTTTGATTTACAGGTAAACCTTTTAGTTTTTCTAATAGGTATTCTCTATCGTCCTTTGGTAATGACCTTACCCAAGTAACAAATTTTTCTTTAGTGAAGTCAGCATTTTTAGTAATTAGGTTGATAAACGTCTTTAAAGGAATACCTACATTTTTTAATTTTTCTTCTGAGATCATAACCATATTTTTGTTTAACAAATATAGTAAAAATATTTATTATAACAAATTTTATTCATCATTAGAAATTTTGATAACTTGTCTTATAGTTGATACAGTTGTTCCAAAGACACCAAAAAGTGTTAAAATCTTTTTATAGTTAAAAGTATTACTTGGGTGGTTAACATCTAACCAACCACCTAAAATGCTACATAAATAAATGGTTAAACCCATTTGTAATCCCATTGTTGTAAATCTTAACCAAAGAGATTTATTATTATTTTTTTGACTCATATATTTTATCTATATTATTTGGATTTAATGAAGCTTCAACTGCTAACTTATCACACATTTCATTTTCAATGTGACCATTGTGACCTTTAACCCAGTGATATGTTATATTAAATTTTTTAGAAACTTCTAAAAATCTTTTCCACAAATCTTCGTTCTTTTTACCACCAAAGTTTGGTTTAGTTACCCAACTATTAACCCATCCTTTTGTTATTGAATCAATAACATATTTTGAGTCTGAGTATATTTCAATTGGATAAGTATCAACTGTTACTTTTTCTAAAGCAACAATAACGGCTAACAACTCCATTCGGTTATTGGTTGTTAGTCTAAATCCTTCTGAAATAGTTTTTTGTTTATCATTAAACTTCATTACTATTCCATATCCGCCTTTCCCAGGGTTACCAGAGCAAGCGCCATCTGTATAAATTTGAATAATTTTCATAAAGCAAATATAAAATAATTTTTTAATATATACAATATTATGAAGAATATAAAAAAGTTTAATGAGTTTGTAGATTTACAAAATGAGGGAGTTAAAGACTGGGTAGCTGGTGCTGGACTTTTAGCATCTACACTTTTGCCTAATAAAGCAACTGCCGGTGTTGAACCTGGTGATACTTTACATAAAGTTACTAAAAGTAAAAGTGAGATGGAACAATTGGTTAAATATAACCATTGGACTTTAGACTCAACAAAGGTTGATACTTTATATCAAATAATAAAAAAGAAAGCTCCTGAGACTAAAATCTATTCAGATACTATCACTTTTGGAGTTGATGGTGAATTATTTTTAACTGGTAAGTTTGAGTTGAATAGTACTGTTATTAGTGGTATAATGGATGATATAAATAGTATTGGTGAGAAGGGTGGTACTATAACAGACTTTCAAATTGAATCATCAACTGATAAAGAGCCAATTAAAATGGGTAATGATGTACTCGCTCAAAAAAGAGCTGATGTCATTAAAAATGAATTAATTAAGAATGGAGTAGATCCGAGTCTCATTTCTATTCAGACATTACCAGAACAAGGTCCTGATTTATATAAATCTGGTATGAATTCTGATGAAAGAGTTGAGGCTAGAAAAAAAACATCCGAGTTTAGATATGTTAAAGTAAGAATAGTTTATATTTTAAATGGTGATGTTGATTTACCTGCTGAATATGATACTATTATGAATAGTAAAAAGACTTATTATTTAAGTAAACCTGTTACGGTTGGTACTATAAAGCCAAGAAGGCTTAAAAATCATTTTAAAAAGACTACTGTTAGTTTACCGATTAAAAATACAAAAAGAAGTAATGGTAGAACTGATTGTCCAGACTGGGGTGGTAAAAAAGGATGGTGGAATAGTAAAAAACTTGGATACGAATAGTATCCAATTTATTTAAAGTTCATAGTTGATAATACTTCATACATTTTAATCATTTTACCATTAAAACCTTTTGTTTCTCTAAGTATTTTAGAAGAAGATCCTACAAATTTATATTTAGGTGATATTAAAATTTTATTATGTTTCTCTGAAGATTTCCAAGATTTTATAATTTCTATCGCTAAGATTGAATCTACATCTTTCTCATTTATATCAATTTTGACAACTACTCTATTAACAACTTCGGCTCGAATAAAATTTTCTGAGTGAAAAATTGTATTCTTCACTATCAACATTGAGTCTGTATTCTTTTCAGAAACATTAAAACAATCTTTAGTAAAAGAAACTGGTTGTAAATTTAAAGAAGTTCGGTAAGAGTTTAGTTCTTTCAACACTAAACTATCTAATCTGGTTTGTGAGTAAACTACCTGAGTTAACAACAACAATATGTATAAAATCTTTTTCATATATCAAATATAATAAAAAATTTTTAGTTTACAAATTATTTCCAAAATATTTGAATTCCTAATATCAGTGCTGATAAGAAAAGACAAACTCCTGTTTTTAATGTTATACCTTCCCCAAAAAGTATTATTGATAAAACTGAGAAGACTATTATTCCAATTGAAAAGCCTATTAATCTACTAGGCCATATTTGACCATCACCCCAAGCAACTAAATTTTTAACAGACATCATAAATACCCAAGAGATAGGTGCTCCCATCATTAGAACCCAAAATTTATGATCTTGTAAAAATTGATATTTTAAACTTCCTTGTATTTGAAAAAATATTAAAATTTGTGCTATCGTTCCCCAAAAAATCCCCCAAAATAAATTCATTAGTTATATATTAATTTTTAGTTTTTATTCTTTCAGCTGCTCTTTTATAAGCGTTTAATTCATTTTGTAAAGATTCTCTATCTTTATGATTTCTTGGTAGTTTATCTAATTGTTCTTGTCTTAACTTAATCTTTTCATTTAGTTTATCTAAACGAGGATTACCCGTAGTTGTTTCTTGTTTAGGTTGAGATCTTTTTTGTTCTTGATTATGTTCTCTTTTATAATCATTATACTTTTTGTCCCAATCATATTGGTTATATGTTCTATAATTGTTGTTGGATGGTCTTCTTTGTGAATTTCTAGCGATATCCAAGAATATATTTAATACTCTATGGTATTGTTGAGAATTTAATTTATAAATTCCAAGTGTACTACCAATTCGATCACTCAAAATGATAAAATTATTTAATGAACCTGAGGATAATTTAAGTCTATAACCATTTTCGAATTTATAATAAATTAGATCGCTAGTAATAATATTGATTTTATCACTATATGGATTAGCATTAAAGTCTTTAACTAATAAGTTGATTATCTTATTAGACTTTCTTTCGTCTTCATCTGATTTTTCTCTTTGACGGTTTTTATAATCTCTATAAGATTTATCAAAATCCTCATACGGATCACTGTTATATTCATAAGAATTGAAACTGTTTCTATACTTACTCTCCTTTTTATTACTCTCTTTTTCCTCAGGTTCACTTTCCAAATAATTGGTTATTAAAATAAACACTGATAATATTATAATAACAAAAATTATAAATTCCATAATAATATTTTTTTACAAAAATAAAAAAAGATTTTAATTTTTAATATATAAACTATGAGAAAAATTAAACTATTTAGTGAATTTTTAAAAGAGAGTTTAGAAATTCCGGTTGAGTATATTGACTTTGTTCAAATGTTGAAAGATCATGGTATTGATACAGATTTATATGGTACTGGTACTTATAAAACAATTGGACATCTTTGGCAAGAAATAAAAGAAGGTGAAACTGATTTAACTGATGAAAATGGTCAGTTGATGAGAAAAGTACAATTTGTCGGTGCTAGAATTCTTTATAAGAAAGATGGTGGTTGGTTAAGACTTTATGAAGAGAAACAACTATTCAAAGATGGTAGAGAAAGAAGAAGAACTCACATGCCTTATTCGGCAGCTGAAAAGTTTAAAGCTGGTGAAGATCCAAAAGAAGTAATCATCAGAGGTATGAAAGAAGAATTGGGTATTGATATAACTAAAGATCAATTTGCTTTTTATAATAAGAAAGAAATACAGAATGATGATGATTATCCTGGGATTATTTCGACTCATACTGGTTATGAATTCTTAGTTATATTAAATGATAGTCAATATATAGAAGAAGGTTACATAGAAAGACAAAAAGACAAAGATGTTTATTTTACTTGGAGACCAGTTGAGAAATCATTAAAAGAATCAAAATTATTTTTAGTATTAGAAAAATATAATAAATTATGAAAAAATTTTCCGAAATAAATGAAGCTAAATTCTTTTCAGCGGATCCAAGTATTATTAAAAAATACGCTGCTAGAATAATACCATTTTACATAACTGGTGAGTTAGTTTGTAAAGATACAAAGTTAATTGATGAGTGGTTAGAGATGAATAAAAATAATCAAAAACATCAAAATGAGAATATTGTTTGTGATTTGGAGATAATGGCAGTTAAAGCTGTTTTGGATTATAGTCCTTTAACTCAAAGTGGATATAGTGTTTTATTTAATGAAATAGATAATAAATGTCCTAAATTAGAAAGATTTATAAGAAATTTAGTAATCAACTTTAAAAAATAGTTTGGATTTTTTATATTAAGAAATTATTATTTCTGATATATACCTTTAAAAAAATCCAAACAAATGAAGTACAATCGACCTTAATAAGGTTTCACTTAACGACTTAAATCTTGTCGGTGGTAAAAACGCATCTCTTGGTGAGATGATTCAAAATCTAAAGACGTTGGGAATAAAAGTTCCTAATGGTTTCGCAATTACAACAGACGCATACCACGATTTTATCAAGTATAATAAACTTGATGAAAAAATAACTAATCTTGTTTCTGATATAGATGATAGTGATATCAACTTACTTAGAAAAACTGGATTAGAAGTAAGACAATTAAGTTCCTCTTTTTTTATTCTTCTACTTTTTCAATTATAGTCATTAAATTATATTCTCTTGAATCTCTTCTCGAATCTTCATATGAATCATATGTTTTGTCTTTGGTAGATGTATATATGAATGTTCTTTTTATAGATATTGCTTGTCTTTTCGTATCATACATACCTAACTCTAAAATTGGGTCTAAACCATTATCATAATAAACTCTCCACATAAAAACTTTTTTACTTTATACTATATATTTAAAGAAAATATTACTATATTTACATGTTAAATTAATATATAGATTATGATTAATTGGGATAATTATAAGATTGGTCAAGAACTAAATCTTAAAATAGTAGCCACTAATTCAGTAGCAAACTTAAAAGTTAAAATATCTGATTTTGAATGGGCACCTAATAGAACATTACATCTTTCTGATGTAGAAGTTATTGAATCTGATGTGGAAGATTATCACACAGGTGACTTGTTAAGACTACCGATGATAGTAAAAGATGAATGTTTTAAATTCTTAGTAGTAACGCACTATAAATCTTACAAAGAAGTAGTAAAAGAAGGATCAATTTGTTTAAACTAATCCTTTTTTAAAATTTTATTAAGTTTCCATTCTCTAAGTGCGGCTGGAACTTTTGAATAATAATTTTCATGTATAGAAAATGTTAGGTTTTCTTTACCATTCTTTATGGTTATAAAATAAACATCACCTATTCTATTTTCTCGTATAAGTTCATAATCAAAGAAGTTAATATAAACCTCTTCGATTTCTCCATAAACACTTATTCTAAACTTATCCATTTAAAATTTGTTCTAATTTAATATCTCTTTTGGTTGCTTCATCAGCAATCAGTTTAAGTTCTTTAATATCAACCCATTGACCATTCAAAAAATCAATTATACCATTTCTATTTGATTTATCTCTTACATAATTATCCGTACCTGATATATCTTCAACTTTGACTTTAGCTTTTGTATCAGAAACATTCAAAAGTGATACTTCATAATAAACAGTGAACGTATTACCTGATGAATTTTCTTTCAAATCTAAAATATGAAGACATTTATCACCAATTCCTAATTTATAAACATCTTTCTTAACTTTAGATTTCAACCTTTCTATTTCAACATTCTTACTCTTTACTTTAATTAAAAGTAAAATTGTTGATGATATTGTAAATATAAATCCTGTTATAGCAAATGCGAAACTCATAATTATTTTTTAGACATTAACTTAATATTATCGGTTGTTGCTTCCATCATTTCATGAATTGCTTGATGATAAGCAATAAACGCTTTATGAAACTTTAGATTGTTCTCCATAATTTTAGAGTTATTCTCCATCATTTCTGTCGCATTTTTAGTTAAATTGTTGAATAGATCAACTGGATTTGTGAACTTTTGATCATTAAAAGCTTTTTGCCACATATCCATCATTTCTTTAAATTGTTCCATCTTGTAGTATATTTTCTATTTTTTTATTTCTTATTTCATATAAAGGTTTAAAACGCCACATAGGGTAAATGTCATAAAAACTCATATCGTTTTTTATGACACTACCATGTTTAAAAGTATCAATTTGATCTAATGTGTATATCTTACCTATTGTTAGGTGACGTTCTACTCCTTTATTATCAATACACAATAGTTTCATTACTCTAAAACATCATTAATTCTTTCATTTCTGAAAGATTGTAAATCTATTTCAGTTTCAACATATTCATAGAAACTAATAGTAACCATACTTGCGTATTCATTAGACTCTTCTTCATTAGCACTTGGATGTAACATATAATCTACATCTTCACGCCATCTTGTTTGGATTTCACCATACTTCTCACGTAGTTTTCTATTGAATGCTAAAAATGTATCTTCATCAACACTTAAAACATCTTCCATGTCGTAGGCATAGTCTCGTAGAGAAACTTTTTTATATTCAGAAATATTAAGTTCCTTAACTTTATTTTTAGCACCTTCAAGGTCAAATGTAACTAATGATGGACTACCACCTTCTGAGTCAGAGTAAATCTCATCGTTGTACTCAAAACCCTTTTGTAAAATAACGTAACTTTTCATATTATTTGTTTAATTCAGTAATTAATAAGTCTGCGAAATGAACTGCGCTTTTAGATAACTCGGAAACATCAATTTCATTACTTGATATTAATAAACCATTTAATATCTCTAATGCCATCTTTTCTCGTTTAGTCATTTCTGATGCTGGTCTACTTCCCATTTGCTCAATTCGCAATTTGTTGTTTTCTTCAATTGTACTCATGTTATTTAAAATATTTAATAAGTTTAATGTCACAAATATAATAAAAAAGATCCATTTTTACAATGGATCTTTACCAAAAACAATTACATCAACTTTATTTTGAATTTTTGAAAGTGGTGGTAAAATAACTTTATCAACAACCCATCTCTCAATCATCATATTTGGATCTTTTCTAGCATTGTGCTTAAGTGGTAATTTATCAATCTTTTACCACCTTTTGACAAAGAAAAATAATAGTTTATATTTATACAAATATAATAAATTATTTTCTGTTCTGTTGTAAAAACTTTAAGTAATTTTCATTTCTTATGTTTTTCATTTTAACTATTAGTTTGTCCCACTCTAACATTAAAGATTCTGGTATCTCTATACCTTTCATCTCAAACTCTTTAAGTATTTCTTCTTTAGTGAAACTACATTCAACAATACCTTCAGTCCATTGTTTAACCCATAAACCCCAACCTTTTTTACCACTGATTACAGCTTTAAGTATATTAGGGTGTTTTGTTCTTGGATTTACAAACTTAAATCTACCGTTGTCATATTCTCTAAACGCAAACTTAGCTTCAGAACCGTTTTTGACGTAATCTACTTCGAAATTAGAACCACAAAAAGTTATTAAACCAGTTCTATAAATTTTGAAATAAAACTCAAACATTTTATTAAAATTATCTGAGTATTTTTTTAATTTTCTATCGTTTCTAGAACCTACCACTTCCAGTGATTTTTTTATTCTAGTTAGCTTATCGCCTCCAACTCTTTCATATAATTTATTTTATTTTTAGTGGAGAATACCGGAATCGAACCGGTCACCTCTTGTCTGCCAGACAAGCGCTCTAGCCAAATGAGCTAATTCCCCAATTAAGTAGAGAAATTTAGATGAGTGTGTTTTTACTATGCTATCCATTACACCACCACCGCATTATTTTTATTTGAGCGGTGACCAGGACTCGAACCTGGATCAGTCGTTTGAAATACGAAGTAACACTCGTTCTTTACTACTACTTTGAGCGAGAAATGAGATTCGAACTCACGACACTCTGGTTGGTAACCAGATACTCTACCACTGAGCTATTCTCGCAATTACAAAAGTTAAACTTTCAACTTTTGTTTTCTTTTTCTTTTGATCATCTTCATTATGAATTTGAATACATGATCATTTGCATCCTTTCTTAATTTTACCTTTGATGATTCGAAACTTCCCGTTAATACTTCTTTACTTTTTTTCATTTGTTTCATATTTTTATTTTTTGTGTGGAGCTAGGGGTGTACGATACCCCATCTCCGCATTGCAAGTGCGGTATGTTAGCCAGTTGTCACCATAGCCCCAAATTGAAGGAAGACTAACCTTCGTTGTAACTTAAAGTCTTTTTGAGCAGGTAGTGGGATTCGAACCCACGATGTGAACCTTATCTGACCGGATTGGAAATCCGGAGCCATCGACCAACTAGGCGACACCTGCATGTATTTCTCTATGACAATTAGAACAAACTAAAATACATTTATCTAATTCATTTTTTATTCTATCCCAAGAAAGATTATATTTCCCGGAGATTGTAAAATCTTTTTCACTCGGATTGGTATGATGAAAATCAAGTGCTTGAATACATTTATTATACCCACATAAAATACATTCACCACCTTTATACTCAACCGATTTTATTTTTAACATTGTTCTTCTTTTCAATCTATAAATTTTAGAATTTTTTTTAGCTGCATCACTATCAACCCTCTTAATATCAGCATGTTTAATTACTGTTGTTTCTGAAATTCCAAAATATATAGATGTTTCTTTTTTTGTGTGTGTTTTATAATATTCTTTTAATTGTAAAATTTCATCTTCATTTAACTCTTTATATTTTTTTAATCCAATATCACTTAGTCCATTTTCCTTACACCATTTTGATACTATTGATTTTGAACATTTTAATATTTCACTTATTTTATTTAAACTGAATCCATTTTTTCTCAATTCAATTATTTTACTTTCCAAACTCATATACTTTCCAATTCTTTCTTATATATATTAAAGTATATGGGTTCTCACCCAAAATGTCGATAGGGTGGGATTCGAACCCACGTTTTCAACTTCCCGCTACGGATATTCAATGTATAAGATTGAACCGGTACCTATCGTTTTAATTCTTTTCGTGAATCACTCGGTGGATTTTGATAGACCAGTAGACCACTTACTACCTGTTTCTTATTATAACTTTATAAATGTTTCACTCTTAATTGATTTACTAATCCATCTAGCTAATTCAGAACCTCTAATTTCAGCTTCAAATCTAGTTGTGCCTAAATCTTCTGATAAAATAACAGTTTCTACTTCATACATAGATAAACCACTTTCATCATTAAATGTTGGTCCTTCTTGTGTTGTTGATATTGGGAATTGGTATAACTCACCAAATACTTCAACATTGTAATATAAATTACCAGCGATATAGTGACTGAATCTTGCCATTGTTTTAGACTTCATTAAGTCTTTTTTTACTTCTACTTCATTAAACATAATCATTTATTTTTTATTTGTTGGAAGGGAGGGATTCGAACCCCCGTACCCGTTAGGGAGCGGATTTACAGTCCGCCGCATTTAACCACTCTGCCACCTTCCAGTTTTTATTTCATTTTATTTTTTTAATCTTCCCAATTCCCATCCTTCAGGGATTATCTCATTTTTTTTTATTTTTTTATTCTCATACCCATTTGTTATCCAACAAGTTCCAAATTGAGAATTATTCTCACCTTTTTGAATTTCACTCAACTTTTCACTTATCTTAATTTTAGATTCTTGTGAATGTTTTTTACCACTGAAACCTTTACTATTTAAATTATTTTTATTACCTTTTAGTTTATTTGATATTTTTTTTATCCAATTATCTTTAAAATCAATATCTTTCCTTTTTTCATTTAGTCTATCATTACCAGCTTTAGAACATTTCATTTGATGTTCCTCATCTTTAAATCCACCACTACCACCAACTCTCAAATTCATACAAAGAGTTTCATTTATTAGATTTGATGTAATAAGATCAATTTCCGCTTTTATCAGTTCATCTCTATTATCATAAAATTCCAATATTTCAATTTTAAAATTCTCTTTACCATACTTTCTTATTGAGTATCTTAATTTTTTACCAGATCCCAAATATCCATCGTTTAAATTATTTGTACTGTGCATACCATAATAATAATTATGATTTATCAAATTTGTCGTTTTATACAAATAGTGATAACATTTAATTTTTCTTGGCATTTTTAAATTTTATTTTTATTTATATATTAAATATAATAGTACAAAAATGTCTAAAGTGGGAGACGTGAGACTCGAACTCACCTGCTAGGATTTTACAGATCCGGCCGTCACCATAACCCCTCCCAAGTATAAACTAAAAAACCCAACTGATTTTGTCAGTTGGGTTTCATAATATTTTTTTATTAAAATATATTATAATACACTTTTACTGACAATAGGTAATCTATACCCCGCCTCATAAGCCTCGTAGCCTCTCGCTTCTATTGATATGTTAACTATTGTTCTCATTGTATATTTTTTTAATTGTTTTTATTTTACTCTACAAAGATACGGAAGTTTTTTAAAACACCAAATCTTTTTATATTTTTTTTAGTAGCGGGAGCTGGATTCGAACCAACGACCTCAAGGTTATGAGCCTTGCGAGCTACCAGACTGCTCTATCCCGCGATGTAAGTATATATATTAAAAAGTTTTTCTTCCTTTTTAATTTTTATGATATTTTTTTGAAAAAGTTTAAAAAAACTTTATATTTTTTTATAAATATATACAATATGGATGATTTAGTAAGAAAAATTGGAGTTGAAAAGATAAAAGTTTTTGAAAAAGACCTTGATTACTTTATTGATTATTATAAAGATAAAGCTTTATCACAAGGATATAAAGGTGATTTAAAATTTAAAAAAGAGGGTCCAAATATTATTATATTTGTTAAACTTATTTATGAGGATAATAATTCTTCTGAATATAAATAGTTTCACCTAATCTATATTTATTCACACTAAAAACAAATGTATCACCACAATCTGTTACTATTGTATATTTAGGTTTTACATCTAAAGTAGATCCGACTTCTTCTTCAATTTGAGTTACTACACATTCTTTAAACTCAACTTTTGGTTTATTTGAATGATAACAACCACTTATAATTAAAGTTAATATAAATAATAAATGTTTCATAATTTATATATTTAAATTTAAAAATCTATTAAATCTTTCTTTCGCTGTTAATCCTATTAATTTATTATCACTTTTCATATTTCTACTTTCCCAAATATGAACTGCCATCTCAGGTGAATTCTCATCAATTTTTGGATTTGTTGATATATTATCTGAATCATAGTATGGATATAAATATCCAAATTTCATACCTATGTCTAAAAGATGCCAGAATAAAAAGTAGTATGGTTCTTTATCTTCTATAAAAGAATAAGGTCCAATAATTTTATGTGGATATTTAAAATTATCCTTGTACTCCTTTTTACATTTTATATCAGCAGTAACATTCCATCCAACTAATCCTTGTTTTAGTTTTAACTTATATCTAAGATTAGACATATTGTATTTAATCTTATTTAAATTATCGACTTTTCCAAATAATAAGAATGGATTTATTATTATTGGATTTGTGTTTCTAAGAGGATGATATCCATCTGGACAACCTATATAATCATAATTATCAAGAAGTGATAAAGTTTTTATTATTTCTTCTTTATTTGTTAAAAAACAATCTTCGTCTAATAGAATGAAATATTTTTCGTTTCTATCTTTTATCTCATTTATCCAATAAAACATAGAGTTTGGCCATTTTTGTATATCTCTCCCATCAATTAATATATGTTCAGATTCAGGAAACATATTTTTTATTATATTTCTTTGAACCTCTAAACACTCACTAAATAGTGTAGTAGTAACAAAAACTATATCTCTATCTTCCATATCTTTTTTATTTTTTTTCTTCTCTTCATTTGTAAAAAGTTAAGCTTCATAGTAAAACTATTTGGATATAATGAAGCGAAGTCAAAATTTATCATTTTCCATTTATCTTCCATATATCTTTTTAATTTTAATTTTACGATCGTGTGCTTTCATTAAAGATTTACTTGCCTTTAACCATCTTTCTATATAATCTTGATCACCAGACTCAAGATCAATATTAAAGTATTTTCCTGAATTACCATATGATGGTAACACTCTTATGCTATTATATAAGTTTGGATCAAATGTTTTCATATTTTTGGTGTTAATTTTCTAAAGTCTGTTAGTACGTTATTATGTAATTGCTTAAATTCATTTTCTAATTCTTCCCAAGTCCAAATTTTACTCTTTATCTTATCCCAAATAAAGTTAGCACAAGTAAAATCATTTATTTTACCAGTTTCAACTATTTGTGAAGAAAACATTGGTATTCTTAAAGAGTGATATAAAGATTTAACACCAATGTTGTATTCATCAGCAACTGTTAACTTCTTTTTACACTTTACCCAACTATTTGAACTAACATGAGAAGTAGCGTGTCTTAATTTTTTTAAATCTAATTTTAGATCAAACTTCATATCTTCTTTCAACTTGGCCCAATCTGGAGCAAAATAACATTCTAAGTTTTTTGGCATATGCCAGTCTAAGTCGGCTTTAAACTTATCAGGAGTGTAAATATGAATGTTATATAAATCAGTTTTAATTTCAATTGATTCAACTGAGTTCTTACCAACAATAACAACATCCCAATCAGAATTATCTGAATGAGTGCCGTAAATTCTACTACCAAATATTATCACATTTAATATTCGAGATTGATGTAAACCAGAAGCTTCTATAATATCATTCAAAATTTTATTCTCATCCATATAACAAATATATTAAAAATATTTAATATATATTATTTTGGCTTTAGATTTTTTATATATAATAACATGAAATATACAATTAATGATACTAAATTTTTCCCAAAAACAAATGGGGTATATAAAATATCTTTCACCAACTCAATTAATGGAAAAGTTTATATAGGGAGTGCTTCTGGTGGATATGGATTTTATACTAGATGGAAATCACATATTTCAAGTTTAAAAAATAAAAAATCAGGAAATACAATATTGCAACTAGCAACAAATAAATATGATTTAAGTAATATTATATTTGAAGTTTTGGAATTTTGTGAAAAGGATGATTGTCTAAATAGAGAACAGTTCTATATAGATAAATATAACTCTTATAATTATGGGTATAATGGAAGACCAAAATCATCAAATAATGGTTGCTTACCAATGAAAAAAGTAACAAAAGATAAAATATCAGATAAATGGAAAATAAAACGAGATTTTTATGTGGGTGAAGTTAGAAGATTGTATATTAATGAGAATAAAAATACTAGGGAAATATCAGATATTTTGAATATAAGTAGAACTTTTATTCAAAAAATATTCAAAGAGAATGAAATAGAACCTAGAAAAAATTTTGGTCTCCAAAAGGTAAGATTTTACCAATATAAAGACGGAATTTTAATAAAAGAATGGGATTCGATAAATGATTGTGTGATTAGAAATTCATTCAATTCTAATGGTATTAGAATTGTTTTAAATGGTCAATGTTTTTTTTACAAAAACTTTCATTTTAATTATTTAAAACTAGATGTAGATGAGATAAATAAATTAGAAAATGAATTTAAAATTAAATCAAAATGTAGAAAATATTATTATATTAACTAGTCATTCCCATCTAATAATTTATTTAATTTAATATCTCTCATAATACTTGGATCTAAACTTTCTAAAATACCTTCTACACAATCTTGACAGATTATCATAACATGATTCTCCAATGTTCTTATACTAGCACATCTTACATTGTAAGAATCACAACCATCGCATATTTTGTTTTCTTCAACAAACATTAGTGATGCCTTTTCAACTCTGGGTCTATCAATAAACTTATCTAAGTGTATTTTTCTCATTAGTCTAATAAATTATTTAACTTCAACTCTCTTATAATTCTTAAATCAAAAATTAAGGTCTCATAAGTTGAATATTTATAAGTTTTACCACCATCATAAGAATAAGTATCATACTCTTTGTTATATTTAACAAGTGTATAGTCTAATGGTTTCAATAACTTAAGCTTATAAAAACTACCATCACCTGGTATGTATATTACTTGAAAAGCATAGACACCATTATTTACTCTTCCTTCAATGTCATCTAATATTTCATCGCTATATACTATACTACCCTTGATGAAAAAATTAGTAATTGTATCTCTTATGTAACTTTTTAGTGTCATTTTATTTTATTTTATTTTACAAAGATAAAAAAACCTCAGATAAATCCGAGGTTTTTTTATTAATTTAATTTTTCAAAAAAATCATCATCAGTATCAT